CATAAATATTTTTTCTCATATCTCTCATCACATAAACCTCTTTCTCATATCTCTCATCACATAAATATTTTTTCTCATATCTCTCATCACATAAACCTCTTTCTCATATCTCTCCTATCACATAAACATTTCACCATTCCTCTCCCTCATCACATAAAAATATGGGGAACCTATCCAAAGTTCCCCATACTTATTTTACGACCAGTAATTATTTACTTTCCCATATTAGTTTATCTTCGGCTATTCCGATCTTTACTTCCTCGCACTTTCTTCCTATCCATCCATTGAGATACGAGAATGGTTCTGAGTTTTTTACTTCTTCTCCTAAGAAATTAAAAGCTTCAGTAGAAACATGGGATGCTTCATGGCAAACTGTTTCAAAATCAATTATTTTCTTATTAATAAACCATATCAAAAATCCCGTATTAGGATTTAATTTACACCCTCCGTATGGAACGGATACAGTTACAGCCTTGCTATTATATACGTAACTAAAATCGTTATTGAAACATTCTACCATGCCAGATACGTCTTTTCCTACGTATATCCACAGATTAAAAGGATAGACTTCCGGATAGAACTGATATAATTCACACTTCATTTCGATAAAAGTTTTTTACTTTCAAGGAAGTCCTTAAACTGGTCACTTGATACGTCTATAACGAATCCAGCAGCACCAGCATGTCCTCCACCACCAAATCTCTTACTTACCTCACAGCAATCTACGCCGTCTTCCACGCATTCATAAAGAGAGAACCGGACTTTACCACCTGGCATAATACAAAATGGCATCAGGGCTTTAATTTTTCTACCATCTAACCAGTCAGGTGTAAGAGAATCAAATACTTTGGAACTAAATTCTGTAGTATTCATCGCCACGACCTTAACCTCGTCTACGTAAGCTTCGAACGAGCACGCACTTACCTCTTGTTCGTTTTTGCCGGCCATGTAGTTAATTATAGCACGTCCTTCTTTAGCGAGATCATAGAAAATTAAATCCACCTCATTGTCCTTCATATTTTCTTTAAAATGGTCATACAAATACGACAATGCTATTAACACATTGAGTCTTATTTTTGATCTCAAGGCATACTGGACGGCTACTACCGTATCCCAGCCTAAACCGGATTCTTTATTCCACACATCGTAGTCTGATAAGCACCTGACTATCGCCGGCACCTTCCCCATCAGCAGGTCCGAGGCCAGTGCGCACGCACCGGTACCGACTCTCCTCAACCCTGGAACTACGAACCCCCATGTCTTACTATCTTCGATAATTCCCTTGTGATGATCTATCCACATCAGGCTCTTTCCTTCATCAAGCCATTTCTTGAAAATCGTTTTAGAATCGGCTCCGAAAGACACGTCAAGAACGTAAACAACCCCACATTCATCTACTTTATCAATAACTTTCTTTACATCATCTTCATACGAATACGGGATATAAATAACATCCTTGTTTTTACTGTTTTCGTACATGGTTGCGATGGCTGCCGACACAACGCCATCTAAATCCGATTTATGATAAACTATCGCCGTTTTATTCACCTTCATAATATTGCACATAACTACCTAAAATTATTTACCAACAAACGTGATAACGTCCATATAGTCAATACCGGCATTCTCAGCACATACCTTATCCGAATCAGAGAACTGCCCTGGCAGACCACTGGCGTCTCCGACCATCAACGAACATCCCTTAAGTTGACTAAAGTTCATACCACGCATTACCGTGTCTTTACACTTCATAAGAATATCATCAATCATGCCCGTGTTAGGCTTCCTCATCGGATTTTGTTCGTCATTTGAATAACACAACCTTTTTTCATATAGGACGCCTCTTATGCCACGTTTTACCGCCAGATCATGTACGGACCTCAGTACGTATTCTATCTTAGCTTCAATATCAGCTCCAGAAACAAACCCAGCTTCTACTCCTCCTTGATTGCTTACGATAGCAAACACCTTAACGCCGTTCTCCTGCATGAGGTCAAGAGCCTTATTCACCACATCCATCTTAATCCTCATATCTGTCAAGTCTGTAGCGAACGTATTCCCAGAAGCGGTTTCTATAAGCGTCCCGTCAAAATCGAATAGCAGTATTCTTTTGTTTTTAATATCCAAATCGTTCATCATTTTTCACTCCTACTCTTTTTTATTACCCTAAGCTGAAGACGGAATAGATTACTGTCTTCTTTTATAATATCATACACAGCATAAGAATTTTCTCCTATATCCCATCCAAGATAATCGAGCAGGTCTTTTAAGTAAACTCTCTTGTATTTTACACCAAGGTTATTTACCTTAAACGATCTCTCGTCTTCAACATCAGAAGCAGCCAGATAAAAGACCGTATTTTCAACTCCTTCAAATATCTTCCCTTCTTCTAAGCCGATAACAACCGCATCCGTTACCCCCATCCAATTCAAATTATCGACAGAGATAGTCATTATCTTACTTTTGCTGATTGACAACTTCCGGATCTTGCTTTCTTTAGTTTTAGATCCTAAAAAATCCTTACTGTTAAAAAAATCTACTTTCATGGTTATAATGTTTTATATTGATGTTGCAAATATACATAATAAATAATCAACAAAGAAATAAATAGGATTAAAACATGATAAAAAAAACCATAGCACTACGTATTTAATAAAAAATAAATCAATGACGTAAGAGAATAAAAATAATCATATATTTGTCGGTATCTTAATCAATTAAAAATAAATGTCATGGCAGAAATGAAAATAGGTTTTGTAACCTTCAATCCGGGATCAGGTGATGGTGATCAGGCGGTTACCGTATCAGGTGAAAAATACGAAGGTCGTGTACAACGCACGCAACAAGTAGAATTTGGTGCCGAATCAGGGGATGTTAAGAAAAGTGCTACCATCAACCAATCTCCGGTAGCTGAGTTCGTAAAAATAGATCCTACTGCATCTGTAGGGAAAGAAGGTGGTACTGTAACAATCAACGGTACAAGTAACTCAACTAAATTAACGTTCTCCTTAACTCCGGACGAAACTCATCCTCTGACGTTGGAAATACCTACCTCCTATCAGGCGGCAGGTAAGGCTACCAACAACGGCGCTGTTATCGCCGACGACCCTGGTGCAACAGGAGCCTTTGCTTTCAGTATCGTATTCTCCGATATTGCTGCGAACACTGATGTAAACGATCTGGTAAATACTCTTAAGGTGACGGCCGCCGGAGGTCAGACGGCTAATACGGTTATTACCCAGACAGCAGGTGATCCGTTCTTGGAAATAGACAAGGAGGTAATTAACTTGGATGCAAACGGTACTCCTCAGACTATCAACGTTAATGCAAACATCAGGTGGACTATCACTCAAGCTGTTTCTAAGTTGGTAAGGAAAGTAATGAAATAACAATTACTTACAGAAAAAGAAAAGGGGCGTCTATTTGGCGTCCCTTTTTTCTATGCATTGTATGTAGTATTTATCTTTTTGCCTACTGACAAAAATCTTTTTTAAAATCATCTGTTTTATGATATGGACTCTTTTCCCGTCATCTAATTCCCTCCATATTTCATTAAAGATCAAATCTATTAATTCCATGACCTTCTTATCAGAGACAAGATTCTTTCTACCGGGGCTGACCCATCCATCATCAGTCATCTTACTGGCTATTTTATTAGCTATCCTGCTTAATTCACGTGGGGTGCTCATTTTAATACGTTTTTAAATATTCTACCTTTTTCACACTGAAGTATGCAGTCTCTCATGGGATGATCTTGTTCATGATCGTCACACATCGGAAATTCTTTTCCATAGGGAAAAGCGATGTGCGGGCACTGCGCCCTGAACGCATCCCAGGCCGACTTCCTCACAGCCTCAGCCCCGGCACGCACGCCCTTCTCTCTTTCCTTGGCTGGGTCAGCATACACGTTTGAAATAGCTCTTTTCTTCCAAGTAAGCATATTGTAGTAAAACTTATCCACCAGTTTCCTACCCACTACATCAAACTTCTGTCTATGAATTAAAGGTGCTACCTTAACGACGTTCTTCCTATTTTTACTGACATCGACATAAATCAGCCCGGCATAAGACGGAACTTCACTTACGTCAATCATATTAGGCGGACAGGCGTAGTAGAAATAGTTTGGAGGATAGCTTATGACACCACCTACTTTAATAATGCCGTCTTTAAGAACCTTATGTTTTTTATCCTTTTTGAAGTCGTTAAAGAAATCTTGTTTAGACATCTTGACCTCTACTTCATAAGCGTACAATGATCTTGTTATGGCCAGGAAGTCAGATTCCCAATCATATATATGAAGATTGTTAATAACATACATCGGATTACTTAGCAGATCCCTATTAAGGATCTTAAGCATTTGTTGCTCTGGGTAGTTCATTATCTTACTTTTTTAGAGGCTTGTGGCGGAATCGAACCGCCCTACGAGATTTTGCAGATCCCTGACTAAACCACTCATCCAACAAGCCATGTAGCCCAACCGGGAGTCGAACCCGGAACTAAAGTTTAGGAAACTTTTGTTATATCCGTTTAACTACCAGGCTATTTAATGTTTGCTATGTTCATACACCGCAAACGCCGAGATAATTAACATTTCCACAAAAACTTAATCGTTATCCAAGGAGGATTCGAACCTCCGATAACAGAACCAAAATCTGTTGTGTTACCACTACACCATTGGACAGTGGTCCCGGAGGGATTTGAACCCACGATCTTGCGGTTATGAGCCGCCTGCTTTCACCACTAAGCTACAGGACCTTAAAAATATGCAGGAGCCTTCACAGACGCCTGCATATAACAGCTAAATATTAACCAATAATTATCCTAAAAACTCTCTCAACGCAAAGTTAAGTACTAACCCATAATATGGCAAACATTAAAATATAAAAAGGATTAAAATACCTACTTCTTTTTTTTCTTCTTCTTTTTAGTGTCTTTTACTCGTTCAGCTTCGTTTTCGGGCTCCACAATGTCACCGGCTTCTTCCTGAATCACATCCGTCTCAGGAACAACATCAGACTTCTCTGACTCAGCCACATCCTTATCTGACTCCTCATCTTTATCCAATTCCGGCTCAGCGACATCGTTTTTGTCTTTACCGATTATACCTATCTGGTAGCCTCTTAATTCTACTTGCATTAATTTCAGCTTCGATTCTAACTCTTGTATTGTTTTGGACCCAACAGAAACCTCGTTTTCCAAATCTCCGATTCTGATCCTGGCTTCAATCAACGCATTTGATTTCTTTTTTAATTCATATGATATACTGTTTTTCTTTTCTTCCAAGTTACTGATTTTGTAATTAGCCTCATCAAGATCAGACTTAGCTTTGTCAAGATCAGCCTTGACCGAATCAAGTTCTTCCGTTTTCTTCTTGACGCTTTTTATCAGCTTTTTCTGATTTTCCTTCAAGGCGTCAATCTTTTCCTTAGACTCAGAAAGATCTTTGCCAATAGATAAAATCTCTTTATCCTTTGAAGCTATATCTGACTTAAGTTCGGAAAGCCTTTCCTTGTAAAAATCAGCCTTATCCTGCATTTCCTCAATTTCTTTTGCAAGATTTTCGGATTTAATAGCTTTCTCCCTGTACATTGACAGCTTGCTGTCTGTGATGAATGTAAAACCTAACATGCTCATTTTAAAAATATTTAAACATTACTTAACTCCAGAACTACCAAGACCTTTTTCTCCACGTTCATTTCCGTCTTCTACCTCAATATCTGTCACCTCTTCCAATACCATTTTGTATTGTGGAACTATTTCCATCTGAGCTATTCGATCGTTTTTATGGATTACGGTCGGTTTTTTATTGATTTTAGTAAGATTAACCATATACTCTCCTTTGTAGGTAAATTCGCATTTACCAGGTGCGTTAGTAACTACCACTCCCTCGTCAAAAGAGAATCCTGATCTTCCTTCTACATTCGCACACCATCCTTCTGGGATATTCAACTTGAAGCCGGTTCCGATTCTAACAGAATAGCCTTGATATAAGGTAATTGATTCAAAATCGGAAGGAACATCTATTTCCACTCCCATATCATTCACCATCTTCACCACTCTATATGCACGAATATCACAACATGCATCGCCATCATATTTGTATTCAGGTACCACGACATCAGGATAAAGTTTCTTAATACCTACCTGCACAGTCTTCTGATAACCTGGAGTCAAATAAGATTCAGGTATTTTATTAACGACCTTATCTTCTTTTTTATGTTTGTTGTTCTTTTCAGAAACAGTATCCTTCTTGCTATCTTCTTTTTCAGAAAGAAGTCTTTCAATATCTTCTAACTTGTCCATGATCATATTTTTATAGTACAATAAACAATACCTTCTTTTTTTATATCCTTCGTTGATTCATAGCACTCACGAAAAGTACTTATGTCTGCATCATTAGGATCATCGACCCACTCATCTCCTTGCTTATATTTTTCTCTGGTTTCTGAGTAGATCATACATAATTTATCCCCATGCTTCGCCATAATCCTTTCTTCTGTCACTTTCCTACGAAGTTTAATAAGGGGAAATCTTGTAACTATTTCTACTATCATTCTACACAATCTTTAAAAGCCCAAGAGATGTTATTCTCCTGGGCTGATGTTTATATTAAAATGGAAGGTCTTCTTCTTCCATAGGAGGGAAGTTCGGCATCTGTGCTTGCGGCTGTGGCTGCGTCTGATGCTGAGGCTTGGTGCTCCTTGTAGTAGGTGCCTGGGCAGGTGCAGCAGGCTGAGCCGGTGCCTGATACTGTGCTGGCTGTTGAGCAGGCTGTTGATAATTCTGATACGGAATAGCACTCGGAACAGACTGAGGTTGTTGAACCTGTTGAGGCGCGGCCGGCTGCTGGGTATAAGTCTGAGGAGCTACTGGCTCTTGCTGAGTATTTCCTCCTAAACCTAATTTAGCCATTATACCGGCTCTGATGTCTTTAATAGAAGCATTGAACCTGTTTGAATATTCAGTAATCTTCTGATAAGTAAAGTTGTTTTGAGCTGAATAATCGAGGCTTTTCTTGCCATCAAATCCTGTAACTTCAACAGGGTCAGGCCAACCATTTACGCCTTTTTTATAAAAACGTTCAACAAGCTGATCTTCTTCTCCGTCTACTCCGGCATATGCGATAATAAGTTCCGAAGATCCAAACTCGTCATCTTTCTTCTTCTTAAAGACATTGAAATAAATTTCACGACTGAAATCGATGTTTTCGTAGTATTTTACGAAGCTCTTAACAAAGCCCTTGATATTTCCTTTTTGATTGACGAGAGGTATGGAAATACAATAGTTTTCATTAAGTTCGTAATCTTTTAATACGATAAGGAAATTAGTAACAGTATTTCCATTAGAGAAAGAGCTTGACTTTAACCCGATGTAGTTAATGTATCCAACTACTCCATTATAATACTCTTTCCAATATCCCGCCGGCTGACCGCTATTAGGATTTATGTGCTGAACAAAACCTTCTTTTGGTTCGTTACTTTTTTCATACAAGTTACCATCTGAATTAATATACAAATAATAAGTTGTACCAAAACTTCTGTTTTCTCTAAAAGCCATATTATTAATTGTTTATAGATTATACAATGTTTGATTTAATACGTATGTTGATTCGTATTTAGGATTGAACATCTTTATCATCTTATACTGATCAGACCAATCCATGACAGTATCTCCTTTTATAAGTGATTTTACGGAAGACAGTATATTTTCCTTACCGATAGAAAAATTAAAACACGGACCTTCGAGCGCATTCAAAGGCATTGATTCCATTATCTTTTTTCTATTTCCAAAATCCTCAGACATTACCGTTATGCCGTTTTCTTCATCTACCTTGACATTAACAACATTATCCACCAAAGTCATGGAATTAAGAACCGATATAAGTAAATCCCGGTCAAACTTAACTCTCGACGATTTTTCGAATTTGCTACATACGTATTCGTAGTTAGGATACTGTTGTTCTACGTTCATATCCGATATAATTACATTATCAAAGCATAAGAACGTCCTAACTCCATCTGTATAAATACTGATCTCCGTATCTTTATCAGATAGAAAGCGGTACAAGATAGAAGCCGCAACCTCGCTTAACATAATCGACCTTTCTTCTACTGCATTAGCATACTCTTTCCTGTTTATAAACAGACGGAACATATCAGTAGAAACAATGTCAATATAGTCCTTCTTCACATTAAGAAGAATCGAGCATATAGCCGGTCTAAATTCATCCGATCCAACAAACGCAAAAGATCTTTTCATAGACTGAATGAAAGACGAACTCATAACACGAATACCATCACCTACAGGATAAAAGAAATCAGGGAAAGCCTTATCCTCAATCCAAGTAGAAGAAAAAGATCCTCTATCGTATTTAAAAACGATACTGTAATCGTTTTTAATCTCTATCTCTATATCCTGGTTATGATTTTTAAAAAACGAAATAAGAGTCCCGGCATCTACTAAAAGAGAAAACTTATGGTCACAAGAAATATCAGTATTCACATCGAAAATATCATCCGTATATGTTATACGTTCGTTCATGGCTTGTATCCGGATATGATCAAAATATAAAGTAATTTTTATATTCGATGTGACACAATCCTTTAGAACCTTATCAAACATCTTTGAAATGTTTGAAAGTTTCTCATTCATTAGTATGCCAGGAACTCTTACTTTCATTTTTTAAAACTTACGATTATGACTATCTAACACTGCAAATGTATTATTTTAAAATCTAATTACGAATTAATTGGATTTAAAATGATTTAAAATAGATTAAATACTTCTTCTTGCTGCTTCTGCTATAAGCATCGCGTCAACTATACCGTCATGGGCCGTCTTACATCTTTCGTTTTTAACGAACGTATCTGTCGGCCACAGCCTTTTAGCGCAAGCTAATGACGTTTTCTTAGTATTTACCTTACTGGCTTCCATAACCTTATCAGAATGCGTCCAAACTAATTTCTGCCATGTTTTAGGAGCTATGAAATTAACGGAACAACTTATGTCCGTAAATGCCATGCAGAGGGAGAGGAACAGCCCATGCAGTTGACCTTTGTTCTCCATGAGAGAGGCTGTAGAGGACGTGCTGACCCCGTATAGGGCGTGGACGTCCTCTATGACGAACACTACCCTATCAGGATTGTTTTCTACAATCGTATCCCGACAAAAAACATATTCTTTAGTCAAGTCTACCGGCCCTGAAGCTGATATTCTCGGAGTGGATATTCTTGATATTAGTTTGCTGTCTTGATCGATGCAGGCTATAGCTCCGTCTTTTCCAGGATCTGCTGCTATATATAATACCATAATATATCAATTTAGATTCATGTCGATTTTACCAATGCTATCGTCATTTTCAAAGCCTCCATTGTCTGTAAGTTTGTAATCAATAGCCACAGCACCATTACTAAGAATGTAAAATCCTTTAAACATCTTTCCTATTTCAATAGGATACACAACATTTACGTCCCTTCCAATATCCTCAAACGGCATAGCGATATCTTCTGTTTCAGCTTCTTTTTGTTTTGCTAATACCCCAACAGGTATATTTTCACCTTTTATAGATGCGTATGTAACCATATACAGAACATCATTATTAACAAACGCCCTATCACTACTTACCTTATCCAAGCTAACATATATAATATGTTTTATAAAACTATTGATATCCCCACATATGTTAATAGCTTCTACTTCTTTAGGAATAACGACTTCCACTTCTTCTGGTTTTATATTTTTCTTTTTCATTGCATTAACCTTTTTGTATTTTGTTTTACTTCTTCAACAAGATCCTGATCTTTCATCATCTCTTGCTTAAGTTTCTCATTCTCCTTAATTCTTTTCACCCTATCGGCAAGAATCTTCTTATATTTCTTATCCGATATTTTAATAAACCAAGGACAGTTCCTTGATGGAATCCTTTTACATGGGTAATCAGTGAGACCGTTCGGTCCAAACTGCTCGCATCGGTTACATTTGTCTTCTCCTGTCATTACATCATATTTTAGGGAAACATTCTTCCAGCTCTCTATAAGAGCACTCTACTACAACAGAATCTCCTTTAGGGAGAAATACTAAAATAGAATCGATAGAAAAAACACTATCTACTTTCCTTACAAGTTGGCCATGTTTGTAAGAAGACATGACCAACCTAATTCCATACGTATCAGAATAAGAGCCTTTCCTACATGGAATTATGTTTTCAACAACATAATCAAAGCCTCCGATATTAACTTCATCTCCGGCATTGATTTCCATGATAGGAACCATCTTGACCCTTCTATCTATGCTTATTTTCATTTTGCTACTTCGAATTTGATTTGCTCCTTCGGTTCATAATTCCATACCTCAAAATCATCAGCTACAAAATCATAAAACCCTTTCCCTTCCATACGAGACGAGATAGTAACCTGTGGAACCGGGCCGAATAGAGATCGACGAAGGAGCTCATTTGCCTGTTCTTCGTGACGGTCATACACATGCATATCTTGTATAAAATGAGTGAAAACTGCGGGCCTTAACCCAGCATCGTGAGCGAACATCATCATCAACGCCGCATATTGAGCTACATTCCAGTAAGAAGCTGTAATCATATCCTGGCTGCGCTGATAAAGCGTCATATACAACTCATCTCCTTTAACAGATAAATTGATCTGAAACGCACATTCTTGAAGAGGTTTTAGTCCATTGGTTTCAGGATCGAACATGGATGCTACTATTCTTCTTGACGAACGATCATTCTTGAGTGACCAAAGAATGAAGTCTGTTTGGTTAAGAAAACCATAAAGACCATCATGGATATCTGTCATACCATCTGGAGATTTTCCGGTTCCCATATAAACATGTCTGTTCACCATATCTCCATAACATCCTTCGATCTTTCCATTATCATCAGCCCACTGATCCCATATATGAAGACCAAGATCTTTGATATCTACCGATCTTTTTTGCCAAATCCACAATATTTCTTTTATGGAGTTTTTAAGATTAGTAGGTCTAAGTGAACCAAGAGGAAATTCCCGACGAAGATCGTACTGGTTACATACTTGCAGGATACGCTTCACCTTGACGCCTGTCCCGTCACCGTAGACCGGACGCTTTACCTCTTCCCACGGCTGGCTCATTATAAGAGCCAAATTGTCTTGAAATATTTTATCTACTCTTGCCATATTCTTATTAGGTACTTATATACTATAGTATCACCATCTCAAGGTTATGCCAACAAACAAGAATCATTAAAAATTCTAAGAGGAATGGTTATAAAGACGATTAATTTCTTCTTGTTCTAAACACGGACCACCTACAACTTTCTCTGTTGCTTTTCTTTGTCTAACAAAATCTTCAGCTTCGGAAAAAGTTGTAGCATAAATATATCCACCATACTTTTCTCCATTTATATCAAATTCTGTCACAAACTTCTTTTGTTTTTCTTCTTTTGTTTTCATAACTGTAATTTTTAAAAGTGAATAATTTATTGATTTATAAAAAATAAAGCGGTGATAAACTAAGTTATCTTAACCAACCACCATCCAGTCATCAGCCAACATATCTGATTGCGAAGCTAACCATCCGTTTACGATATTATCGTTAGCATCTTTCATGCACAGATAAGCGCAAAATTTAATCATGTTGGTTTCAGTTACGTCATAATAATCGTTTACGTATTTTTTAAACGAATCCGGCAATGACTTTACTTTATTAACTATCATATCAGTAGACAACCAATCTTCCTGGCGCTGGAATACGAACATACCTTTACCATTCCATCCGGCACGTGCAATCAACGCACCTTTTTTTACTTCTTCTAAAGCTTCTCCAAATTTCATAACTATATTTTTTATAAATTAAACTCTGCAAAATCTATTTCAGATCCGGTTGACAAATTAATCATTGACTTTTCAAGATCTTCCATTGGAACCGGTTTCACAATACTTCCATTACCAAGAGTCCTTTTATAGAAGTTTATCACCACCTGATCGCTGGTTTTTACCGTCTTAGGAATAGGTTGACGAAGATATAATCCATCAAGAGACTTTACTCTTGAAAGAGCCGTATATAGCTGTCCTGTTTCAAAAGAATTAGATACATCCATCATAGCCGCATCCAATGTCAGGCCTTGGGCTTTATGGATCGTGATAGAATAACCTATTTTTATAGGATACTGAATAATAGCTCCTACTACTTCAGATTCTATCTTATATCCGTTTCTTACATATTTTACTTTCTCAAACGAACATGGTGTTATAACAACCTTAGTATGCTCATCATCTTTTGGTTTATCAAGGACTACTTCAATCTCCCCCTTTTTTATAGATAATACAGTACCAAGAGAGCCATTGAAGTACTCTCCTCCGTTTCTTGTTATCATAACTCTTGATCCTTCTTTCAAGAAAAGAGTTTTTTCAACCGGAGCATCTTTAGGATAATCGCCGTTTATAACAGCTTCTAATTTTCTTAAAGAGCCTGGTAACGATGATATTCTCATTTCGTTAATAGCCGTAGCTTTTGAGTTGGTAGTTACAATCTCAACATATCCTTGATTATTATCAGACTGAATACATCTGCTGTTTATTGTATCAAATACATCATCATCCATCTGCCCTTCACGCACCTTATTAAGGATGCTAATGAATTTCTCATCTTTCTGACGATATATTTTTTCAAAAGACACCATTTCCATACCAGAAGCCATAAGAGACTTCGAACTAAAGAAATAAGATGTATCGTATATTTCTCTAAAAAAATCCTCCTTAATTACTGGCGGAAGTTGAAATAAATCACCTACCATAATAAGTTTCACGCCGCCAAACGGGTCCTTGTCTCCTCTTGCATGACGAAGTATATCAGCTACGTTGTCAAGAAGATCAGGGCGAACCATAGAGATCTCGTCTATGATAAGATACTTTATATTCTGTAAAATCTTTTCCGAACCTCCGTTGAATTTATATTCGCAGTTATCCATAAACGCACCTTTTCGTATTTCAGGTATATACGGCTGCATTCCGATCCTGAAAAAAGAATGAATGGTTTGGCCACCTGCATTAACAGCAGCAATACCAGTAGGAGCGACAACAACCGCATTTTTTAATGCCGGTATAACACGTTTAAGGAAGAACGTCTTCCCTGTACCTCCTTTTCCCGTAATAAAAAGCGGTTTAGGTGACTTACAAATAGACTTAATAGCCTTTCCTTGTGCGACATTACCTTCGGACATAACTGAACGAAGAACGCATTCCATTAGTTTTTTGTTGTAATTTAATGCCATTCTATTTCTGAATTTGTTTACAAAACAAAAGTATGAAAATAAGATAAAACATAAAATATAAAATGAATTAATTAGAATTAAAAAGAAATAATAGGTTGGATAAGTAGTTTTGAATCAGACAGTAATATGGTTTCGTATAGATATGGTTATGGCATAGTGGTGGCTAACGGGTGTTTCCGTCGATGTTCTACGAGATTATCGTTTTTCGGCTCTGTCGGCGACCACTAAGAACAGACCCTCTCTCAAGTACCAAACATTATAATGATGAATACTGAGATGAAGGATAAAGATAGGTATCGTTATAGAATGATAGTTCTTCTAATGGTATATCCTTGAATACGGATTCACCATCTAATTCTTTATCATTATCTACTGTTATACTAATATTAGGTAATGATTGGATAGATATATCCATATTCCCTATCTTTTCCTTAAACTGTTCTGCCTTAACATACGTATAGATGTCTTCACTTATCGATCCCACCGCTTTAGCCATCTCGCCGGCGAACTCAGCATACATATCCCGTACCTCATTAAAACCTGCCTTTTTGTCAGGAGCAGTATTGTTATAGGATTTCATTCTCCTACTTACCCTACCGCAGACCCCGGCAACGGACGTCCCCACCTCAGCACAGCAGGCTTCTGCATCAGCCATGCCTGCCTTTACTGTGGCTACCTTCTCCTTACTCCACGCGCTAACCTTGTCGTATGATTGTTTAAGACAGTTTAAGAACATGTCCATTCTTCGCTTTTTGTCTTCTGCTATGATAGCGCGATAGTACTTTCTTATAATCTGGTTTTGTGTACTTCGCTCATATCCGTCCCAGAAGTCTTTGTGCGCTTCTTTAGCCATAACAGAAGCCAATGACCTTGCTTCTTCTTCTTTTGTCTTTTTACGATCTATGCCAAGGATTTCGCCATCTTCGGAAACAACTTCTTCTGCGTTTAGGAAACGTAGGATATGAGTATTGTCTTTTAAGAAGAAATTGAAATCGTCTTTCTTACTCACTTTTTCTTTTTCTCCTTTCTCTATATCCTTCTCTCCAAAATACCATCTGTTTGTTGCTCCTTTTTTATACAAGGTCCAGGTATTTGCTATTTGCCAGAAAACGGCTCCGTGCCTATATACCGGAATCAGCTTACCTATTGGGTAGTTATGTTCGTTTGCTTCAATGTAAGCACGAGGATTATCTACGTATGTTATAAATTGTATGTTTTCGAACCTTTTTACGAGCTTGTCTTGTATCGCCATACCGACAATCTCTTTCGCTTTTGTTAGTCCTACATTCAAGTACAAGGCAATTGTTTTATTACTTATCGTCGAATCAATTAATCCATAATACGAGTGGCTTCCGTCTACGACATCAGCCTGAGAGTTTGTCTCTCCACTGTTCAGTACAGACTCATTGTTTCTGACTAAATTAACAAACATCGCCTCTCTTATCCTGTCAAGGACTTTTTCATGGTTTGTTATTTCATTTTTCTTTATCTTAATTAAAATCCTATTCTTTGGAATATTTATTTTCCCGCATCCGAGAGTAAGTTGTACGCCATTAACACGATATCTTCTTGCGACAAACGTACTATCCGTCATACGGAACAGTTCGTCAAACATCGGATGTCCTGTCATGTTCTTGAACTTCGAATACCCGATTCCAAGTTTATGAAGAAGATCTTTCTGGTTTTTGAATCTTATTCTCGAATCCCGGCGGGAGATTTTTATCATACAGTATAAAGCATACAATTCCATGAACAGCGAATCATCTGACCACTGTTCCAAAAGTCTAAGACTTATGTTAATATTTCTACCTAATTGTAGCTTCATAATCTGTAACAAAAAAAAATCGGATGGATTTTTGGGGATATCCATCCGATTTGTGTCTTTTTGCAGATAATCTCCAAAAACCCCGTTACAGATAAAGAAGAGTCTCAAATCAACAATAAGACAATTAATATTTTATATTCTTATTTTTGATTTGAACTCATATTTATATCCGTAACGCGCTACAAATATATAAATAAAATTCAAGAATCAAACAATAAGACCTTATTTTTAAAATATAGCAGCACAAATATCGGAACAAACCCTGAATCAATTGTCATAAAATACGTTAATTTTAAATTTATAAATCCTTAATCCTTATCTTTGTATCAAAACGATAATCTCATGAAAGAAAGTGATAATAAAGATGTTAGTAATAGAGCTTATAGGCTTTTAGTACCTTATTCCAATACGGTAGATATGGCGAAGAAGATACTTCTGTTTTATAACGGATACTTAATGGCTTCCGGCAATGAGAAGAATGTCATAGATGCGAGGCACTTAAATCTTCTTGCCTATTATTTTGTGTTTGGATATTCGTATGAGACGAAGAAGAAGTTTTCTCATTGTTTCAGTACCGATCTTCAATATGTATCGGTTTTGGATACGGAGATGAAGAAGCGTGGTATTTTGATTGACCGTGAAGGGAATTACAGGACCAGGTGTTTGTGCCCGGATATAGAGAACATGCGCCGTCTTTTTGTATTGGAGGGTTCAAGAGATCAATGTGCGTTGGTTTCTTTATTTTACAGAAAGAAAACTTTTGAAGCCGATGCCGAAGAATGATTTCCCTATATCATTTGAGTCACATATTATAGATGATGTGATGGATAAGACCGGGGGCGTTTACGACCGAAACCAAATACGTGACGTTTTCAGAGCCAGTATTTCTTATGCCAATAACTTATGTACGTACACAGATAACGTGTCTGTATCGTTCCCGTATGTAGGTGATATGGTTTGTAACCTTCATGAGATGGAGAGGCGCAAACACAATCTTGAGCGTCTTAAATCCAAGGTAGAAAAATTATCTAAGTATCAGGAAAAAGAACTTCAGTGTCTTGATATTAAGATAAGGATGATAAAGGATGCTTATGACTCAGGTGAGATAAAAGGTGGGGATATGTTGATAAAACACAACAAATTATCTATATTTAAATCTCGTAAGGGTCATAGTTTTAGTGAAATACAAAATATTCAAGAACAGGAATTTAACAGATAAGTTATGAAAAAGATTTTGCAAGCGGAAGTTATATACGATGCTTTTATGGATACGATATTAAAAAAACTTCCAAGAAAAAAAGAAGATTATCCTGATTGGTACAAGGAACGTCTTGAAAAGTGTGAGGGATGTAAATTCAATACCAAGAACGTCCCTAACTCTATGCTTCCTCTTTCTTTATACGTAAGCAAGAAAATAGGTAAAAATCGTTGTTCGGTATGTACGTGCTTCATCAAGCAGAAGGCCTGGAGCAAGACAGAGGAGTGTGCGCTTGGGGAGGGGCTTCCCCGTCCTTCGTGGATGGACCGTCAGTATTCTATTGATTTTTATGATGAGAAGTCAAGATGGAACAGGTTAGAACTTATTACAATGGATTCTGATGAATTTAATGTTATTTCTACAGATGACAAGCAATACAATATTGACCTCTCTAAAGACGGTAAATCATTTGAAATCATTTTTGAACCGGTAGAGAAAGGAAACAGTATAAAGTTTTCATTCGTTCTTGAGTCGAAGCATGATATGAAGATAACAGCATCAGAGACATCTTGTGGTTGTACGTCATCTAATTTGAATATCATTGACTCACGTCACTTTAAGTTCAATATAGAGATACATACAGCAGGATTTGGAATAGGAAGATTCGTAAAGCACATGACTATTCACTATCAAAAAGATGGGTCTCAAAAAGAGGAATCGATTCCGTTTAATTTTGAAGGTACTATAATTCAAAAAAGTTAAATTATGGGCGGATGTGGTAAAGCAAGGCATTTACAATGCGAGGATAAAAGGAAGTCCTTATTTTCTATGTTGCAGGCATCTTGTGACGATCTCCCCGATTATTCTGCCGGGGACATTCTCTATGCCGTACTTAGATCTTTTGCAAAGAAAAGAGGATTGTCTGTTTCTTTTTTAAGGACGTTGACAGACAGCGAGCTTTTTGAAGTGGCTGATTATAATTTATCAATGGAGTTGATGGACGTTATTATTCATGATAAAAAGGTTCTTGATAATGAAGAAGATTGATTTTGATTCAGATATAAAACATCTTATTTCTTATTACAACCATCTACTGTCTGCGCAAGATAAGGTGGGAGAGGAGATGGAAGAGATAACTAAGGATATTATTAGGAAGAAGGATGAGGAAAACAACATAGAGTTAGAAGACTTTATTGATTTGGAGGAAAAGTCGTTTATGACCAACTTGTATCAACAAGAGATGCTGAAAGTATCTTCTTCTATAAAGGCCGTTTACAGGTTATCTATTAACGCCGGTCATGATCTCAATGTAGATGATGACAGTAAGAAGGTTCTTGATAGGATAGTAAATGACGGAGAATCAGATTTTATTATGTACGTTGATAATAATACTGGTTCTGTTGTATTCAAAGACGAATCTGTTGAGGAAGGAATAAAAAACATGTGTAAGTATCGTGTTGATCCATATTCTCTTGAAGACAGGTTTAATTTGCTTAAGTCTCAGTATGAGGATTTTTTAAAAATTATTAATAATGAAGGTAAGAAAGCCGACTAACGATGATGTCTCTTACGTAGATCGGAAACTTCTTGTGCTAAGGGATCAGATAGATAAGGCTGAACGTTATCTATCTGAAAACCCTTGGGATAAAATAGAAGATTCCGATAAGAGGGAGAAAGAATTTAGGTTTCAAAAAAGCTTGTCTGATAGCTTAATGCAATGGACTGAATCTTATATTAAGATGTGTGGGATAATGGACGTCTATAATCAGCTTGAGGCTGCCAAAAACAAGAAAATCCTAAAAGGAGGACAAACAGTATCAGGTATTCAGTCTTTTGTTAAGAATGAAGCTAAGAGCAAGCTCGATAAGTAGTTTTGTCATGAATATTAACAGTAAAGAACTTTATATAAATATGGGTAACGATATTCCGTTATGGAATGACCTTTATTCTTATGAAGAGCAAGATGATGATGTCAAGCAATTCTGGGAGAATGAGGCTATGAAACTCCTTAACGGTGTTACCATAAATGGGGTGTTTATCCATCCTTGGCTATACTGGCATATCAATTTCTGGAAGATGATGATTGACGTAGGAGAAGATCGTATTCCAGGAAATTCACAGCTTCGTGATAATGAATGGATGTTTGCCGAATTTCTAAAGCAGGCTGAAGAAGAGAATAAAGGAATATTCATGTTCGGGTGCCGTCGTTTTGGGAAAGCCCTTCTTGATTCTGAGATACTTTATCTTGAGGACCGGGAAAAGATGATAGGAAATATTGTTGTAGGGGATAAGATATATGACGATAAAGGGAATTTGGTAGAGGTTGTAGGTGTCTACCCTCAAGGGAAAGTAACCACCTACAGAGTTGTGTTCGAAGACGGTCGTAACGTTATTTGTTGCGGAAATCACCAATGGCGTGTCAATCATGGCGGAAAATGGCATGTTAGGAGTCTTAGAGCCATAGCCGGATTAGATTATAAGAGTATGTCTATTCCAGTAGGTGAGGCCCTGAACTACCCTACGGCAAAGCTGCCGGTTCCGCCGTCGGCCTACGCCTCGATGCTGGCGGCTTATCTCGGTGGCTATGGAGGGGATATGTTTTTTGATAAATACGTTTGTAAGAAGTTTTTAAGATCGTCCATAGATCAAAAGAAAGATTTTATAGAAAACTTCATTCGTTCTTTCAGAAACGTAGTAACCGGAGAAGAAGAGCTTATGTTGTCTCATATTGATATGGATGTCATAAATTTTGTACAACGTATGTTTTGGGCTTCAGGTTGGTATGCTAAATTGGAGGGGAACAAACTTATACTATCAAGGAATCGTAAGGAATTAAAAATAAGATCCATATCGATATACGGAAAGGAGCATGCCACTTGTATAACCGTTGATAATGATTCTCATTTATTTTTGACCACCAATTACATCGTTACTCATAATACGGCCATAATGAGCTCGTTTTTGGCTCGTAATGCTACAATGACGTACAATTTGACGCATAATGTTATTGGGTCAAGTAAGGAGGACCTTATGAGTCTTGGTGAGTATCTTGAGTTTGGTCTTGATAATATACATCCTTATCTAAGAATAAATAGAACAGGTAATGATTGGTTTAAAGAGGTTATTATGGGTACTAAGACGGTGAACAATATTCGTGACGTTCACGCTCGTATTCGTATTACCAATATTGATAGCGGTAAAGCCGGTGCCTCTCTTAAGACCGCATCTGGAACACCATATACATCTATTTATGATGAGGTAGGTAAATTTCCATTTTTAGCAGCATACTTACAAGGTCGTCCTGCCCATATGATGCACGGTAGAATGAGGGGGATGATGATATGCTCCGGTACGGGCGGCAACGTTGAAAAGTCTCAAGATGCTCAAAAAGTGATGAATAACCCTGCTGAATACGGGTTTATTGTCATGAATTATGATCTGCTTAATAAACGTTGTTTAAAACCAACTTGGCGTATTAGTCAATCCGGTTGTTTTGTTCCTGCTCAGATGTCTCATGCTTATGATAAGGAAACAACAACCTTAGATAAGTACCTTGGAATAGAGAAAGCTACAGGTCTTAAGAAAATAGATATTCAGGTATCAAAATTTGATGATAATACTAAGAAGATAAAATCTCGTCTTGATGAACTTGTCAAAAAGGATAGAGCTTTATACGTTCAGGAACGAATGGCATTTCCTTTGTCTATAGATGATTGTTTTCTTAATACGAATGTAAATAGGTTTCCTGTAGAAGATGCTTTGAAGCACAAAAGCCGTCTTCTTGAAGAAGGAAGACCAGGGAAAACAGTAGACATATATCAGACTGATGGAATGAAAATGGGCTATCATTTTAGTGATAAACAGCTCGCTGATTATCCGTTCCAAGGTGGAAATATAGATGCTCCTATTGTTATATACGAAAATCCGCCTGAAGATGGAGGTATTTTTGATTTCACATACGTGAGTGGATGTTTACTTCCAGGTGAGAGAGTATTAACAGATAAAGGGTGGAAATACGTTGAAGATGTAAAATATGAAGATAAGCTTGTAAATAAAGATGGAGAATATGTTTTTATTAACAAAAGACTGTTATATAATAAAATAGATGAAGATGTGTATGATGTTAAAATGTATAATGGAGTTTCAATAACACGTTTTACGAAAGAGCATCCATTGTATGTTAGTGACAATAAACTTAAAAATGGTAAAATAATATGTGAAGATTTATTTAGCTTTGATTTTGTTAAAGTATCTGATGTAAAGAGTGGAATGTGGATTAAATATCCAAATATTTACAGAAAGGAGATATATCCTTGTAAAGAATTATTCCCTTATGTAATGTCTGATGATTTATGGTATTTAATAGGAGCTTGGATAGGTAATGGGTATTCAAGGATAGACAAACATCATGTAGGCATATATATAAGTACACATAAAAACAATGATAAGTTTATAAAGAAAATAGATGATATATGTAAATCATGTTTTGGTAAATATACTAATAAAAGATTCAGGGATAATAGTTGCGAGATATTTTGCAGTGTAAAGGAGTTTGCAATATGGATGGACTCCACATTTGGTAAATATGCCAATGGAAAATTTATACCAGAATGGGTTAAGTATATACCTCATGAGTATAAGGTTTCTTTTTTGTGTGGATATCTTGATACGGATGGTTGTTGTTATGCCGTTAATGGTAAGAAATTATATACTATTGAATATACAAGCTGTAATTTAAAATTATTAGAGAGTGTACAAGATATTTTGTTTTCAATAGGAATAGTTTCTAATATAAAAATTAATAAAAACGATAGATCTGATGTTATTCAAGGTCATTTTAAGAAAAGTAATTGTTTATATTATTTATCTTTTGGTACAAATGGTATATTAAAATTACTATCATTTGGTATAAGCAGTGTTAAGCTTGATGGTATTATTATTTCAGATAAAATAATCAAGGCTAAGAAAAAGGGGTGTTTTATAAGTAGTGATGGTAATTATATTTATATAAGGATTAAAAGTATAGAGAAGGAATTGTATTCTGGTCCTGTGTATAATTTTGATTGTGATACGCATACCTATTTATGTCATCACATAACTACCCATAATTGCGACCCCTATAAATCAGACAAGGCTGATACTGATTCTGTTGGTACGTTTTATGTACTTAAAAGGTATGTAAAAATCAACGATCCATTTGCTTATTGCATAGTAGCATCATACGCATCACGTCCTCCATCTTCCGATGATTTTTGTAGGAATTGTGAAATACTTCAAGAAGCGTATGGGGCTAAGTGTCTTATGGAGAATGCCGATCGAATGTATGAACTGTATCTTACGAGACGAAATAAGCAGCTCATGTTACTGGAAGACGGTGAACGTCTTGCCGGTAAGATTATCCGTGCTGGCGCCCGTCAGAACAACAAGCTCGGTTTGGCTCCTACGGTTCCCAATCAGCGCATGCTTTTCAATACCGTTATTCAATATTGTTGGGAGGATGTTGTTGTCGGGTATGATGATGATGGTAATGAAATAACACAGAAAGGTATTTACCGTATCCCTGATATAGAACTTCTTGATGAGATCATAGCCTTCGGCCCTGGGGTCAACACCGACCGTATCATAGCCTTCGGCCACGCTCTTCTTCTGGCTAAGTATTATGATGATATGGGTTACATGCCTGAAAGTACGACTCAGAAGGAGAATCAAAAGAAGAGGGAACGTAAGAAGATGGAACAGGTTAAAGGATTTACGGTAAGAAGACATAACCCGTATAAAATGAGGTGACGAGAACAAATTCCTTATCTTTGTGAAAAATAGGATAATAGGATGGAATATTTCAATAGAGATCAGGCTTTTCCGGCCAGAGGAGTATTTTCAGGTTTGCCGGTGCAGGCTATACCTACCAAGAGAAAAACCAAGGAGTGGTTTAAAGCCACTATGGATTCTCTTGAATTGATTGGTTTGAAGCAGCTTGATGAGAACCAAAAGTTCAAAGATTTTTACAGGATGATGGAAGGGAAGCTGTCATTTATGGAGCTGAAAGATGTAATTCCTTATCTTAAGGATGTTCAGTCTATAAGGGACAATGTAAATATTCCATCATTCTTACGTCATTATGATATAATAGGTACGATCGTAAACGCTTTTGTAGGATGGTTGGGCAACCTTTCTGACAAGTATAATGTAGTTGGATTGGACGAATCTGAAGTGAATCAGTATTCTGCCACGAAGGAAAATCTTCTTCATAATTACATTAAGGAGGAATTGGACAGAAGGGTTAGGCAAGAGTTATTGAATAGAGGATTGGATCCGGATTATAATAATTTTGACAGCGAAGAAGAAAAGCAGGCTTATGCTCAACAGATACAAGAGGTGAAAGCATCTATGACCCCTCCTGAGATAGAGAACTTCATGAATACAAAATGGAAGACTGCCGAGGTCATATGGGGTTCTCATACGCTTGAGGCGGACAGGGGGCGTTTTTACATGGATGAGATAGACACTGAGAATTTCATCGACTATCTTCTTACCGGTCGTTGTTTTAGAAACTATCATGTAGGATACGACTATTATAAGCCGGAGAGATGGTCTCCGTTGAATACGTTTTATTCTAAGACATTAGATAGCAAGTATCCGCAGTACGGTGATTATATTGGTCGTGTTCATTATTATACTGCCAATGATATTATAGTAAGGTGGGGGCATCTTCTTACGGCAAAAGACAAGCAAAAGCTTATAGGAGGTGCTGATAATTTCAATGGTACTTATAACAATGGTGATAATGGAAGCTATGTAAGTTTATCCAAATCGGCGAGTGTAGGGATGTTATATCAGAATAAGGTAATACCTTGGAAAGGATATAATGATTATGCTTCTATAAAAGCTTATGAGGATTATTACGGTATTCCAGCCGGCACATATACCGGATACGATAGTAATGGCAACGAATATCACAGAACCAGATTCATGCCAAATTTAGAGCATGGTAATTATTATAACCGTGCCCAGAGTTTAAGCGACGAGCATGTTCGTAGTGATTTGTATCAGGTAACTGAATCATATTGGGTATCCCCGGCTCAGGTGTATGTAATTACCTACCAAACTGAAACCGGATTAGTAACTACCGAAATGGTAACCGACGAGCTTCTTCAGGACTTTTTACAGGAAAATGGTATTAAGAAAATTACCAGAACCATGAGTAAGGGAATGGAGAACCCGGAGATTAATACCTATTTCGTAGATTACGTTCCACAGGTAAGGTACGGGGTTAAAATAAGTGGAGGTGCCCTCGCTCAGGACAACCTGTATCTGGATGGAGAACCTATCGATCACCAGATAAAAGGGGATAGCAACATCTATGACTTTGTTTTACCTGTTGCCGGATATATCGGTACTTCTATGGCTAACAGGATTCAGCCATATCAAATATTCTATAATTTCTCCATAAACCAGATAAACAATATTCTTGAAAAGGAGATCGGTAAATTCTTCTTAGGAGATATAAATCTGGTTCCGAGTGAATACAAGGATTTGGGTGAAGATGTGGCTGATATATGGGCAAACCTTCTTGATGTAGCTAAGTCTGTAGGTGCTCTTACATTAGATACCTCATCTCAAAACACGAAAGGTGGTGTCCCTTTCAACCAGTTTGCTGTCTATGATTTGTCCCAGACAGAGCAACTTAAAACAAGAATGGAACTTGCTGAATGGTCGAGGATGAAATGTTTTGAAATGGTTGGTATCACGCCTCAAGTAATTAACGGCCCCAACAGGTATGAGACCGCCACCGGGGTCCAGCAGGGCGTTACAGCATCTATGTTACAAACACAGATATACTTTGATAACTTCGGTTACTTCAAGAAACGCGCTTTGGATCTTCATCTGGCTGTTGCTCAACAATGTCAGGAAGAAGGAAAGGATATTTCTGTAATGTACACAAAAAGTGATCTTACCAGAGCGTTTTTATCTATAGGAACCGACGGTCTTAGTCTAAGGCATCTTGGTGTTCAGGCATTATCTAATTCCAAGAAAAGGGATGAGCTTGAGAAATTTAAAACTTTCATGTTGCAGCTAAATACAGCCGGAGGCGATATTTACGATCTTGCATCTATCTTCACATCAGATTCTATGGTGGAACTTATACAGAATGCAAGGAATACTCGCGCATACAACGAGCGTCAGATGCAGCAGCAACAACAGAATCAGATGCAGCTTAACCAGCAACAGATACAAGCTGAAGCTGCTGAGAAGGATAAGCAACGTCAGCATGAACTTGCTTTGGAAGACAAGAAAGGTCAATACAGGATACTTCAAGAGAAGATTCAGGCGGCAGGCAGGGCGGCAGACGCCAAGAGCGACGCCACCTCCCTCAACTTCCTGGCTTCTGTTTCAGATCAGACCGTAAGGCAAGCTGATATAGAAAGCAATGAAAGGATAGAGGATAAGAAAATTGAAAACGATTCCAAACTTCATGATGATGAAATGAGAATGAAAATGGAAGAGTTAAAATTAAAATCCAAAGAGCTTGCTCAACGAGCGAGGGAAGATGCCACCAAAAGGTATGTAGCCGGAATCAATAAGAATTAAGGATTAAACATCCCCAAATTTCATTAGAAAATCTCTAATAAAATTTGGGGATGTTTAATTTTTAGTGAAGATTAAACACTTATAAGTTTTTTGTCTGAAATATAGGTATTTAAATATTTTTGCAGTATGGGAAAATTAGAAAAAAATGGAATAGTAGAATTGGACGATATTTTTAGTATCGGTCCAGTTGATGATGTTTATAATAGGGAAGAAGATATTCTGCCTATTAATGGTAATGAACCGGCTAAAAAAGATGAGAAGCCTGTAGAAGAAGGTTCTCAAATTAAAGAAGAGCCGGTTGTCGATCCTACTCCTGACCCTAAAGAGGATAAAAAAGGAGAAGAGAATGTGGTTGACGTTAAACAGGATCCGGTAGAGACCCCGGTTGTCAATTACAGAAAAGTATTGGATGCCCTTTCTTCAAGAGGGATCATTCCCGATTTGAAAGATGTGGTATTTAGCGGTGAAAACGGCGAAGAGATTACTATCAATGATCTTGATTTTAGTAAAGAAGATTCGTTGTGTGACATACTATCTACAGTCCTTGAAAGCCAGAAAGAGGATATTGTTAAGGATAAGATAGATGTTACTTCTGTTTCTGATATTACCAAGAAGCTTATTCAGGCTGATAAGGCTGGCGCTAATATCGTTGATATTCTTAAGCAATATGATACGAATGTCGCTCCGATAGAAAAGCTTGACATTGAAAACAAAGCAGATCAGATAAAGATCGTTCGCCATTATGTTGATCTTCTTGGGTTGCCTAAAGATGAAGCTGATGAGTTTTTCAAAGGCATTATCAATAAAGGAGAAGAGTATGTTGAAGCAAAGGCTATAAAGTATAAGGCTGAGCTTGATAAGAGAATGGATGATATTATCCAGCAACGTACTAAAGAGGCTGCCGAAAAGAAGGCGAAGGATGCAGAAGATTTTAGAAGGTATAAGAAAGACCTTAAGTCTTCTATCCAGGCAAAGTATCAGCTAAATGACACTATGGTATCTAAAGCTCTTGATTTTGCCCTAAAACCTTCTGAATCGAATCCCGGAATTACCAAAGCATTTAATAGGGTAAGGGAGATGATGATGAATCCGGAAGAAGCGCCAGATTTGATTATGTTTCTTATGAACCCAGGAGAGTTCATAAAACAGAAGTCGAATCAAGCTGTAGTTGATGAGAAGAAGAAAATTTATAAGCTCATCAGCCACACAAATAAAGACAAGAGGGTAGCTCCGGTAGATGATAAAGGTGATCAAGTTCAAGGTGTGAAGTTCGATGAAATCAGTATAGATTAAAAATTAAAACATTTTTTCGTTCATGGCTAATGTACTTTTAACAAAAAATTTCCCGGCCACCATGAATGGTGACACGGTGATTGGATATACCGACGCTAAAGTCGTTAAGCAAAGTATCGTAGAGCACGATCTTAGCTCTTTAGAAGATTGGTACTACGAAAATCCGGATAAGAACCATCTGGGTATGCTTGAGTTGTTTTCTAACATTACAAACTATCCTCTGCCTATGTATATGGGTATGATTAAACAGGATGCTACTATTACCGTAAATGGTATCAATGGTTCATTCCGTTATGATCTTCCGGTATCAGAAACGTATGAGGTGGTTACAGTAGAAGACACGTCTTTGAAATATGCAAAACCTGGTATTGATGAAAGCTTCTTCGAAATTGTGTTGAATGCACAATTCAAACAAGGAGATGTTATTACTTACGATGTGATTAACGGTTGCCAGGCTCTTATCTCTACAGAGCGCCCTCCGAAACAAGAAGGTGAAAACTGGAGATATTGGTGTAAGCTGTGGGGTCGTTCTCGTGCTAAATACTTCCCGAAAGACATGCTTCGCTCCGGTATTAAATACTGGAAGGTAACAAACGTTCTTGGTGAGTTCTCTACTCAGTTCTCTGGTGTAGGAGGTGCTTCTAAGGCCGGTTCTATGACTTGTGAATTTACGCTTGGTGGACACCGTGGTGTTGAAGGTGAAACGACTATGTACGCTGGTATTAAGTCTTTGGCTTATGCGGACGAACGTACACAGAATTTCATCGACAAGGCTTACCAGAAAGTTCGTCAGCTTTCTGAAATCAGAGGAGGTGATGCAAGTTATGCCATTATCGGTTCTCGTCTTGGTGACGGAAGCATTGATATGCGTACGGCACGTGTAGCCAATACAGTGTCTTTGTTCTGTTTGGCTGAGTTGGCTAAGATGGAAGCATACGAACTTATGTTCATGCGTGGAGGTAGAGTTAAGGGTCATAATGGTGTTTTGATGAAAAACGAAGGTTTGTACCATCAACTTCGCCGTGGTTTCGTTATCTCATATGCACGTCCGGGCGGTATCAAGCGCGAACACTTCCTGGCTGCTGCTGACTATATTTTCCGTGGTCGTAGCGATATGCCGATTGAAAATCGTGTAATGAAATTCAAGGTAGGTGCTATGGCTTACAAGAACATCGTTGAAATCTTCCGTGATGAGTTCTTCTCTCAATTGGGTGCCTTGGCTCCGCTTATGGGTACAGAACGTATTATCAATAATCCGGTAACAGGATCAAACGATGCTCTTGAATTAGGAACTGTAAAGATCAAGGGTGTTACTATTCCGGGTATTGGTAAGGTTATTGTAGAACACGAACCTTCTTTGGATTACGTTGATATGGTAGATAGAAGCCAGTTGGTAGACGGTATGACTCCTATCACATCATATTCATGTATTATGGAAGACTTGACCGCTCCTGAATATTCCAATGCATTCGCCGGCATCCCTGCTTCAGCCGAAGCTCGTATTGGTAATATCAACAGCAACGTATTCTACGTTAAGCCTGATATCGGTTCTATGTGGTGGGGTTACGAACAAGGTAGATGGTCATCCAGAGTATCGGCTCAAGAAATTGTATCCAGCCATCCTCGTATGTCAGAACAATTCTGGTGCCATTCTGTATCGGCTTGTTGGGTAAAAGATACCAGCCGGTTCGTAACAATTGAATTGTTACCAAGCTCTTTGTAATCATAACTTTTAATATTAACTTGCGGTCGGCTTTAAAACCGGCCGCAAATTTTGTTTCTAACATAGTCTTTTCATATATGAAAAGACGTAGGGTATATAAAAAAATGGGAAAAAAGATTTTTGAAGAAAGCCATGAGTCTAAGAAACTGCTGGCTACCGTAGGAGGAATGAAGATATATTCCGACTCTATTTATGTTATAACAGGTAAGATGGATGAAGAAGCTCCTTCCGGATATCAGGAAAGAGGCATTTCCAAGACTCCTTTCCCTGGGAACAAGACAGTATCTTGTTGTGGATGGGACAAGGATCTTAGGGTGTATGATACAGGTTTCTTTATCAATTCAGCATGTTATAAAGGTTACTCACTTGAAGACAAGAAGAATGAAATGGATATGCGTATTAAGAATATTCGGTATCCGTTTGAAGAAACTGTCAATGAGGACCTGGACCAAAAGAACTTCGATTTCTGGGATTCTTACAGAATTGACTTATATGATGGTCGTTTGTTCTACACTAATGACGTTCGTGATTTATTTGAGCTGTATATAGCTATTTTATCCAAGTCTCTTACTCCTAAAGAGGAAGACGGTAATCCGATGTACGTTGAATCTTATTATTGTGTAGAAGACAAGACTACGGCCGTAGATATCAGGAAACAACGTCAGATTGACAAGGCTGATATTTTATACGAGTTCATGAACAAACTGAAAGGATCCGAGGCTGAAAGGAAAAGCATCTACGATCTGCTTTTGTATCTTGATATCATATATAGCGTAGAGCTTGATCAGAGCATGGTTCAATACATATTCACTAATTGGATTGATGCTAAGAATACGAACGTTGACATGTATAAAGAAGCAAGCTCAAGGTTCTTGTCTGATGATGAATCTTCTGAGGGAATGCAGGTGATCAAATTCCATCGTATGATTAGGGAAATGATCGAGGGACTGGCTGTCACCGTCAACACCGACGGACTGTATCTGAATGGCGAGCTCCTGGGCGCCGACGCTATCTCTGCGTCTATGGCTCTTGCTTCCAATAAGTCGATGTTAGAAACCAAGTCACGTGTTCTGGAAGCGTATAATGCTTTAAAGAACAAGCATAAAAAAATAGAAGGAGATAAGTCTGACAAGAAGAAAAAGGAAGACGAAAAAGGTTTTGATATTGATCAATACGCTGATAAAAAAGAATAATTTATGAAGATTGTTGATTGTTATCTTCGGGCCTTACAGAAGGCTGAAGAAAACATGACCAACGGTGGTATAAAACTTGACAAGGCACGTTTTGTTCAGCTTTTTAATGACGAACAAAACCGCCTTGTTCGTTATATCCTTGATAAGAAAAACGAAGAGGATATACGTTATATCCAAAAGTTAGTTGTGTATTCAAAAGAACTTGACGAGAAAGGAGATAAAGATAATCCGGAAAGCACTTTGTTTTCATTGCCTTCTGATTTCTTTTCTTTTTCAAACATATCAGGCGTATTTACCAAAGGTGAATGCACGGTCACTGATTTTACCATGTGGGAGGCTAAGAACGAAAACCCGCATGAGCTTCTTGCCGACTTTTTTAACAAACCTGATTTTGATTTTAGGGAAACGTTCTACACTATAGGCGAAGATTCGGTAAGGGTGTACAAGTCTGGTTTTGAAGTAGACACCGTTTACCTTACGTATTACCGCTATCCTAAGGAAGTTGACATCGAAGGATATGTTAAATCCGATGGTTCTAATTCAACCGATATAGATCCTGAATTAGATGATAAATTAATTGGTATTATCCTTAACATGATTGAAAAGCAATTTGCTTTGAATGAAAGCGAATATGGACGTTATCAAATAGACTCAAACAACGTCCAATCTCCTTTATAGCAGAATAAAGACGTGTCCTAAATTAAAGACTATCAAAAAGCATTAAGAATTAATTAATTCCTAATGCTTTTTGTTGCTTATATGACTATCGCTATTTTTGAGACAGATAACAGAATATTAATTTTTAAAATATTATAAGGCTATGGCTATCCATAAACCGTATGACAGACACATTATCTGTCCTCCGCACGCTAAGTTGGCGGACGTAGATTCTTTGTTGCTTCAAGAAGGTCAGATCGCTATCTATGATTTGGATGGTGAGCAGACTAAAGATGGTTTGAAAGCGTTGAAAGACTTGAAAGGATATCGTAAGGACGAACAACGTTTCCAGATCAGAATCGGACGTAATGAGATGGTGAACGACCGTGTATCTGATGATAAATCATTCTCTACACCTACGTTTGCTATTGATGAAATTATAGAAGTGTATGCTTCTGCTCCGAAGAGCAAAGAAATTAAAGTAGATGAAGTTATTTTCGGTTACAACGGAATTGACGACAATACCGCTATTACAGCAAGAAAAGGCGATCGTATCCCTATTCATATTAAGCTGACAGGACGTTTGTTCGAGCTTCGTGGTTATCCGATGGGTGAGGTGAATATCGATGATTACATCATTTTCGAAAACTGTCCTGGTCGTGAGGATATGTGTTCAGAATGTGATCCTTGCGAAGATGTTGATATTTTGGCTGCTATCTTGAAAACAATCGAACGTATCAAGAATCAGCCGATTGCAGGTGGTGGAAAGGTAGGTGATTTTGTAGAAATCCATCCTATCCATTCTTGTGACGAGTTGGAAAAAACTCCGGTGGAAACCGACATGAATTTCTATTGTATGGAAATGTGTGATACCGGTGATGCTTATGCCCTGGCTCAGCTTAAGGCTGCTTATCCTGGTTTGGATATCAAGAGAGTCGGACGTCATCTTTCTACTTCCAAATATCAGGTGATGAAAGAAGGTGGTAAGCCTGCTGATTATACTCAAAAGCTGTCTTCTATAATGAAAGGCTGCGAAGAGTGTCCTGAAGGATATACTAAGGTAGACGGCGGTTTGATTTATGCCGTAACGTTAGAGGATGATGGCGTTGATCAGTCTACTGTAGTAGAAAGCATTAAGAATGCCGTTAGTAGCACTGCCGAGAAAACAGCAGCCCAAGATGGCGGCGTAGGTATGTACACTGTGGCCGTAAGCAAGAAACTGACGAAGGCTGATATCGATGCATTTGTAGAAACCAATCCGACTGCCACAGTAACGTTCGTTGCTAAAACAGCAGATATGTGTAGCAATCCTACTGTTACTACCGTTAGCTGGGAAGCATGTGGTTCTTGTAAGATTTCGAAAGAAGCTTATGAAATTACGTTGCCAGATGATGAATGTGGTAACAGTGCTAAAGAAGAATTACAGGCAGCATTCCCGTATCTGACAATCGAAGATTACGGTACACCTGGTGGATGTCAACACAAATTCAAAACAACGGTCGTTACTAACATGGTTTGCGACGAATGCGATAAAATTTTCAAAGACTTCTTCGTATCAAAAGCTCCCGAATCTTATCGTGGACGTAACTGGAAACGTTTGGGTGCCGTAGCAGGAGATCAGTCCATTATCGCCGATCCGCTTCCTAAGAACTGCAAATGCGGTATCTTGTTCCGTGGTATTGACTACATGATTTCTCCGTCTGACTGTTTGATTGACCGTCTGACATTCCAAGAAGGATCTGTTCGTATTGCTGTAAATGGTGGTTATCCGGATGAACAGCGCGAGGCTATCAGCACGTACTTCAACCTGATCCATACCGAATACAAACAGCACTGGGCTCCGCGTACTCACCTTGGCGCTGAATTGCTGGATAAAGAACGCGAACAACGTATGTTCTTCGACTTCCGTAAGACTCACCAAGAACTTATGGAACGGATGTTTACCAACGAAGAAACCCGCTTAGACCTGTTGGCTCCGTATGCTGATTATTCAGTAACGTTGAAGCCGGCGCGTTATTCTAACGGCTTCGGTAGGGTAATTGATGATCATATTACAGTACACTTCCATGTACCGTACGGTGCTCACGAAGGTATTCAAGACCTTATGGATTTGTTAGCTGCTTCGGCAAATATCAAGCCCTGCAAGATTTGATTTTCCTTTTTTCTATATATCCCAAGGGGGAGGAGGCTGGTCCTCCACCCCCTTTTTTGTAATAAAATAATTTGAAATAGATCGATTTCATATGAACGGCGTGGATTCTTTAGTCGGTGCCTTAGGTAGGGGCATTGACAAAATAACCAACATAGTTGGAAAATGGGGTTCCTCCCAACCGGTAGATGACAGCAAATCCGGTATAAAAATAGGGGACAAAATCCACCAAGTGGTTGTGTCCTTAAATGGCTGTTATTGGTATCTTGACGAAGAAGGTAAGAAGCATCCTGTTTCTGGTATTCCGGCCACAACCGAATGGGAGTGGATTAACATAGCTGAGAAAGTTATCAAAGATTTCAAAACCTGTTACCGTACACCTGGTGGAAAGGTTGAAGTATGGAGTTGGTATCTTCTTAACGATCAGATGGATGTTCTTAAAGAAACCCATAGAATTACCGACAGTACCGACATGGATAATCCGGTAGGTAAGGTTCTTACTAAAATACCGGACGAATGGGTTATGATCGACTGCGATCTTCCTGATATGACAGAACGTGACATTACGTTTGTCAACAGATGTTATAAAACTCCTGATGGTAAGGTTGAAATAGAAGGATTAGAAGCCATAGATGATAAGATAAATATCAGGGAGTCTATTTATACCGTTATTCAGTCAACTGACGATAATTTCCCTTCCGGCCATGTTTTTAAGCTAATTCCGGAAAATTGGGTTAGAATGGTTTGTGACTTTCCTGATATGACAGAACGAGACGTAACTTACGTTCTTGAATGTTACACTACTAAAAAAGGAAAAGTGCAAGTAGAAGGTTTGGTAGCCATAGACAACATCCTTGGAGCCAGGGAAGAGGTTTATACCGTTCTTCAGTCAACCGATCCTGATATTAAGGTAGGAACCGTGATGGATTCCATTCCCGAAGATTGGGTGAGGATGGTCTGCGATTTTCCTGACATGACGGACAGGGAAATTGTTGAAGTGGACGAATGTTATAAGACTGATGGTGGCAAGGTCAATATAAAAGGCTATCAAGCTATTGATGCCGTTCTTGGTGTAAGGGGACAGTATTATTATATTGTTAAGACAACGGACGCCGCCTATCCTCAGTGGACGAGAATAGATAAGATACCTAACGAATGGACGAAAACCGAATGCGACTTCCCCGATCTTACGGAAAGACATATTATGTCCGTAGATGAATGTTATACTACTCCTGGTGGTAAAATACATCTTGGTGGATACAGGTCGGTAGATAGCATAATAGGAGTCCGGGACGAGTATCTTATTGTCTTAGAAACTACCGACCCTGATATACAAAGAGGCGCAACATTCAGCAAAATACAAGAAGGATGGCAACGTATTGTCTGTGATTTCCCTGATGCTACTACATCCGATACGGAAATAGTAGAAAACTGTTATAAGACGGAAAAGGGCAAGGTTCAGATCCGGACATACATAACAATGGACGGATACGGAAATACAAGGGAATTGAGACATATGGTTCTTAAAACAACCGATCCTGATTACAATATCGGATCCAATATTGATCAGATACCGGTAGGGTGGTTAAGTATCGAGTGTGATTTTGCGTCTGCTACACAGCGCCATATAAGGCAGGTGAAAAACTGCTACGTTTCTGATGCAGGGAGCATTTACGTTGAGGGAGAAATCGTTTACGACAATGACCTTGACATAGACAAGATGGCGCTGACGGTCATGGAAAGCACTGACCCGGCGATAGCCGTAGGGACGACGCTGGCCGCTATTCCTACTGGATATGTAAAGACAGTTTGTAGATGTAATTGTTGTAACCATTAAATCTTATTGTCATGAGTTGTAACGAATATTATTTAATAACATTGGAGTCTATACCGACTCCAGTCCGTCACAAATACACTAATTTAACGGATGAATGGTATGGTCCTGATGGTACTAAGTACGAAGATCCTAATACGATAACTAAGATCGAGCAGCAGGCTACAGATAATAATCGTATAGGGGATAATACCTTATATCAGAAGCTTATTGAAATACATTCTCAAGGTGAGTCAATAAAATCGGACATCGGAGATATAGGTTCGGTATTGGATTACATAAACGGGGAGGAAGTGTAATGGGAACCATATCAGATAAGTTAATGAGGATCATCAATACCAAAGAGGATATAAGGCAAGCCCTTATATCCAAAGGGTATGATGTACCTACTTCCATACCTTTTAAAGAGTATGCTAAAATGATATTAGACCTGCCATGCAAGGTAGATTCCTTCCCAGATATAGAAGGTATCGTAGCCAGATATTCCGCTTCCGGTCTCACTAATGAGCAGATGGCTGCTAATCCCGTATGGGTTGATAAGACGGGTAATGGATACGATCTACAGTTGAAAAACTTCTCTTGGAAAGGGATGTCCGGGGTTGGCGGATATGTTGGTGATTTTTCTAAATGGGTGAATAATAGAGATACTACAGAAATAGGAATAACTAAAAGTAACTCGAAAGTCATTATTGATGTTAAAGTATCACAGGGTTCAGGAAAGAATATTGTGTTTATCAGTAAATCTAATTTAGGTATATCTAATAATGTCACCATTAAGATTACAAGTACTTACCCGGAAGGAGTTATGAAATTTGCCAATTCCGCTTCGAATAAGTATTTAAAGTTGCCTTCAAATGGAATAATAACATTACAAGATAACCCAGAATATACAAGTAATGAAATGCATCTTCATTTAGCAAGTGCGGATTTAGGTCAAATCACCATCGAACAACTTCCCCTCTACCCCGGTGCACTCGTCTTTGACGGAGTAGACGATTGGGCGGGATGTGACAACTTGCCATTATTGCCTAAAGAAAAAGGATATAGTATTATTGCATTGAGGAATTGGATAACACGATATGATGCAACTCAATATAAAAGACCTTTAATATCAAATCTTGACACAAATGATGAAGGCGCTTTTTTAATTGAATATAGAAAGGATGAAAATGTAAATGACGTTACGGGATCTTATAATAGTTTTACAGATGTATATATTGATGATAATAACCCTATTACATGGCAAACATCAAGTAGTTACAATGGTCAAATAATAAAAAAAGGAACATCTAAATCTGCTAATAAGCTGTGTATTTGTAAAACTTATTTTGGCCAATTAAGTAATTATGCCAATGCTGCCATTTGGGAAATAGTCATTCTCGATCATGATGCCACCGAAGAAGAACTGACCAAGATCAAAGACTACTTCGTTAAAACCTATCCCTGGCTCTTCCCCGACCAAGCATGGACAGTGGTAGGCAAAACCAACGAGGACGAAGATCGTGCTACTATTGCCAACATTACGGGCAATGGTAATGATCTTGTCTGTCTAAATTTGGGTTTTATTGAAGGGAGCGGGTACAATGAAGAAGGTGAATATGCTGGCTATCTGGTTACTGATGGGGTGGATGATAAGATAACTTCGTCTACATTTGAAATGGGTAATGATTGGACTGTAATAGGAGATTGGGAGCTTATAAATACAGGGAAAAAGGACAATGCTGGTATTGTAAAATTTGATAGTATAGTCATTTATAATTATAATCCAATACTTATTAACATAAAAAATGGTAGAAATAATTTGATTCCCGATCAAAATACCGTTAATGCAATTTGTTCTGATGGCAGGATTTATTCAAAAGACTGGAAAGAATCTATTTATAATGAAGAAACGGAATCTACCAGTAAAAATCTCTTAACTATAGGATATTCAGGTAACAGTTATACTAAAATTGCTTTCAAAAACTTAGCGATTTATCCTACAGTCCTCTCCAGGGAAGATTGTATCAAAGCATATAACTATTTACAAACTTTAAAAGCAAAATAATATGAAATTCATTATCATACCAAAAGAAGTATATGATTCCGTATCTGAAGAAAAGAAACGTGAATTAGGAACAGGTAGCCCAAGAGCGAGCGTAGACGGCTCTTGGGTTATTTTACACGTAGAACATTATGACCATCTATTTAAGTCTTTAGACGCGCAGGCTGATGACGATCCTCAATATCCGTATTCGGTATATGATAGCCCTTCTTCTGAGTTTGAATCTGTTCTTTCATCTAAAGAATGGGTGTCTGATGTTAATGACGAGTGTCTTTGATCTTGTTATGGTTGGGGTAATTACTATATTTGTAAAAAGTTGAATAATTAAAGCGTGTGGTAGCGTTATCTACCATATAATCATCATGTTTCAGATAATAATCGGATGCGTTTTGGCTAATATCCTTACGATAGCAATCATCGGTTTAGCCCTGTATTTAGTGTATCGTAAAAACGAAGATCGTTTAAAGGCTTTGGATTCTAAGATTGATCAGAAGGTTGAGGACGTAAAAAACAAGGTTGGTGCGGTGATGGACATCGTAGACCAGGTCAAGAAGTTGTTGGATAAAATTAACAAAAAATAAATATGGCAGAAATAGGTTATAACAGTAAATTCGAAGGCCAGGAGGTTGATTCCAGACTTGAGAATGTGGTGCAGGCTGCTCCTGGAACAGGTTCGGAGTCGGGGAAGGGAGGCCTCATCCCGGCTCCCCCTGCCGGAAGTCAGGACGGTAGCAAGACTCTTCTTAGTAATATGACATGGGGAGATCATGTAACAAAACAGTACATAGATGATGCTGTTTCGGCAGCAGGGTGGAAGAAACAGATTGTTAGCAAACTTCCTACTGTTGAAGAAGCGAAGGATAATGTCATGTATCTTGTAAAAGACGATGTGGCATCTACAGAAACTAAAAACGTGTATAACGAATATATTTTGGTTACTGAAGAAGGTGGAACTAAGGTGCTTGAATCACTTGGTATGGTAAGTACAGGAGTAGATTCATCTTATCTTGATTTATCCATATTTCCCAGTACTCCTGGAACTCTTGATGAGGATTCGTATGCAAAAGTTCTGAATGCTTACAATAACAATATTACATTAGGTAAGCTTAGTTTTAATTATTTTTCTTTGGATTATTTTTTAGACAATGATAATTCTGAATTAAAAATAATAGCTGTTTTATTTAATAACACCAACTCAAAGGAAGACGTATCTGGATCTTATATAGACATTGAGATGGTAACTTATGTTGTTTCCCAAGATAAGGCATATAGAGCTATAGTTAATACGGCTACGTTGTCTAATGACATGTTATCTTATTTGAAGTTTATGGCTAAGACTCCTAATGTTGTCACAACATTAGCAAGTTTGCCAATAGATGCTCATAATATCATAGCCAACGTAGCTTCCGCTACGAACCTGTCTATGGCCGTATCTGCTGAGGATGTTGGGAGGGAATGGCAGGTGCGGGTCAACAACACTACCGGCACAGACATCACGCAGCCGCTTCCTACCTCTGGCCTGTTCCAGAGCATGTCAGGCGATAGCGTAGTAGTACCTAAAAATAGTTTTATAGAATTAAGTATCTGGTATATTAATGATAAGTTAGTTATCAGAGTAGGTGAACAAGCTTAACAGAAAGGATAGAGTATGGTTTATGTAAATAAAAACGTAAAAGGTTTTTACTGGAAAGGATACGAGTTAGACTCCTCTTCTTACGAAGTAGGGTATTCTTACCAAAATTTCTTAGATGGTAAATGGGTTCAACTTGACTCCGATCAAGAAAAGTTCCATCAAGACAATCCTGATGCGAGTGTGAAAGAAGTTATTGCCATGCAACTTGACCCGGAGCCTCCTGGACCAACTGAAGAGGAGTTGCTTGCCAAGGCTAAGGACAAGAAAGTTTCTGAGGCCAGGGAATATGCTTATTCTGATGCTGTCCGTTCTTATAGTCTGGATGGTAAACAGATATGGTATAACAGCAGCATGAGGCAGAAGGTTAAAAACGATATTGATGTAGCAAAAGGAAGCGGGATATACACCGTATCCGTAGCAGATTCAGAATACGAGCTTGATATTGCTAATACGGCAATGAATGAAATGCATGTATATGAATCTGAGTGCAACGATCGTACTGCTGCTATAGAAAAGGAAATAGCTTCTAAAACCAACAGGAGTGAAGTTGAGTCTATGAAAGTAGATGAAGGCTATCCTGAGAAGTTGGTAAGGACAAAGGATCAGATCATAGAAAAAAATAAGATCCTTGAAGTCAATGATCCGGAGAAGGCTACAGCTATGTATATGAGGGCGATGATCAACACGCCGGCTATGTTGGAAAACACCGACCAAAATCTTGCTCTTAAGATAAAGGGGTTGTACCCTATCTGGGATAAGGATGGAGTTTACGGCGACAAAGGTCTTCCTATGGGTACGGCTGTTGTAAAAGGGCAACGTTTCCGTAGCAAGAACAAACCTTCGGATTTGGATTGGACCCTGTTTGAAGTAAGGCAAAATCATAATCTCCAAGCTGACTGGGTTCCTGGTCAGGGAGGTGGAGCCGAAAGTCTGTATATGGTTGTTCAGGAAAAACATTCAGGTACGATAGACGATCCTATTCCTTGGGTATATAATTCTATTTTAGAGAATGGAAAGTATTACATTGACAAAGAAATTAAGTATCTTTGCATAAGAGATTCAGGCATCCCTTTGGCTTACGAGAACCTTTCTGATCTTGTATCAGCCGGATATGTAAGGGTTGTTTAGGTCGTAATTTGTTGTTAATGTTATGGATAACCCCTGTATATTTATTTATGCAGGGGTTTTCTTTAATCCAGACTCTACTTATTTTTTTATATCGGTAAGGTTCTGGTTATCTTTGTGAAAAAGGTTAAGTTATGGAAAGAAAAGATATTATAAAAGAATTGAGTCAGTATTTTAGTATTGTTGAATTAGTTGGTCCTAAAGAATACGGTAGAGACAAAGATCTTTGCTGGAGGTATTTAAGAACTGAATTGCTTCACACGATACTGGTTTTAAGGAAAGACATTTTGAAAACTCCGATGACGGTCAATACCTGGAAGTCGGGTGGAAGGTTTGATGAGCGTGGGTTTAGGAACAATATCTCGGATATAGTAAAATCCAAGACCGTATCAGGGTCTTTGTATATCAGTCCTCATATGCTTGGGGCAGCCATCGATTTTGATGCCAAGGGTATGACAGCAGAAGAGACAAGGAATAAAATAATTCAGTCGCAGGATTTACTTCCTTGTCCCATTAGATTAGAATCAGGTACCAATTGGGTCCATATTGACGTATATGACTCTCTTGGAAGTAGCAAGAAAGTAACTATGTTCTAATATGGCTTACAGATTTGTAGGAAGGATGAATTTAGAAAGTTTCTGGGCTTTTCTCATTTCCGGATTATCAGCATTGTGGATGAATTTCCAGGAGATTCACCACCTTATATATTCTATATTGTTTATATTAGCTATAAATCTTTTGTTAGCTACTATAAAAAGTATCAAACACTGCTATATCCGAAGAAAGAGAAAGAGGCCTTTTAAGATATTGACATGCATAAGCGAAATGGGAGTTTTGAAAATCCTTCTTGAGTTCGCGGCCTGCTCTTTCGGGTTGTTTACCATATCCGGAATGGATCTTATTATGTCTATGGGAGGACATAAATCTCCAGAGTTTATAGATATGCTTCTTCAGTGGATTACGATATTCGCCTTAATATTATACGGTGGGATGGCATTCAAGCGCCTCGGTGACCTTGCACCTGATTTAATGATAGTAAAAGGCGTTAAGTATTTCTTTAGCAAAGTAAGTTGGTGGCAAAAAGTTCCATTCGGAGAAGAGCTTAAAGAAGGTATTAACAACGGTGATATACAAGAGCTTTTAGAAGAAGATAAGGAGGGTAAAAGATGTGTTTGCAAAAAATGAGAGCCGGGCATGTGTTAGGAGTTCTTCTACTGTGTTTTATATCTTTCTTATTTGGTAAAACATGCAAGAAGAAAGAAATAATACACGATATAGAAATAGATACGGTAATAGATACCATTATCCAACCTATTCCTGTTCCTCAGTATATAGTTGACGTAGGGGAGGTAGAAATACCTTTCCCTATGGATGCTATAGTTAAAAAAGATACGATAAAAGACACTGTTTATATCAATATACCAATACAGAGAAAAACATACAACACAGATGATTATCGGGCTGTTATAAGCGGATACAGACCTAATTTAGATACGATGATCATCTACCATAAAAAAGAAATAATATACGAAAAGAGCCGGCGATGGGGCATAGGACTGACGGCAGGGTATGGAGTTGGGCGCGAGGGCTTCTCCCCCTACTTAGGCGCTGGAATCTATTATCGGATATGGTGACAATCACCTCACCTTTTATTTAATGTCCAATAGTTTAAACTTTTATCACCTCATTTACTTATCTTTGTAGAAAAAGATAAGGTATGAACTATATCGATATTTTACCACAGATAAGAAATAACATTTTCTATGTCAGGATAGTAATGACCGACTACGATGTAGAAAATCAGATGGTTATTAGAATAGTAGCCAGAAGAAATGATGGTTTGTACAAGACGGAAGTAGTACAGTATCCAAATGAAGGAACTGATTACAACGGAGAAATTATTGTTCCTATGTTTGGTATGGCTAAGTCGTTGGTGGCTCAAATAGTAGGAGTCAAGATAAATGGTACCGAGGTACGTGTTAATAGCACTGAAGTAGAGGGAGCTGATATAACAGCCAGATACGATGATTCCCTTACCAGAATGGGATGGGAGGAGAGTATGAACAACATCCATCTTGATTTTGAGGTTATAAGCACCAACAACCCTAAAACGCTTCGCATAGCCGATCAGTCGGAATGGGGAATACTGGCAGACAGACCGGCTATTATAGAGATTGTGCCACCTGAAGATGAAAATAAGTATGTTTATTATCTTGGTAAGAATCAGTTGAATGTATTCAACAGTAAGACCCTTGGCATAAATCCCGGTCGTGGAAATGATTTTGAAAACCTAAAAGATGGTATATACGATATTACCATAAAAGGCAGTCCTTCCTCTTATTCATTTAACAGAAAGTATTTAAAAACAGATCTGATCCGTCTTAATATAGATAAGATATGGGCCAGGTCAACTGTGTTATGTGATCATGAGGATGATGACGTTATTAACAAAATAAAAGAAATAGAGTTTCTGCTGGCTGCGGCTGAAGCCAATATGAGATTAGGGAATTTTGAAAACGTAAAACAATTATACGAAAAAGCATCTAAATTGATTTATGTTCTCAATAATTGTGAAAATTGTGGTTGTAAAATATAATAAATCAAATATAAGTTAATTATGGGATGTGGATGTGGAAGAAGTAATATTACTTCTGTTAATAGAAATAGGGCTATAAAGCCTCAGTCGAATACGACACCTAAAGCTGATTCTAATGCGGCTTGTATTCAGAAATACGATGAACTTGCTGTATTGGACAAGAAAATCATAGACCTTCATCGCAAGTTCAGGTTTGTAGGAGGTGTAAGTAAAAGGTATGCTGATATTCAAAAGCTGGTAAGAGGGTGGATCGTTAATTTGAAGAACGAGTGCCCGGATCCGGATGATCTTGCTACTTATTCTGAATATATAAATAAAGAATACGCCAGGTATTTTACCTCGAAATGATATGGCAGCTACCGGAAGTACACAGCAAATTCTTTTCCCTTCATCTTACTTATGTGAGTGTGCTGATCGTTTTATAGCATGTAAGGCTGATCAGTATCTACAATATCATAAGTATAAGGTAGGTATCAAGCCTGATATGGATACGGTTTTTAAAATAGATCGTATGAGAAGAATCGTCTGTGAAGGGGAATGTGGGTTGTGTCCGGACGAGATTCATAAATTCAAAGAAGAACTTAATAAGATCTTGTCATGAAAAAGATGTATTACAACAAAGAATACAGAAAAGCTTTCAAGAAATCGGATTGTCCGGAAGATCTTGGTTCTGAAGAAACGTTTATCGTTCATGAAGCTGAATTTTGTTCGGATATAAGCCAAGATGATGCAGATAGGAAAGCGGAAGAGTTTGCGGAGAAAGAAGGTCCGTTGTATGCTAATAAAGTAGGTGGATGTTGCAAGGTTTATTATAACACAAGACAGGAAGGATATTTCTTTAAAAATGATTGCCCTGATGGTCAAAAGCAAGAACAGCCTATACATTACGTGGTAGAGGCCGGTCGTGTATGGTCTAAGTTCAGTACCGAAATAGCTAACTACGAAGCTGCGAGGATCCTTGAGCAAGAGGGGCAGGCTGCCGCTAACGAATCTGGAGTATGTAAAACCGTTTATTACAACGAAGATCAACATGGTTGGTTTAGTAAACGTTGTAAGGAAGGATGGAAGGCTCCTGAGAAATACAGGAGGATATACGCCGGTACCGTAACGTCTTTCATTAGCGTTGATGATGCCAATGAAAAGGCTAAGAAGATACTGGAAGAAGAGGGCATGAAATGGGTTAATGAAAATACCAAATGCGAGCCTGTTGTTGATGAATGCAAATTTGATTTTTGAAAATGAGCAACGTAAAATTTAATCCGACAGAAGGTGAGAATGATAAACTGGTGTCGGTGTTTTCTGAAATAAATGAAGGTCTTGATACGACTTTGAATTACACTATTTCCGATGAAGGGAATAAGGCTAAGAAGAACATCGTCGTTAATCAAGTTGGTAAAAGGGAAAAGTTTTTATCGAAGAAAGGGGAGGAATCTGAGCCTTTTGTTTTGTCTGATGGTAATACTTTCAACGTTCTTAAAGAAGGTGCTTCAGGATCGGCATCCGCTTGGGCTGAGGATCAGCTTCCTCCAGAAGCCACGGAATCAGTTGGCGACAAAAGCCTTCTCCCTTCTTGGGATTTTTACCTTATAGACATGACTCAAAATACCGGAGACAAAGTGCGTCCGGTAGGAAAGCTTCGTAAGAATAATCTCCTTAGATTTGAAAACGGAGATTTTGCTCCTACGGTGGGCATAACCGAGGAAATGAGAGCCGAATGCGATGTGGAACTGTATTTAGATAACGGTCATAAAAATAAGTATTGTGATGCCGGAGCATTTGACGCTAAGGCTTTTTATGAAGAGTATGGCATTAGTCAAAAACTTTATAATGCTTCAGGATCAGAGGTAAGGATTTTAAGACCTTGGGAGACTACTTCAAAGAATTATAGTATATTCTTAGGATGTAGCAAGAGTCTATATGTAGCTGATAAGGTAGTTGGTAAAAGCGGGAAAATATGGTCTGGTGTGTACGACGCAGACACGGTTCCTATGCTGGACGGACTTGACCTGCGCCAGACGTGCCCTGTGCTTCCGCCCACAGCCTTATCTCCTGGACCGGTATGTACAGTAGACTCCAAGGCAAGATCTTTCTTTTTCTTGTATGAAGGAGAAACAAATTGTAAATCCGGAGCCGGAGTTGGTAACGCCTGCACGATGTTTTTAAATGGAAGAACTTATCCGAGAAGCAATGATGTAAATCAAATCAATATAGCTAAGTATTCGAGGGCTAATAACGTAGATCCTGAATCTTCTTATCCTTTTTCTGAAGGTGGTTTTTTGACCTTGAATGCTTATATCATATACCTTGAAATGCTGTACGGTACTAAATACTTAGCTAATCCAGATACTTTTGGATCAGGGATATCAAGTAACTCCGGAGTAGGTAATGATGTTAATTATCGCAAATACGGAGGTGTAAAGTATCGTAAAAAAGGAGAAGAGACATGGTTGTATGGATCATGGGCTACAAATTCTTCTATTATACATTATGAACCTACTAAAAAAACTCATTTTTCTTACCTCATAAATTCAGAATATCCTAAAGAACAGTGCATGGAAAGCCAGATGGCGGCTTCTTTTGCATTTGAGGCAGGAATAGAGGAAGGATTGGAGTTCGATTTTTATGGAGGAAAATATTGGTATAAGAACGTCCAGGGAGCCAAGAGTATGGTTGAAGGTCATATGAATGTTATTGTGTTTAAGGAAATGACCGGCACTATATCAGCCTTAAACGAAAATGACGAACCGGCAGAATTTGATTTGGAAGTTATTTTAAGGATGTCTTTGTACGATGGCATGAATTTGTCTGGAGATGTCTTTAGGTATTGTGGAGGAGGATACGAACAGGTAGGAACTTGTTTAAATGACCCTAATGTTACTCGTATAGGTAATACTATTGATATCTATATAGAGCCAGATCAAAAGAAATGGACATATGAGAAAAGGTCTACTATAAATAATGGTGAGGTTTTTAATTTTGAATCTAAATATAAAAAGATAGCAACTACCCAAAATTTAGGAGATAGTTATGCTTTACACCGTATCCCTTATACCGGATGGAAGGATAAAAAAGGCGGAGGTATCGGATCAGGAGAATGTTTTTATACATGGGACAATTGCTACTGGGCTTCAGCTATCGGCTTAAGGAGTAGATTGGCTGCTCGTTTCGGCGGTGATGCGTACTACAGTTATTGCTCGCCTCGTACTCTGCATGCGTTTCACGCCACTTCTACTGCGACTCGCAACCATTGCGGCCTTGCCCAGTTGTTATTAGACGTCAGTCAACCGCAGGTTTGATGGGTGCAACCCATTGATGGCGCAGCCATCATAAGCGCAGCGCTAAGGCGCAGCCTTTTATACTATATCACGGCGCAGCCGTATCTTGTTAATATAATATTTTATAGCTACAAAACAAAAATTTAAAATATTTAATACAAATTGTTTTGTAGCTATAAAATATTATACATACATTTGCAATGTCATTAGACAACAGAGATAGTTAACATTATAAACAATAAAAAGCTATTCAATGAAATCCGTTAGTCTGCTAACAAGTCTTACATTGGGATCTGATCTCTGAAATAGCAAATAACGGTTGAGAAAAAGGTTAAAAAGAATTGGCTGCTCGTTTCGGCGGTAATGCGAACAACAGTAATTGCTCGCCTCGTAATCTGAATGCGAATAACGCCACTTCTAATACGAATCGCAACAATTGCGGCCTTGCCCTGTGTGGGCTAAAAAAATTGGGTATATTCTTTTTAATCTTTCCCAGGAGTGGAGAATCAATAAAAGACAAGCGTATGAGGTTATATGATAAAAATATGATAGAGATGCGCGACGGTCGTAAGCCCGTCATTAGCCCACAACTGAAATCAGTTTCAAACTATATAGATATAAGTTTGGATGATATTAGAGAAGCATGCGAAGCAGCATTTAAAAACCATTCTAAAAAGAATGATGTTGTTAATTTCAATTCTGATTTTGATGGTAATTCGTTAAAATTGTATGAATGGTATTTAGATGGTACTTATGTTAGCAAAATCAAATATCGCAAACTTGTAAAAGAAAACAAGAATGGTAAGGTTCGTGAAATAAACAGCCCGGATCTTACCACCAGAATCTATCAGCATCTTGTTTTAGTAAAGTTAGGTCCTTTGTATTATGAGAAGGATAATATGAATGGTCTTAATTGTAAGCCGTGATTTGGCATAACAGCATCGTCTAAATCAAGGTCTCTTATTAAAAAGATAAAGCATGTTTATTATGATAGACTTGATTTGAAGTATTGCCTGGTTATAGATCAACGTAAATGTTATAACCATGTAAAAGACAAAGTATTTAGAAAAGTACTTAAGAACTTTATTTCAAATAAAAAGTTTATAGATTTTGTAATAGACGTAAGTTTCGTATCTGGAGAGTTACCTATAGGAACCCCTACAAGCCCTTTCATTCATCATCTCCTTATGAAAGATTTTGATGATCTTGCAAAGAGAATAGCTCCTTTTTCATTGAGATATGCCGACGATAATTTCCTTGCTTTCTATACTAAGGAGGATGCTAATACTGCCAAATGGAGGATTAAGAATTATTGGTGGTATGAGCTTAAGATAAGATCTAAAAGGCATACTTGTATTATAACAGACATGGATAGACCTCTTGATTTTTGCGGGTATGTTTTCCACCGTAATAACAAAGGCGTATCTGAACACAATAAAGGTTATGTGACAATAAGGAAGAGGGTAGCCAAAGACGCGAAGAAGTGTATTACAAATGAAAGCTGGTCTTCTTACTTCGGTCTTTTAAAACACTGTGACAGTTATTCATTAATGTCAAAAATAGAAAATATCATGAAATTACGAGATTTAACAAGCACGATTCGTATTGATAAGAAAATGGATGCGGACAACATCGATGTCAAGAACCTTGAAGGTATTGTATTTGATATCGTGAACTACGAAATACGAAGCAATAACAAGAATGAACCAAACTGAATAAAGTGCTTGATAGGTATTCCTGAAACCAATAAAGAAGGGATTCCTACTGGCAGGAAACTCGCAAGGGAATTTCATGGTAATTATCAAGGTATAGTAAATTTTATTTCAAAATGCGAACTTACTTATGGCAAAGACGCTATTCTCCCTATTACCGATGTAGAGATAGAAAACAGATGCGGATACGTTTTTAAAGGCAGCACTAACCGCTTGGAATACATTGATTGACTTCTTATTGTGATGGTGTGAATGAAAATTGTTATCTTGCACCAAAAAAAGAAAGTCATGAATTGTAACACTTGTAAAGATGACAGACCTGATATTCTGAGATCTAATATCTGTATCGGGTCTGATCCGTGTAATGACTGTACGGACAATTGCGAAATTCTTCCAAAAGAATGCGATTGCCCGTATGGTCATTTAAGCGATCATTGCATTCATTATACAGGATGCAAGACATTCATATCCAAATTAACTCCAGGTATGCCTTATAATGAGGTTATGCATAATATAGAACTGGTTTTCGAAAACATAGATAAGTTTTTGGATAGGATGGTTGAAGAAAATACGCTTCTAAAACAAAGGGTTGAACAACTTGAAAAACAGTTACAAAATGGAAAAGAGTGCACAAATTGGTAAGGACTTAAGTGGCAAACACGTATATGTTCCACATGTGGACGAGACGCCGGTGCCATGCCCGGACGGATACACCTGCACGAACTGCGTGTACTGCGCTGACGACATCAACGCTGGCTACTTCAGTCTGGCTCAGAGATCTGATCTTACGGCTTTAATCAATGCAATGATATGCCGTATGGAATATCAAGATAGGGAAATAGAATTTTTAAAACAAAAAATAAATATTTTGAGTAACAATGGCAATAACAGGTAACGGTTGTTTTGGCAGTCATGGTGGGTGCGAACGCCCGCATCATTGCAATATTCCTTCTTCTAACATATTCTATGATGGAGAAACCATAGAAGAAGCTGGTTTGTATCATGGTATGCCTTTAGACGGGGCTTTGGCTAATTTAGCTAAATACGTTTCAAGGGCTATTAACGTAAGTGGATCTGTTAATACAGAAGTGTTTGACGGTACTTCTCATGTGGTTCTAAAGAAAGATCCGGCAGAGATTTTGCTTGTGTCTTATTGCGGAGGTGTCGTGCCTTCTGATATGTATAAAGTCCAGGGCCGTACTGTTAGGTTCTGCCGGGATATGTGTCAACAGGATGAACTTGCTGAAGTGAGGGTCGTGTACCGAGAAGAGGCAAATAGTTCTTATGGGTTCCATTGTTAATTTAGGAGGATGAGAAATGGCAGAAAAATGCAAAGGATTTATATGTGGGGGTAATCTCATTGATGGCTCTGTGCCTTCTGATAAGTTAGATAAAGAAACTATTGTCGAGCTTATTAAAGAGATTTTAAAAGAGGAAATGCACGAATCTTGGCTTAAGGAAATAATAGAAACCATACTTAAGGAATCCATTGATTCGGATTGGCTTCGTGAGTTCTTTAAAGAGGTTCTTAAAAAATATGCTAAAGAGGAATGGTTTAAGGACATTATCTGCGGCTTAGGATGTGTAGGTGTACAAGAGATATTCGACGTTATTCCTACTGACATAACATTTGAAGCTACAGGAGGTACGGCTACGGTGCAGGTGGTTGTAGATGATGGAGTTGAATGGGAGTTGACACTTTAAACTAAGGAGGATAATTATGTCGAGAGAGAAAATATATAAGATGGATGATGGTTCTTGGCTTACCTCGGACAAGAAGGAAGGTGTCGGTCGTGATAAAATGAATTTCGATGCTCCATCTTGGAAAGGAAGGGAAGATAGGATCACTATCCGAATTGTGAAGAAATCCGATACTGAAAGTATGAAAGCTATTACTTTCAGGCAAAAAGGCATTAGGATCACAGAAGTCTCGGTTAGCAGGCTGGAGTTCCCTATATCTGGTGGAGATAAGCAGATCCTTATTACTACCAACGCCGCTTCGATCAATGCCCTTATTACAGGGGAAAGAGAGATAAAAAGTGTCGTAAAAGCATTTACCACCGCTTCCGGTCTTAATATTGACGTCAATGATATTAGGCTTGATTATGGTTTCCCTGGTGATCCGGGTCTTGAAGACACGTTCCAGGTTTCGATGATTGTTTCCATGCCTGGCAATGAGGACGGGAATGAAGTTAATGAGAACATAACTATAAATGGTGTACTGATTCCTATTTATCAGCCTGGAAAGGTCGTTCCTTACATTAAATTGGATAAGGAATTTGAACAAATTGAGGGTGATGAAACAAGCACGCAGTTAAGTATAGAAAGTAATATAAAAGATTATGTTATTGAAATAGTTGAATGCGAGTCTGTGGATAAGAAGGAAATTCACCTGGACAAGGATGTTGTTAATCTTGATTCCGATGGATCACCGGAGATAATCAACGTAAGTACAAATCCTGAAAATTTAAGATGGAGGATTGGACAATGAAAGTAGATAATTGTTGGGCGAACATAGATAAGAAAGAAGGCGGTCTTAACAGTAAGGTTAATATTTACTTTGACGAAAATGATACTGGTGCCAACAGAAGTGTCAAGATAAGGGTGTCTTCCAGGGACGGTAGCGTATCTGAAGAATGTACGTTAGTTCATGAAAAAAAAGAACAGGTAGTTTATAGAAATAAAAGACAGTCGGCTCTTTTCACAAAAGAAGGATGTAATCCTGAGACAGAGAAAGGGGAAGAGCTTGAGTACGTTGTTGAGGCCGGAAAATACACATCTATCATATCTCAGTCTGATGCTGATGACAAGGCTATGAAAGATATTGAGCAAAATGGTCAGAACTGGGTTAATGAGCATGGTCGTTGTATAACCATATTATGGTACAATGTCAAGAAATCAAAGTCGTTTAGAAAGAACGATTGTGATCCTGATACCGAAGAAGGAAGTTTGGTTACGATGACGATCGAAGCCGGGCAATTTTCTTCTACCATAAGCCAAGAAGATGCCGACCGTAAGGCTGAAGCTGAGTTGAATGCCAAAGGTCAAGACTATGCTAATTCTCATGGTACTTGTAATACCATAAAATGGTACAATGACAGGAAATCCAAGATGTTCCAAAAGACAGATTGTGAGGTGACTGAAGTTGGATCTATGGTAGAGTACGTTGTAGAAGCCGGCCGCTTCTCTTCTTCTGTTTCTAAGGAGGATGCTAATCAGAAGGCTTTGGATGCCTTGGAAGCTGAAGGTCCAGGTTATGCTAATGAGCATGGTACATGTGAAACAAATTTATGGTATAACGTAGAGAAGTCAAAAGTATTTTATAAAAATGACTGTGAAGATGGGTTTATCGGAGCGCCTTATACTTACACAGTAGAAGCCGGTAAATACACATCAGACGTAAGTCAAGAAGATGCTGATAAGAAAGCTCTTGATGATATAGAGAAAAACGGTCAAGAACAAGCCAACCTTAATGGTGAATGCGTTGAGGATCCTAATTATTTTATAGGAAAGGCTTCGGCTCGTGTTCAGAAAAATGATTGCGATGCCGAATCTCAGACCGGAAGCTTTGTCGATTTAACTGAAAAGGATCTTGCTGGATACCCGGATGCTTTTGTATCAAGGGAAAGCCAGGAGGCGGCTAACGCGCTCGCTCAGGCTGCTATGGAAGAACAGAAACAGGATCTTGCAAATAAGAAAGGCACTTGCATAGATAAAAACCAATTTGTTGGTGTATATAGCAAGGTATTCACAAAAGACAATTGCGACGGAGAAGGCGTAGGTTCGCAGGTAACAGTGGACCAAGATGATGTAATCGGTGGTCCTTTTACTTCATACGAAAGCCAGGAGGCGGCTAACGCGCTCGCTCAGGCTGCCGTCGAGCAGCAGGGCCAGGCCATAGCCAACCGGGACGGACATTGCACGTGGACTGGTAAATACAGTGAAGAATTTACCAAAAACGATTGTAATGAAGGTCAGGTAGGGTCTAAGATTACTGTAACCGAACAAGATGTTGTTGGTGCTCCTTTCACATCTACCGTGAGTCAAGATGATGCTAATAACAAGGCTAAAGCTGCTGTCAAAGAACAAGGACAGGCTATTGCTAACAGTAAGGGTAATTGTGAGAATATGACGGTCTATACCGGTCATTACAGCAAGAGATTCGTTCCTGAATGTGAAGCTTGCCATAAGGGTGTAGAAATGGAGGTTACGGCCGAAATGGTTAATGGTAGTCCTGTTACGTCTACAGAAAGCCAGGATGCGGCAGACGCAGAAGCTCGTAGGATCGTAGAAGAAGGAGGCCAGGCCTATGTTAATAAAAACGGCAACTGTACGCCACTTAGCACCGATCCTGTATGGGAAGACGTTGTTCCGGAAGAACTTAGATGTAATGAAGGTAAGTCTCAGAAAAAGCAACATGATACCAACGAATGTTCTGAAACCCACAATCAAGAACGTTGGGTAGATGGTGGGAACAAAGTTTGTAGCTGGACCGGTCATTACTCAGAAACGTTCCAAAAGAACGACTGTGAAATACCGGATTCAGGAACAGAAGTAGAGGTAAGTGAAGCTGATGTTGAAGGCAATCCTTTTACTTCTTTCGTAAGTCAAGAGGATGCTGATAATAAGGCTAAGGAAGCCGTTAAAGCTCAAGGGCAGGCTATTGCTAACCAAAAAGGTAAATGTAGGTTCGTAGGCGTATATAGCAAGCAGTTTACAAAAGACAATTGCGGATCATGTCAGCATGGCGTTCCGATGAGCGTAACACAAGACATGGTGGGTGGACCGTTCTATTCTAATGAAAGCCAGGAAGAGGCAGATAGGTTGGCTCAGGAAGCTGTAGAAGCCCAAGGTCAGGCTTACGCTAACAAGAACGGGACATGCGAAATGGACAACACCGATCCTGTATGGGTAGATTCTGAACCGCTTGAAACCAAATGTGAAGGAGGTAAATCTTATAAGAAGCAAGTCAATACCAACGAATGTTATGGTGGAGCAGATGAACGCTGGGTAGAAGGTGGAGATAAGGTATGTACCTGGACCGGAACATATAGCAAGCAATTTACAAAACAGTGTGCTGATGGAGGTGTCGGATCTGAGGTTACTATAGACCAAGATGATGTAACCGGCGGTCCTTTTACGTCTACCGTAAGTCAAGAAGACGCAAATAGTAAGGCTCAGGCTGCCGTTGAGGCCCAAGGTCAGGCTCTTGCTGACGCACAGGGCACTTGTACTTGGACCGGTAAGGCAAGTAAGGTTTTCACCAGAAACAATTGTGGAAGCTGCCAGCATGGTTCTTCTGTTACCGTAACCCAAGATGAAGTGGGTGGTCCATTTACGTCCAATATCAGTCAAGCTGATGCTAATAAGAAGGCTCGAGATGCTGTAAATTCCCAAGGTCAGGCAGTAGCTAATAAGAATGCTGATTGCTTGCCTGATAGCACAACACCTTCTTGGTCGGATACCGGAAGCACCCGTTGTGACGGGTGTACGTCTCAGAAGCGACAACGTGACACCAATCCATGCTCTTCTTCTTATAACGACACAAGATGGGTTAATGGAGGTGGAGAGTCTTGTACTGACTGGTCTTACTATGGAACAGGAGACTGCGTAGGTCATACTCGGTACAATGCTTATCGTGATAGTTGCTCTGGTAGCATAGATCGTCGATATTCTGTAAGTTGTAGAGATTGCTGTAATTGCGGATCTTACGGTTCTTGGCAAGAAAATGGATGTAATGGAACCAAAACTAAGTTTATTCGTTACGATGATTGCGGAAATTTTGATATTAAAGATGAGTATGTTATTGGAAGTTGCGGATATGCACCATATGAATTTCAGTTCCATGATGGAAGAACGAGCAAGTCAAGGTCTGTAACTGGAGAATCTCAGGATATTGAAGAAGTTATCATAAGTACTAAGAATGATTCATATATAGGATATTCTGTTAAATCGAAACCTTCTTGGTGTTCTGTTGATTACAGAGATCAGACATCTGAAAGTATGAAGGCTGTGGTGACGTTATCTGCCAATACAACATCTTCTTCCAGATCTGGTGATATTGTTTTTGTTCAAAATGAATCTGGAAAGACAATTACTCTTAGTATTTCGCAGGCAAGACAAATGTTGTATAAGTTCACATTCGATGATAATACTACTTCAGATAAATCTTTATCTGTTCAAGCTGCATCTAATGATGCTCAATATACAATCAAAAGTACATTGAATGGTTCTTATCATGGTTTTGCCACTACGTCTAAACCGTCTTGGATTACGACTGAGTATAAAAATCAGGCTTCTGATAGTATGGTTTGTGTTCTTAAGATAACTGCCAACACAAGTACATCTTCTTCTCGTACTGGATCCGTTGTGCTTACTCAAAATGACAGTGGTAAAACATTGAAAATAAATGTTACACAAGCTGCGGCTGAGGTCAAGCTTGTACCAGCACATATTACATTAAAAAACGGCTCTTGGGCTACTTATAAGAAGAGTAATGTTTCTTATAACCCTGGTGCCGGCAAGTGTATTGCTGGATTCGAGTGGACTGGAGATGAAAATGGAAATATACGAATTTATACTTGTGATATTAAGGTAGTAGATTCCAGTTACCGTGAGATACCTGGAGCTACTATAAGCGTTGGAACTATAACCCAGAGAAAACAGCCTGGAAGCTCTTGTTCGTATTTCGGAGCTGTAGCGGGAGGTATATTGGCAGGATATGCTCATGTTGGAGATGAGAATAAGGATACTACATGGTATATACGAACTATAAACGTATCCTATGACGGCAAATTGTATAAGAGTGCTACTGTTAGACAATTTGAAAAAGCAGGTATTTCCAAGAAAAGTGGTATATTTAATGCCTATAATGAGTCACCTGCTTCTTACAACTTTATCGTAGATGGAGCTGAGTGCGGTGATGAGAGAGGAACTTTAAAATACTCTTATTCTCAAATGGATCTTAATCCAGCTTGACATACTCCCATCGCTAAAGCGAATGGGATTCTTGGATACAAGCGCAAGAAACCCCGATATTACTATCGCTGGAATTACTCTTGCTCTCCAATTCGGAAATGCCCTTCCGAAGTATATTACGGGCTGCAAGAACATCACGGTCGTTGACTGCGCCGCACGCCGGGCATACCCACGTGCGGTCGCGTAACGACAGTTCTTTATTAATGCAGCCACATTCGCAAGTTTTGGAAGAAGGATACCATTTGTCAATCTTGTGTATCGTTACTCCATACTTTGAAGCAACATACGTAAGTTTGTCAATAAAAGAAGAATGACTAAGATCGGAAACTTTCTTTCCCCACAAACGTTTCATTCCTTCAATGTTTAGATCTTCAATAAAAATATAATCATACTGTTTGCATAAATCATGAGCTAATTTCCACCCGAAATCCGATCGAAGATTGTTTATTTTACGATACGCTTGTTGTAGTTCAAACAGTCTCCTTCTCCTATTATTGGATCCTTTCTTTGCATTAGAAAACCGTTTGTTTAGTTTTCTAATCTTGTTTTGATATTGTTTGAAGAATAGAGGAGAATCAATTTTGTCTCCATCACTTTTAGTTAGATAAGTTTTCAGCCCAAAATCCAATCCTATAGATGCACCATCATGTGTCTTTCTATAAGAGTTTGAATGATTATGGTCTGTAACTATAATCAAACTAAAACGTGAACAGGTTTCTCTAACTATTCTTATTTGCTTAACATTACCTTCATAAGGTCTACTGTGTGAGAATCTAAATCGTTTCTTTCCTTTGTTAATTGTTAGACTATTACCATTTAGGGTAAACCCTCCTTGCTTAAAAACAAAGGAGTTAAAACAATCAGCTCCCTTAAACTTAGGAGGTCGTTTAGCCAACTTCTTAAAGAAACGATTATAAGATTCATCAAGACGTTCAAGTATTTCTTGTGTTGTTTGAGAATGAAGAAGATTTCTTTTAATTCTTTTGGCAAAATGTTTCTTCATTTTACCAATTGATATATATTCCCCAAATAGTTTGTAGTATCTACGTTGTAGAGCTAACGCATGATTCCATACAAAACAACATTCACGAAGCATCTTGTCCAGATATTTCGTTTTCTTTGAATGATATTTGAATGATAGATGTTGTATTTGTATGAAATCATTTTTTTATCTGTAATTTTGATTCAAAATTAATCAAACCAATTCATCTACCTTCTAGAGCATGGTGGTTTTGTTGGTTAAATAATCATAATTAACAAGGGAGGGAATTTAGTTCTCTCCCCTTGAATATTTTAGATTATAATATTGTGTTTTAAGTATTGTCTATTAGAATAAAAATGATTAATATTGCACATCATTCAATTTTAAATTTTTAGTATCATGGCTTGTAAAAAGAAAGCTCGTCAGGGTGGGGAAGTTGATAAAAAGGACAAACCCAAAATGCGTCAAGGCGGTAGTGTTGGCGGTAAGATGAAAAGAAAGAAGACGAGCACTAAAAAGTGATTGAAAACCAGGGGAAGGTGCTGATCGCCTTCCCCATTTTAATAACATAACAACAACATATTATGAGCAACAAGTTTATTAGCAAAGGACAGAGGAATGTCTGTGTGACGTTTGTGAAGTATTATCCTGTGTTGATGCAGGTTATTATGTTAGCCAGCATTTTTGATGAGTTTTATCCTTTTAGTATCACTAATTGGCTGTATCCGATATTAGGTCATTTTCTATCATGGGACCTATTTCTCTTGGCTTTTTCAAGAATGTTCAGGTTTTGTATATGGCATAGGTTATTGATCTATAGCATGATTTTTAATATCTGTGTAGAATGGGTTACGGTTAATATTGAGATGCCTATTGAACACAATATCGTAGTGTGGTCTGTTATGGCTGTTACTCTTTTGATAATCATTGCCTCTATTGTTTTAAGATTTAAAACAGGATGTTTTGAAAATGAAAGAAATTCTGACAGAGACGCTGCGTAAAAGCGGTGCGGCGGTATGCGATAAGATAAAGGAGATGTTTTTAAGCGGGGAATGCGATCATCTCACAGCCAACGATCTTGAGACATGGACGCAGCTTGCTAATCCGGCTAAGTACTATACCGGAGAAGAGGCTGTTTCTTATCTTAATGTAACTTCTAAAAGATTTTATGAATATCGGAAGGCGAAGTTAGTTCCTGATCCGGTTAAGATAAAGGGATTCCCTAAACCTTTATATACGAAAGTTATGTTGGATGATGCTATAAAAACCATATCCGGCATGAGTGAAAGAGAGATTTATATGAGGATCTTGAATGCCAAATCAAGAGAATCCAGAGCAAAAGAAAGGAGGGGAGCATGATTACAAATGGTGAATTTGTATCAAGAGTCGTAAATGGCATTCATGCCCTTGATAAAGACTCCCATGTTAGCCGGAGATGGATATTGAATATCGGTAGAACTAAAGCCGAATCTTATACAGCCCAGAGGTGGGATGATGGGACGTTGCTCGGCGATCACCGGCTCCTAACTTACGTTACTTGCCTGGAGATGATTGAAGTTGACAAGATAGTTTGCTGCGATGCTGAATTTGCGTTATGCAATACTTTGATGCGGTCAAAGCATAAACTTCCAGGGCTTCTTTATTCTGCTCTTAGACCGGCTATTACTAAGGTGACTAACGTAGATAACACTATATTTTTTAAGTTCGCTGAAATAAAGTCGTATCGTAATGAACAAAAAAGACCGTATGCTAAATACGTTAAAGAACGGCGTCCTTTTTATTATGTAGAAAACGACTATGTTTATATACCGGATTTTCATATAGAGCTTATTAACGTAGAGTTCTTTACAACAAGAAGAAAGAGGGCGCTGGAATTAATGGCCTGCGATCCTACACCTAAAGGGTGCGAGTCTGAATGGGAATACGAATTTATCTGTCCTATCAAGCTAATTGAGTATGTGGTAGCAGAGACGATAAAGGAAGTAGCGTTCAGGCTACAGATTCCTGTCGATGAAAATCCGAATCTTGATTCCAATCAGAAAAGTCAAATTGTTCAATAACAAAATATTATTTATCTTTATTTGGGTCTTAGTTGTGAAACCAAGACCCATTTTTATATAAACTTAGTGACATGAAAAGAACATCGATACAATCACCGTATTTTGTAGCCTACTACCATCGTCTTATGAAGAGAAAGAATGGTTTTAAGAAAGGCATGATAAGAGACAGAGGGGAGGTTTTAAGGCTGTTATCTATTATATGGAAAACCGTATCAGAACATTATGTGGAAGCTGATGCCGGTGTTTACGTAGATAACGTAGGATACTTATGCCATGTACTTATACCGGGGCAGCGCTTTGCCGTCAGGCGGGACCTGGACATCGTGAGCAGGCTCGGCACCAACGGCTACCTCTACAACCACCTGGTTATGGATTTCGCAGACTCCAAAAGATATTACCATTTTGTAATACAAGATAGCTTGAAAAAGAAGTTAAGGGTTAAAATGAATAAAGGACGAAGATATCGATTTATGTACAATGAAATACTTGCTAAAAGAAGAGTGTTTAAAGATTTCCAGATTAAGAGAGTTTTCGAAGACAAGGAATTAGGTCATAGAAATAAGTAGAAAAAAAGTAGCGATCATCCTTTGTGTATATAGAATAATCGCTACTTTTGCATATCCGTCTACTTTCTCAAGCGGGCGGATATAATGTTAATCAAATATCTTTATATAGACAAAGTTCTATGGAGACAAAGGTAAACAATTTTCAAAACAATGCGAAGAACAGTAGCATTATTTTGACGCAAAAATCCAGCGAAACGGAAACTAACGGAAGTGTAACAATCTTTAGAAATTCAGAGTTTGGAAACATTAGGACTATAGTGGACCCTAATGGTGACGTGTGGTTTGTAGCTGTAGATGTAGCTCGATCGCTCGGTTATGCTACGCCTAAAAATCCAGTAAAAAGACACGTAGATGAAGAGGATACCATTCTTTTGCAACTATCTGATTTTCAGAGAGGCTCGTTTTGGGCTCCATTGGAAATCAATGAGTTAGATAGCATACGGGTAATCAATGAATCCGGGTTGTATTCTCTTGTTTTGTCTTCCAAATTAGAGTCTGCAAAGAAGTTTAAACGATGGGTAACATCAGAGGTTCTTCCCTCTATAAGAAAAACCGGTTCCTATTCTATAACACCGAAAGACTATCCGTCTGCATTAAGAGCATTAGCTGACGAGATTGATGCCAAAAATAGAGCCATAGCCGAGAGAGCACAAGCAGAGGCGGAGAGACAGCAGGCGATTAAGACCATAGAAGAGCAGCGTCCTGATGTGGAGTTTGCAGAGTCATTTAAGAAGGTTGATCATGAAAACATGTGGTTGATTAGAGATATTGCGAAGAAGCTTGAACAAAATGGGATCATTATTGCCGAAAAGAATCTCCGTATGTTTCTTGAAGAAATGAAATTCATGTTCAGGAACGGGCAGGGTAAATGGGAACTATACAGTGATATCGTTAAAAATAAGTTTGGTGTTTATCGATCTTACTTTGTGGATAAGTACTCCGGTGAAAGGATCAATCAGCAAACAATATACATGACTGGTGCCGGATATGAAGTTACGCTCAATGGTATAAAAGGGAAATGTAGAAGCACGTTTCTAAAGTACGGTAAGTTTGAAGATCCTAACTTTTAAAACAGCAAAATAGGTCATTAATCAGATTATTAATATCTTTGTGGAGGTCAGGTTCGTTTCCTGTCCTCCATTTTTTTTAAAAGTAATGACAGTCGAAGATTATATCATAGAGTTAAAATCGTCTTTAAGATCATTTGACAAACGTGATCTGATAGATGAGGTATCCATCTATAAATGGGTAGAGATCGCCCTGAAGAAGTTTGGAGGCGATATTACTATGCGCAAAGAGGCGGTAGTGGACGTCAAGCGAGGACAGGCTCGTATGCCGGGAGATTACTTTGATCTTATTCTGGCATTTAAATGCGATTTCAAGGGATATGAGGTGCCGGAAGGTGATAAGGTAATACCAGAGCTTCAAAATACAATAGCTTGGAAAGAACGCACTGAAAGAAGTTATAGGTGGTGTTCTTGCGATGAATGTTGTAAAGACGAATGCGAGAAAGTGATAGTTGAAAAATTTTATATCAATGTTCATGATCGCGATCATGAAGTTCGTTGCTATTATGACCGACCGATAATGTTAGGTCTTGCTAAGCCTATGCTTCGTGATTCTTGTTTGAGTAAATGCCGGAATAAGGTAATAAAGGATAGTCCGTATGAGATAAACATCGTAAACGGATTCCTGTATGCTAATTTCGATGGTCCTATTTACATGCAGTACCGGTCTCTTCCTTTTGACGGAGAATCTAACATAATCATACCAGACACGCCGCAGGGTCTGGTCCTGGATTATGTCGATAATTTTGTGAAGATGAGATTCTTTGAGGAACTGATGTATAATGCAGAAGCTCAGGGTGCAGCCGACTTATTTAAGTTGTATGCACAACAAGATTTGGTTAAGTTGAAAAATGCGAAGACCGAACTTAAGATGATGGGTATGACATTGAAAGGCATGTACGAACCTCTTAGACGGAGGCGTGCTGAGTTTGAGATATATGCTAAGGCGTATCCTGTAATTGACAACATACTTAAATTGGTATGATTGAGGTAGCCTTATTTATATATTTATCTGGCGTTATCGCATCTATGATTGTTTGGTCAATCAGACAATTTAAAGGAGATGCGAGTTTGGTAGAAACAATGTACTGCCCGGTAGTATTTTTGTTGAGTTGGATATATGTATTTGAAATTTTAAAGATTAAATAATATGTTGGAAGTTCAAGCAAGCGAAATAGTAACCGCCGACAAAATGAGAGGCGTAGGACCGGCAAACATCATTTTCACAGCCGGCCCTAATCCGGTAGCTGAAGATCGTAGAGGCGTAGCTAAGGTAACGGCTGGTGGAGAGAGTAAGAGTGTTACAATCACACAAGCTGCCGGAGAGCAGGTCGTTGTAATTCCTGAGTTCGATTATCTTGTTCTTAGATACGGATGGGAATCAGAAGACGGTTCTGATTTTGATACTGCAACTGGGTTCACCAATACAGGCATCTCGGATGTAGATAATAAATACGTTGGATGGAGTAAGCAGTGGGCTACTACCCAACAACAGGTAGGTGATTACCTTATTTATGGTGGTGATAACATGCAGTCTGGCCTTGAAGGGGCGCTTATTAAGATGAAGACCCTGCTATCAGCGCCGGGCATGGACGAGTCTGAGCCTAATATCAATGCCGATATCTATGGTAATTGGTATGGGAATAGAGGGCGAGGAAATGTCGTTGTGTCTTTTACAGCCTACCTTGGAGGAGAGATGGTTAAACAAGGATTTAACTTCATTAACGAAGGTGGTGAGGAGGTTTACTCCGACAGTATCACTACCAACGTTTCGGCTAATGGTGAAACCAATTACCAAAATATAAAAGGTCTGTACACTAAGATGGGTACGATGGTTTATAATAAGGAAAAGCGTGATTGTGTGATCGTAATAGGGTAATGGCATGGAAGATCTGTGGAGTAAATACGATAAGATAAAAGAAGTCTTCTATAGGGATTTCGTTTATGATTCCAGCTACACAGAGCAGGCCTCGTGCATCCCACTGTCGTCGGTGAAGAACGGGGTAGGCTGGGTCGGCGACGGAACCATTAACCTGGCTCAGTATCTCCAGTTCCTATACACGGAAATGGTTCTTGGTAACAAGACAGAAGATGATGTTCGTAATGCCATACTGGTGCTTACTCGTCTTGCCGATACTACTTATGATCTATTTTTCAATAGCAATAAAGGTATTTATTTCAAATTCGAAAAAGGATTTTTCTTAAGAGACGATATCCATAGCGAAGATGCAAGCAAATTCGGTCTTACCAAAATAAGTTCCGGGTACACTAATGGTATAGAGTTAAAAGACGAAGATCCATGCTTCTCTCCATTCAATTCACAAGATCAGATCTGGAATCTGGCTCCTATATTAGCTTTCTTGTCAGAAAAAGGATTTGAAGAAGCCAGGCAAGTAGGATACGATATTTTTGAGTACGTTATTAGGAACAGACACAAGATATACAATCCTTATTACAGTGCCTTGCTTCATCATTGGACATTCCTTCCTGATATGGATACCGATAAGGTCAAGCCGTGGGATAGGGTTAGCAACCGTAACAAGAATCTTAAATACAAAGTTAAGGTTAAGAGAGGAGCCAACAACTGGTATTTTTCAGGAGGATTCAGATGGGCTTTTAAGAAGTTCGGAGGCGAGTGTAGTACATTCTGGCATTGCCTATGGTATAAGCCATTTATATTCTTAGCAGATAGAGTATATCATCCATACGTATGTAAATGGTTTGGTATTAAAGTTAAGAACAATTCTTACTATTGTCTTGGATCCACAAATGAAAAATCATGGTACGGTCCTGGATTTAATAAGAGGCTGGTTAAGTTCTTTAATAAGTCTTTGGAAGGATCGGAGTTATTTATGCCTCATCTTGTCTTCTTGCAAGAAGCCGAATGCGTTGAAGGAGATAAACTCAGGGCCTATTTAGATAAATGGGAATGGGATGGTGTTAATTCACCTATTGAATTTTTGATATTGTGTAACTGGTACAAAATTAAATTCGGAAAATGAAAATCTATTACAATTCTAAGATAGCTAAGTTGTTTACGTTCATTGACGGCTATAAAACAATTATGCTGTTTGGAGCCGTATTTACCGAACGTGATGCCATATCATTAAAGGCAGAATATCATGAAGGGACGCATTGTAATCAATATCAGGCGTTGTTTGCTACGGGCTTTATAATCATCTCAATCATAGCATTAGTATCTGTTCTTAACGGCCATGCAGGATGGTGGATGTTGTGGCTGCTTACTATCCCGGTATTTTTGTACTATGTATGGTATCTGGTTGAATACCTAATAAGATTGTGTATATACCGGAATCACAAGAAAGCATATCACAATATCGTATTTGAAAGAGAGGCCTTCGATCTTGAAAATGACTGGAACAAACCTGGTATATTTAGAAGAGAGTCTGAAGGGTTTAGTTTCTTGAAATATTACAGAAAGGAGTATTATCGTGAGTAGGAGAAGATATTTTGAAGAACAAAGATCTGGTAATGGAGCTATTTATCATTGTGTAAAAACAGAAATAGAACCTGGAGATAAAATCAGATTATTTAATTTAATGAATAAAGTCAAATCCGATACAATTAGCCAGGATAAGATAAATAGTGTACTGAATCAACTTAGAGAAGGTACGGCTTTTAATATTCATACCCAGAGTCCAGTTTCTTTTTCGTTTTCAAGCACCTCTACCGGTTATGAACCAATGTCAATACGGATTACATTTGACCCGTATCCTACAAGTGAACAACAGGGTATTATATACAAGTTTCAGATAAATGACCAGAGGTACGTTTTTATGTTTTCTAATAGATACGATGGAATGAGAGATCTTATTAATAATGCAGATGAAGATGTTGATTGTATTACTTCTGCAACAGAGAAGAGTAGTATGTATCGCAATGATTCTTTCTTTGTATTTGTTTGATTATCTATATTAAATATAATTATATGATTTACAATAAGTTATTATATATAGGGGGGGGTAATTCCTGATATATTATGAGGCGTCGTTTTTTTTGATAAAAATAGGGAGCTTGAGGACTTTCTTATAAGGTTTTATCCGGCCGGTAATTACACATGGGTAGTGCCGGCAGGATGCACGGAAGTAGATGTTTTTCTTGTTGGTGGAGGTGGTGGAAGTGGAAACGGTTCTGGCGCCGGAAGTGGATATACCAAGACTTACAAAAGAAACAATATAGGAATAAAACAAGGTTCTCAAATATCTGTAACACCAGGTCAAGAAATTAATATCATAGTAGGAAAAGGTGGAGCAGGTTTGTATTATGGCTATCCTGAGAAGGGAGGATTCTCTCAATTTATGAACTCATCTTACAGAGCAGAGGGTGGAAATCCTTCTGGTAATGGTCTTCTTAACGGAGAAAACTCAACAGGTGGTCCTTATACTGGAGGAAATGGTGGAAGTGAAGGATCTGTAGATCAATCAGGTGATGAGTTTTACGCTGGATCGGATGGATCTGATGCCCCTGGAATAACAGACGGTAATGGGATATATCACCCACCTGGAACGAAATATGGAGGAGGAAAAGGTCAAGGATATACAACCAGAGATTTTGGAGAACCGACGGGTAAAAGAAATGCCGGAGGTGGTGGAGCTGATAGAAATAGGGATGGTGGTATGGGAGGTGAATCCGATTATGATGAAGGATGTGGAATCGGAAGAGGAAACAGAAAAAGTGGTGGTTACGGAGGAGGCGGATGCGGCTCGGAAGGAACCGGCGGTGATGGAACTGTATTAATTAGGGGTAAAAGATATAAATCGTAAGTAGATGTTATGAGACGAAGATTTGAAAATGTTAATATGGCGATGGGTAATTGTTTCTCCCCTGTAATGGAAGGGAGTCAATTTCAATGGAATAATATTGTAGTTAATAGTCCAGTATATATAACTCCAATAAGAAGAAAGAAATTCAAGATAAGTTTTGGAGAATTTGATTTATCCAAGGTTTTGTCTAATGTATCATCTAACTGTGATATTATAATAAGAGATAAATCTGCATATACATTTCTATTGTTACTTCTGTCTGCTGATCATTCTAAATGCAGTTTGTTTAATAATCATCTAACAGTTAATACCCAGGATTTACCAAGATATATTTTTTACATTGATTCCGAACATGAGGAACTGTATTCATACAAAGACGGGGTTTTAGAAAGTAATGTGACGATAATGGATCCAGTTGATGATTATTTCTATAATTATATTGATATTCAAATAAGAAATTTCAATGATAATCCTATCCCCGATTTTTATGTAGGTGTGGTCGATAAAGTAGGAGACTGAAAATGTATTTCTTTTCTTCACCTACTTTAGAAATCCATGATTAAATCTCTTTTGTTATCTTTGTGACAAACAGTTATTAACATGGCATTAGAAGATAACAGAAACATAGCGGTTCCTCAAACAGGTATGAATCGCGATCTGCATCCGTCGAGTCTTACGGATCAGCATTATACGTTTGCCTTGAATGCCAACATCGAATCCGAGGATGGTAATGTTGGGATGAGATCTAACGAGCATAGTAATCTTAAATGCATTGATTTCGATGGGTTTAAAGTTATTGGTTACAAGAATGATCTTACTTCAGGCAATATCTATTTTTTTATAACAAATCCTGAAACAGGCGTATCTAAAATAACTTATTTCAAGCCTGAATCCGATACAAGTATCTTATCCGATTCCGATATAGAGTCTATGGTAGAAGGATCGGAGTCGTTGTGTTCTGGCATGAAGACCTTGCTGGAAGACAACGAGCAAGATCCGTGCCTTAAGTTCTCTATCTATCATCCTATAAAAACCATAGAAATAAAGACAGAGAAATGTGGGAAATGTATTTACTGGACTGACGATTATAATCCTCCCAGGTATGTTATTGTAGACAAGGCTCTGACTCCTGATGATGAAGGTGATATATGGTATCATTATCATGGGTATAAGATATGCGATAAAGAATACGATAGGAAAAAGTTCATGCAGGAGAATGGTTGTTTTCTGGCATGTGAGAAACTTAGGGTGTTTCCGCTACTGGACCAGCCATGCGTAGAGCCGGTACAGATAGAGTACGGGGGCAGCCTGCGTGCGGGCGTGTATCAGTTTGCTGTGGCCTTGTGCGATGAATTTGGTAACGAGAAAACTAACTATACTTCATTAACTAACCCTGTTTATGTATTTGACGAACAATATATTAGGATAAATGATGGTAAATGGGGAGAAAGAACTAATCTTGGTATAAGGCTTAAGGTGTCTAATTTGGATAGGCAAGTCAGCCATTACAAGGTGGCTGTTATTCAGAATACTGTAGGATACAATGGCGAAACACAACCTGTAGTTGATTATTTTATAGAAGGTATTCATCCTATTACAGAGAAGACTATATACTATTATTCTGATCTTAATAATAAGAGGACAACATTTGAACACATTTCTTTAAAAAAAGCCATATATAATACATCAAGAGGAATAGTGTCAGTCGGAAACCGTCTTCTTCAATATGGTCTTACGGCGGAAAAAGAATGGAATTTACAGCCTGTAGTTTCTCTTATGGGGCATTTTCTAAAATGGCAGGCATCGGTAGCCCACGAAGATTTATATAAGGATGGTAATGCTTGTTCGTTGTATGTGGGATATATGAGGAATGAAGTGTATCCGTTTTCTATCTCGTTTAAGACATCTACTGGTTATAAAACTCCAGCATTTGTTCTTATTCCACCTCCTTCTGATAAGGCAAGAGAAGAAATGAACAAAGACAGTATCCCATACCAGTCTATAAACGCATATGCTCCGGATTGCTCAGGTGTTGATAGGAAATATGTATGGCAGTATAGCAATACGGCAGGAGATGGGGTATTGATTGACGACGATGCGGTTGTTATAGATGAAGAACAGAAAGAGTGTAACAACCCGGCTACTGTAGGTCAAACTGTTGTAGTGGAAAGCAATTTTGCCACTTTTAAAGGTAAATCAAGATTTATTATCGATTATGATGATATTGTAGGAACCCCTATAAATTATTTGTCTGAAAATATAGGTCTTGTAGCTTGTAATAATAAGGAGAATGGAAACAATGAAAGACAGATATGTGATATAGCTACCAAATACAGAGAAGACGGAACACAGGATTATATGGAGCCAATTGATCATATTAGGTTACCAGAAATGGAAGGAGACTGCGAAGTCCCTCATCGTCAAGAATCTATATTGTCAGCTCCAGTTCCACTAATAACAGGCCTTGTAGAAGATTATATCTATAAGGTTCTTAGCGAAATGGAACACGTCTCTACAGATTATCTATATACCACAGGAGGAGAAAATCAGAATAAGTATTCTGTGTTGTTTAATTACGAGACAATGGATTCTTTATCTGAATGGATGGAGGAAGCATTTTTTGGGTATAGCGCTGGCAGCATATCAGGTGATGGCAATCAACACCTTTGTTCTGATTTTTATCCATACTTACAACCTGGATCTGTTTTAAAAACCGTGTCTGATGCTATATACGTATTAGATACCATGCCTTGTACATGCGGATGTTATATTGAGAGTTATTGCTCTGATCCTACTGTGTCAAGAACTGATTATAACAACTTTCAGAATTATAATTATCTTCTTGGAAGTTATATTCTTCATATAGATGGATGGAGCCAAAAGATAAACGATGTAGGAGATTGGCGAGCCGGTAGATCTACCAGTACAGTCATAAATAATCAGTATAGATCAAAGAACGGACCCAGGTATTGTATTGAGCAATTTTGGCCTGAAGCTTCTGAGAAGTTGCAAGATATGATATATAAAAATTCGGATACCGGTATAGATGAAACTGATTGGAAATTTGAAGGGTATGTAAACAATGCTACATTTAATAATCCTACAGGGGATAAGCTTAATATTGGATTCGCATCTGAATTTGTGGTATGGAAGTTTGTCAGAAATGTAATGACAAATGCAAGATTTATTAGAATCAATAGACCAGAAGAGTGGGACATAGAAGGTTATAAAGACGAGAACAAAGTTCTTTATCTTGAAGCTCTTGGAAAGGTAGATGGCATAATGGATGCTGTGTCTACCAATTACGTTCGTGTTTCTTTTTGGAAGGATGTTGAAACATGGTCCCCTCTTGGAATAGTACCAGTTGAATTTGATAGACCTGAGTATGAATCATCTCATTCCGTTATTGTTAACATAGCAAGACCGGCTTTCGGAGAAATAAATGAAGAGTTTTTTGATTCTATAGGTCAAAATTATTTTTATGTTACAATAGAATCTCCTATTGTAGCAGTTCCTTGGATAATGACGTTTAGACAAATTCAATTTTGTTCTTATAAAAATTATGATACCCCAGAAGAAGAGGAAGAAGAAGGAAAGAAGCCTTCCCGTGCTATTCTTGGAGTCGCTTTTGCTACAGGTAAAACTATATATCCGTATATTTTTGGTATAAGAGAAAAGGAGGTAAATAAGATTGATTTGTCTGTGGATTCTATAACACTTAGATCAACTGTCTTATTTGCATCAAAATGTCAGACATGTGGAGATAGGCCCATCAATTGCAAGCCTCGTCCTTATAAATACGGGGATTTTGCATATTGGGAATCATCTGAGAAATATCCTGCTAATTTTGAACTTTATGATAGTAGCAGGATGAAAATAGACACAGGCAGATCTTATGGTGATCCAAAAAAATCAGAAGCTTATTCTAATATTATGAATAAGTTAACAGAATATTATGGTGCTCCTTTGTCAGACAAAAATGGATTATCTTATTTCAAGGGTCATTCTTATGGAGGGGTAGATACTTCTACCGTATTTTGCCAGCAACCTATACGTCATTACCGGTTTCCAGATAATAAGCATATACCATTCATGAACAGTGATGAACGTGGATATGACATAGCTTCTGAAATATATCCGGTAGGTATTATGGTAGATGAGAACACCATACAAGTGTTTTTGGATTTTGCAGTGGATTCTGGTTTGATTACGCAACAACAAAGAAATACGATTGTAGGATATGAACTGTATCGTGGAGATAGGAGACTAAATAGGTCGGTTGTGGCTTCAGGATTGGCCTACGATATGCTTAGATACATAGGAGACGATGGTAATGTAAATATCTATCCTAATTACCCATATAATGACCTATCACAAGATCAATATAATTATACGTCTGGCAAAAGAGACGAGTTTATATCTCATCCTTTCGACAAAGGAGGAAACGTGTGGTATTCATTCTGTTCACCTGATATTTATTTCAACAAGCCAGAACTTCCAAATGAAGTATGTATAGACGGGTTTCAAAGAGGAATGTCTGTGGGCAGTTTCGTACCTGTAGAAGATCATCCAAAATGGACTATCTTAGGTCCTGCCGCATACACGATGGCTGCGTCGCTTGCCGCAGTTGAATCAAGTGCTACAATAGCAGCTATGATAGCAGAAGAGCTTCAGATAAGGGCGCAGTCTGGATACATAGGAGGGTCGGCCGGTCTTACCGGAGGAGGATTCCTGACTAATTTAAGCGTGGCCATGCTGTTTTCTTCAATGGTGTCAACCATCAGTCAGACTCTTGCTAAAGGCCCGATATTGTACGGTAAGTACCGTTATGATTGGCTTAATACGTTTATAAACAATGGACCAAGACGTAATCATGCATGGTATTATACTTCTGTGGGATTATATAATTCAATGATAGGCATAACAGATCAGGATAAGTATGAACGAAATTTTGCCCGTGGTTTATCTTCTGTTAAGTACATTAAGTCTGGCGTATATCCGATGATGGATGCCAGTATGTCTTCTAAATGGGGAACCGGTAGAAATGATAATGAGGGACGTTTCTTATTCGTTAATAATATAGATCGTGAATCTTCGTTATTTTTATCATTTGGTGATCCAGGTGAAAAAGGAGATGGTAAATCGAAATATTTATTGGAATATCCGAACTATGTTTACAATTACGACAGTAGCCGCATAGATGATTCGGTTATTGCTGGAAGTGATGTTGTAGCAGGAAGAACATTCGAGCAATCCAAAACAGTATCGTACATCTGTTCTCCGTATATGAGACTTATGCGATATAGGCCGGATCAATATGGACAGATAGAAGATATAAAATGGATTTCCATAGGTGGATGTGGCTTTTTCACTAATGAAAAGAAACTGATGTTCGGTGGCGATACGGTAATAACAAGATTCTCATTAAAAAGAAAATTCCCTGTTTTTTATAATAGCGCTTTTGGTATTGGAGACATGATACCATTCCCATACATGGATTACAGAAATGTAGGGTATCCAAGATATTTTGTTAATTATGATACTGGAGAAGACGCTCTTGAGACAATAGATAACGAACGTTTCAATAGCTGGACATCATCTAATAAAGGAAGATACGCTTTTTATCCAAACAGGAAGAGCTTATACGAATTAAATGGTGACACATCCGGCAGGTACGTTAATGGAAGATTTTATACATGGTTCTATGGCATTCCTCAGTTCCTTGTAGAGTCTGAAATAAATTGTAATTTCAGATTAGAGGGCCCTCAGCCTCATGAATTATTCTATCCAAAAGTAGGAGATTTTGTTTGGTGGACACAAGAAAAGAACGTATCTATCCATAGGGATAATGATTACAAGATAAGTCCTATCTATTCGTCGAGGATGACACTAACACCAAATGTATTGCCGGCAACGTACGAACGACGTTTTTATGACTGTGCTTACCAACGTCCTAATGGTGTTATATGGAGTAGGGCTGATGTATCTGAAAACAGTCAAACAGATCCGTGGCTGACGTACAAGCCTATGGATTATCATGAGTTTCCTACAAGCAACGGCAAGCTTATTCACATGAAGCGTATTGAATCCGATCAGATTCTTGTTAGGTTCGAGGATCAGGTTTCACTCCATAACGCCATAGACGTAATCAAGGAGCGTACCTCCCCAGGGCAGGCCGAGATGGGCACCGGCGGTCTGTTCGCGTCCCGGCCTCTGGAGTACAACACGACCGACCTTGGTTATTCTGGAACCCAGAGCACTGAAATAATTAGTTCAGAGTTTGGTCATTTCTGGGTAGATACTAAAAGAGCACAGGTGTTTATGACCGATCCTAATGGACGTAATCTTAAGGAACTTAGTGTAGGTATCAGACATTGGCTTAAGCGTCATCTTCCGTTTAAGATTCTTAGATACGGAATAACTAATATCTTAACCGGTACAGAGATGACAGAAGAAGATACAGACAATAAATTTATCGGTCTTGGTCTGTCTCTTGGATGGGATAACAGGTATAAGAGGGTACTTATCACGAAAAAAGATTATATACCTGTTAAGAACCCGGCATATTATAAATATGATGGTGGAAGGTTCTTATACAATGAAACAGAGGTGCTGTCAAACGATAAGGAAATATCTTTAAAGGACGAACAATATTTCAAGGACGTGTCGTTCACTATCGGATATTCGTGTCTGAAACAAGAATGGATTTCTTATTATTCATTCTGCCCCGACTATTATATAGAACAGCAACAATATTTCCAGACAGGAATAAACTTCCCAGCATCAGACGAAGAAGGCGGCTTATGGAGTCATTTACTGACGAATAAGAGCTTCCAGACATTCTACGGAGCAACATATCCATTTATATTAGAAGTGCCGATAAAAGAGAAATATAATGGCTCTACGCTGGCTTCTGTTGAGTATGAGCTTGATGCAAGGAAATACGTCGATGATGTGAATTACACTCTTGACAGGAAAGTAGGTTTAGATACGATAACTATCTACAACGACACAAACAACTCAGGTGAAATTCATCTTGTTCCAGAAGAAAAGAATAATTTAGCGCAACGTATATCGTATCCAAAGATCGTAGGTGACCATACTGAGGTCCTGGATACTGAGGTATATAGAAGACATAAGTTAAATGACTTCTTCAACAGGGTTGACGATGACCGGTCAGAGACCCCTATTTGGATCAAGGACGATAACGATATAAATAAGTCAGTTAATCCTGATGCTCTTAATTTCAGACGGTCATGGCTGGATAGGTTGCGTGGTAGTTGGATGCTGATGAGGATAAAGAAAGTAATTAGCAACCGGAAAATCATATTTCAGTGGTTGATTTCCGAAGATAAGATTAAGAATAGATAATATCGTATTACCCTCTGCCTATTAGCAAGTAGAGGGTAATACTTTTAAGTACAAGGTTGTGTATAATCACCTTATGTTATTCACTACATTTATTTATCCAAATTAATACATTTTAAATCATTTTAATTTGTAAATCATATTTTAGTGTCTATATTTGCATCGTAATCAAGAGAGATTATGATATAAGACAGTGGTGATGGAAGGTGATACTTCGGTTTGTGTCATAGGTTCGAGTCCTATATTTTTCATGTAAGAAAAATTAGATCAGTTGGTAGATCAGTTGGTAGATCAAAACCTCCTTTCATATCAAAACACCTTCCAGGTTCTCCCTGTTTTAATAAAATATACAGATGGTGAGGAGTTCGGTTACTTCGAAAATTAGCGTAGTGGATAACGCGGTATTCTGTAATAATACTTTTCATTGGTTCGAATCCAATATTTTCATTTTAATTATCCGGCTCCGTTTTTCCTCTGTTTGAAATATATAAAAACTAATGAGTGGTGATGGGGTTAGTTACTTCGAATTTAGCTCAGATGGATAGAGCGATACTCTTTTAAAGTATAGGTCGATGGTTCAAATCCATTATTTCATTGTTTACACTAACTTCAGCTTTTCCCTCATTGAGTATTCATTTTGATATATTTTTTTCAAGCAGTGGTAGTAATATCACTGCTTTTTTTTGTATAACACTTTAAAGAAAACAACAAATGGGAAAGTTTAACAAAAAGGATGAAGGTGTTAAGCCTACGATCGTGAATCACATGGGAGAGAAGGCGTATAAGCCTAACGCAGAAGAAGAGTTGGTATCTACGGTAATGACTACCATGTTATCTGATTCTTATTATGAGAAAGAAAAAGATAAAGTAGAAAGAATTAAGAACCTTATGGATCAGGTGGATCCGTATTTTGCAGCACAAACAGCATTGTATGTTAGGAAAGAAGGAAAGCTTAGGTCAGTAACGCATCTTATGGCTTCTGTCATTGCCAGCAAAGCATCGGGTAAGGAATGGGCTTCAAGGTTCTATAACAAGATCATTATGCGTCCTGATGATATGAGTGAAATTCTTGGCTGCTATGCGGCTCTTAACGACAAAAATCCAAAGAAGTTAAGAGGTATATCCAGTGCTATTAAGAAAGGATTTAAGACGGCTTTGGAAGGTCTTGATCCGTACCGGATTGATAAGTATAAGATGGACAGTAGGGTCATTACTATGGTTGACTTAGTAAACTTATTTCACCCTAAAGGCAATCAGGCTAATAAAATGGCTTTCCAGTACCTTATAGAAGGTCGGTCTTTGTCTGGATTATACGAAAGCAAGATTCTTGAAAAAGAGATGTCTAAAGCCGGACAGGATAAGAAAGACAATAAGGAAAAGAAAGAAGCTTTAGGTGACGCTATTCGGGACGTGGTTTCTAATGTAAAAGGCATGCCTATTTTTAATATGGTTCGTAACCTTGTAAACATAATCAAATACGCGCCTGATCAAATAGATGAAGTTTGTAGGCAGCTTACAATAGAAGAGAAGGTACTTAATTCGAAGATGCTTCCTTTCCGTTTTGCTTCAGCTTTCAAAGAGGTTGAAAATATGGGCACTGATGGTTCCGATAATGATATTGTATTTGAGTCGGATAAAAAACGAGCTAAATTAACAGCGCGTAATAAATATAAGATTTTAGATGCGTTGGAGAAAGCCATAACCATCTCCTGCAAGAACTTGCCGGTATTGGAGGGGCGGTCGGCTATCCTGATTGACCACTCTGGCTCTGTACGTGGAGATATGGGAGGATCTTCTGAAGTGTCTGCCTTTAGCAAAACAAATACGGCTGTCATTGGTAACTTATTTGGCTGTATGATCGCATCTGTGCTTCCTGACGTATTTATTGGCATGTTTGGTGATAAACTTATCAATTACGAATATGATAGAAGTAAAGGTGTTTTATGGAATAACAAAAAATCTTTTACTGCCGGAGTAAAATGCGGTGGTGCCACTGAAAACGGTCTTTTTGCATTCTTGGATAAGTGCGTTAAAGATAAGATCAAAATAGATAACTTGTACGTTATTTCAGATATGCAGATAGGAGACGGTGAATCTGTTGTATGGGAGAAAAGCTCCAGTTATGGATATGGCAAATTCGCCGAACTTTTGAAAGGATTCAAGAAAGTGAATCCAAATTGCAAGATCGTTTCTATTTCTATTCAAGGATATGGAAGTGAGATGTTTTACAGAGGATCTAATATCTTGAACATAGCTGGCTGGTCAGAATCTATCTTCGATGTTATTAACAGCAAGTTCTGCGGATATAAGAATATGATTGAAGAAATTAAGAAAATAAAAATATAATCATTGATTTTGCTTCAATTGTAATTTCCATAGTAAACAAGTTTTAGCTTTAAAGGTATAGCCGAAGAAGTACGTGAGTATATCTTCGGCTTTTTTATTTACCTTTGTTGAAAAACAGTTTGTTATGAAACAAGTATTATATAAAAATGATATATACCCCTATAATGTAAGGGTATTGCTTGGAGCAGATGAAGAGTATATAGTTAAGACGTTCGCCAACCTGGAAGTAGAAGATCAGAGCTGGGAGGGGTGGACTGATGATTATGGTGGCAGAACTATTTTCGTAGGAAACCGAACCAATCACAGGAAAGAAATATGTTTCTTATTTCATTCACTATCTGATATGGATGTTAGAACCATAGGACACGAATGCCTGCACGGTCTTTCTATTTATTGTAAGTATCTTAATATGGATTACGGTTTTGAAGTCGGAGGAGATGAGCATGCCGCCTGTCTGATGGGATGGTTAGTTGATAAGGTTTGTGGTGCTTACCACAAATTTAAGAAGGAGGAAGAAAAAAATGGCAAAGAAGACTAAAAATTATGTAAGAGACAAACAACCAAAAACATTATGGAGTAAAATTGGTCCGTTTGTAAAACTTAGAGAATATCTGGCATCTAATATAACACCTGACGTGTATGCTAATGAAAGAGGATTAAAAACCAAAATAATGGAATTTTTTGGTCAAGATGTTCCGAAAGCCAATGTAGATGATTTTAGTCAGAATCTTTGGTTTAGATTCTTAAACCAACCAAATAATCTGAAAGAGGAAAATGGGATTGTCAGAATACCAGACAATATCAAATCCATTATATCTGACAGGATAAATGGTGGGTGGGAGAAAATGACTAAAAAATATGGAAGGGAGCTTGATTCCTTAGATAATAAGATAATTGATGGAAAAGTTGCAGGCAAGGACGTATCTGATTTGGAGGAGTTAAGGGATGTAACAAGTAGGAAACTTGGAATGGTGGAAGAGGGAATAGATCTCTTAAAAAAAGCCAGAACTGGAGAACATCAGGTATTTAACGAATACAATTTTATACCAGATGCTTACGGCGATTTAAATGATTTATCAGGCTTATCAAGTTTCACTATGTACCGTGATGATAGAGGTAGGATGGTCGTAAAAGATAAGTATGATTTTTATAGAAGCGATCAACCTCTTGGTGTAGGGATTGTTACTAAGATTCTTGATACAATAGGATACCCGTTTGATATTCTGGATTATGTAGAAGATAAGAATCCATATGAAGAGAATGATCCAAACAAGGTTTTGTTGAAATCCGCCATTGATTCCAAGAATGATCTGGATAAAAAAATGAAGATAAGATCTAAAAAACAAGGAGGGGATTCTTCTAAGCCGGAAATAGATTGGGATTTATTCAAATCCAAATATGAAAATATGAAGCGCGTGGGTAAGGGTACGCACCGCACTATGGACGTAGATGGAATGAATATGATCTATGATGCTTTATATGATAAAGGTTTCAATCAACGCCAGATAGAAGCCGTACTTGGAAATATTATTGAAGAATCTGGTGGTAATCCCTATGCCGTATCTGATTATGGAGGGTTTAAGGGACTTTTCCAAGAATCTGATAAAAGATATCCACCCAAAGAGTTTGAGAAAGATAAAGAGCGATTTAAGGGGGATAAGCGTGGATATATCAATTACATGATAGACAGATTTTATGATCATGTTCAAGATGCTGGGATGTATAGTATAAAGGATACTAAATACAATAAAGCCATTCATGCAGTAAGCGAATTTATGTCAGAAGATCCAGATACGGATTATTCGTATCCACTTGTATATGCTTTTGAAGCTCCATCAGATAAAGAAGGAACTTATAAAAACAGAAAGAGCGTATCAAATTTGATAAGTCAATCTTATGTTTTGGATAATGTTGATAAAAATGATAATACTATTGTTGATGCTATTCTTGGAATAAAAAATGATCTTGAGCTACAAGACTCTATTTCCACTACAAGAGGTGAAGCCTTTAAAGAAGCCAGGAAAAGAGGTCTTAAGGAATTTACATGGAATGGAAAGAGATACAATACCAACATCAAGAAGGAAGGTGGCGTAGTTGGCAAGCAGCGTGAAGCATATGAATACTTTACTAATAAGCGCGGCATGTCCAAGATACAGGCGCTCGCCATCATAGGTAACCTCATGGCTGAATCCGGCCTTAAAGATGACATATACGGAGACAACAGAACATCATACGGCATACAGCAATGGCATAATGAGCGCATGGATAAGTTGTTCAAGCACGCCAAAAAGAAAGGTCATTCTACACCAACATTCAAAGACCAACTTGAGTTCTTGGCTGACGAATACGAAGGGAAAACCGGATATTCTAATTTCTTATACACAAGAAAAGGAAAAGAAGGACCAGGGTATTACAACTACAGCCGGCAGGATTTTATGAACGCCGATAACCTTAAGGATGCTGTAGTAGCTTGGAACCAAGGAGCAGGACGTCCTCATAAGAATGTTATAAGAAACGATGACCGTTATAATTATGCTATGGAGGTTGCTAAAAATCTTGGTTTGGAAATTGAAGAAAATTCCGTATCTTCGTATGGTCAAATGGGATTCGGAGATGATGCTGAAATAGCAGCATCGGTAACACTTCCAGAGGTAGAAGTGGCAGCCGCCCTTCCTAACCCGGAAGTCCCGTCCCAGGAGAGACAGTCCGAGGAAGAGAGATTCCGTACATGGACTGAAACGTATGGTAAGGACATCATAAATCATTTACTGACGTTAGACGGGAAAAAGGATGGTGATGACAGTGATTACAGCATGATGTATAAACAGCATGAAAAAGAAAGCGAAGAGGATAAGAAAATGGCTTTGATTAATGCCGTGCTTCCCAATATTCAGCTTCGCATTAAAGGCGTCACCGATAATTAGAACAATATTATTTTATTTCCTCATATTAATAAAGCGAAGCCGGATTTGAGACTCGTTACACGGATACCGAAGGTTGAAGAACGTCATCAAGATAATCCGGCTTTTCTGTGCGATTTCGTGAAGGATGGAACTATCATCGCCTTTGTTTAACAGAACAGACCTACGTACTTCCACTGTCCTGACAGGCATGGACGCCCGTCTCGCCTACCAGCCTGCCTAATTCTCCACTGGCTACCTAATATAATTATTAACGTCACTCCATCACCTATCTCCCTTCAGTCGATAGGTTCAGTCGTTTTTGAATATTATAAGTTTTTTCGCATCGTTCCCTTCGGTCACGATACTCAATCTTTTAACACAATTAGGCAAACAATACAATAGACGAAAAAAGTAATTTGTCAATCCGTTCACTCACTTAACTCCCTTCGGTCGTTAAGTTCATTCACTGCAAACAATTATATGAATAAATGGTAAAGTATATAAAATAATATAAATAATATAATGAGTAAGATCATTAAAAATGGTCTTAATATTAAGGAAAACGGAGACTATTTATAGGCGTAGTTTTAATTCAAGATTTGTTGTCCCACTCCTGACGGTCAGACGGTTACGTTCAGGGTCATTTTCCCGTCTCTTATCCAAACCGTCATAAAATAAAAAACCTTGTATCCTATTTCTCTCAAACCGGATACAAGGCAGTGCATTTTCTTCTTTTTATGTAAAATCATATATTTGCACTAAACAAACAATATGGAGACAAAAATAACTGAAATAATGAATCCTCACAAGTTACACGACAAGCTCTTCAAGAAAGAGCAGGTCTCTCTTATAGAAGTTATATACAATAGCTTCAGCAACTTAGGGTACAATGTAGTACGCCGTCCAGCCGGTCAGTGTTTAGGCAATTTGAGATATTTTAATCTATTTTATGACAAACATACTCATCATTTCTATCAGAAAGACAGGAAGTTGAGATATTGTAGCAACTTTCTCATATCTGATTACTGGAAAGATAGAGTGCGATGTTTCATAGTTTGGAACTTTGGTTTTGGAAGATTCTTTCCGTACAATGACTTTATTGAGGCTATGGTTTATGATTATCTCCGATATGGGAGAAAGTCAGTTCCTTATCTTAAAAGCGTGCAAGAGGCTGAAGAAAAGTGTGTAAGGTTCTATATCCGGTCTCAGATAGACATGCTTCGTAAGGAAGGATATGCTGCATACCGGGCTAAGTTTAAGGAAGAACGTCCTCAGTATTTCATCGGAGACGATAGGACGGTGTTTAGGTGCCTTGACAGCTCTTTGAAAAGAGAAGAGAAGATTGCTGCATGCGTAGCCCACAAAAGGGCTTTAAAAGAAGGTATAATAACCTCTTTCATCAACCATCTCAAGAAACATCCTACCACCTTGTATTCTTGGTTTTCATCAGAGGTAGACAGCGAAGGAAAGAATAGGATATGTTTATCTGACAAGGCTGTTTCGTATTTGAATAAGAGACTGGTTCGCAATGGATTAAAGGCTCTTTCTGCATCATATCTTTTTAGAACGTTTAGAAAAATGGTGAAGACTTTGTTCGGTTTCAATGTCAGGTCGTTCTTGAATAGCTGTCTGATGTCTGTTTCAACAGAAGAGGTTTTAACCAAATCTATGAAGAAAATAGTTTCCAAGACAGTGCTGTTTTTGTACAAGAGAGCGCTTAAGAACTATCGCCGGGCATGCGGTCTTAAGTACGACCCTGATTCGGGCGGTTTGTCTGCCGTACATGATTGATTTTTAAACGTATCCCATAACGTTGGATTTTCTCGTTCGTTTCTCTTATCTTTGTGAAAAAAGATAGTATGAAATTACGAATCATAAAAAATCGTCCGATATTCGCTCCTGGCGGTAGTGTTCAGGATAAGAAACAGGATATTAATGTATCCTCTACTCAGCCTATTCTTGATTATGGAACGCCTGTTAATAAATGGGGTGAATCTGATATTCAGAATATATATATGCCTTCTGATGTGACTTTAGAAACAGAGGAGGGGGAGATAAATCCATTTAGCAGTATGCCTACATCCGATCCGTTTTTTGAAAACAATGATGCAGGGTATGCAGGATATCTCGCTGATAATAGTGGCATGGTTAAAAACGTAGAGAAATCAGTCGTTGATAATGCAATGAATGTAGGTGATGCGGATGCTGATTCCTCTAAAGAAAAACGTTCCCAAGATGGTAATCCTCTGGATCCTATGACTACCCCATATTATTCACCCGATCTAACCGGCAGAGCTCAAATGTTCGGTACAAGTCTTGGCCGGATAAGAGCCGGTAATAAGGTCGGTGCTAATGTGGCTCAAGCTGCCTTGTCTGGTGTTAGTTTAGGATTAGGTCTTACCCGTAATATCATGGGAGCTTCATCTGCTGCGTATGCAGCCAGCAGAGACGAGCAGGCGGCGAGGGAAAAACTTGCCAAGGAGCGTCGTCAGCAATTCATCAAGTGGGAACGTGAAGGTGGTGGCGTGAATTTAGGTAACGGTCAGAAGATGGATACGTCTGATATGACCGGCGAATATATTTATCCTCTTCCCAAGTCTATGGAAGATGCTGCGAATGTAGAGATAGAGAAAGGCGAGTACGTGCTGACTCCTGACTCCGTAGGGCCTATGGAAGCCAAAGGAAACAGACATGAAAATGGTGGCACTCCGGTTGATTTGCCAGAGGCTTATATTGTTTCCGATTATCGTAAGATAGATGATGAGTTTGCCTCTTACGTTAGAGAAAATTATGGTATTAAGGCAACGTCAAAAGATACGTATGCTACACTCCTTGATCGATATAAGAAGAAGATTGGTTTGTCTGATAAGTACGAAGATCAGGAGCGTGTATATAAGAGATTAGAGAAAAATGAAGATGTAAAAGACAAAAACACATCTAATCTTAATGCTTCTATTCTTTCCAAGTACGTCAATGAAAACCAGAAAGAGATAGACGAGCTTGAAGCACAATTTCGTTCTTTCGCTGAAATCGTTTATGGCAAACAGGAAGAATCTAAGCGTAACGAGAAGATGGATGCTTTTTTCAGGGATGGCGGGGTTGTTGATCTGAATCAGGTAAAGAAACAAGCTAAGGCTTTTAATATTGCAGAATCAGATGCTAAGAACTGGATATATGACGAGTATGTTAAGCAAACCAGAAAAATGGCTGAAGGTGGACCTACTCAGAAGGAACTGGAGGAGCTTAGAAAGAGTGCTATCGGCTACAATAATCTTATCAATCAGTTATTTGGACGAACTCTTAATATGACTGTATCTGATGTTAGCGGTCGTGAGCAGATTCTTAATCCTGATTCCAGTGTCAATGCCAATCAGAATCTCCAACATAGAAGCAATTTAGGATACGGCAGGGTAAATAATAAGGCGGTATCTAATTTGCTCGACATAAACCGATGGGCCAACAAGTACAATACGGATGGTGATTTTGATACAGAAGGTTTCCAGAAAGGATACAACAGGCAATTAAATGCATTGTGGGCGTTAGCTGATGTCGGCGCTATTACGAATGCTGATGCAGCCAAGAAATTCAGAGATGAATACGGATTCTGGGGACAGGACGCCGGAAGCTACGGAGGGAATCAGGCTTATAATTCATTTGCCGTAGATGATAAGTTTGGTCAGACAACAGCTACTCGTTCTTATTATGGGTTGGACGTTGTTTCGGCAGAGCAAAAAAGATTGTTAAACGAAAAAGGGATAAAGAATTATGTTGACTTATTTGGTGATAAATCTGATGCCGCTAAGAAGATTCTGGGCTCCGATTATAATAAGTTTGTTGCTTTAAGAGATAGTGGGTTAATGCCGGAAATAGACTTCGTTCTTGAGTCTGTTAAACCAGAAATGAAGCCTATTGAGGCCGGTCCCATAGCACCAGGCCTTACACCGCCTAAGATTGGATCTCCTGGAAGGATAGAGGTAAAACCGAAAGCAAGTACGCCTACGACTGCAACTGACACCGATACAGAGGAGGTGGTTGAAGACAACGGACCTAAAGGACAGGGCAGACCGGCGGCGTTCGGTCCTATCTTCCCGGAGATGCTGAGAACGCTCGATACAGGCTTGGAGATAGAAGGTCTGGAAAGACATCAGGCTCCGAGAATAGATCCGGTTCTTCAATCTGCTGATCAGTATATCAACGAGCTCAACCGCGCGACATCGGCTCAGTTGGACGCAGTAGGTGACGTGCCCGACTCCCAGCGCTCCGCTATTATGGCTAATATGAACGCCATAGCTGGAAGCAATATAGCCAAGTACATTAACGAAGTAAATTTCAATAACGCAAGGCAAATAAACGAAGCTGATAGATTCAATGAAATGGCTTATGTTCAAACAGATGATAAGAACATAGCGGAAAGGCAACGTTATGAATCCGGATTGTTGAAGGCTATGGCTATAAGGGATGAAAATCTTGCTCGTTATTATGATAGTATAAACAGCGAGATACAGAATAAGTTCAATGTTCGTACATCGTTGAATACCATAGCTTCCATAGCTCCAAATATGAGAATGCTTCCAAGTGGTCAAATTATTTACGTTCAAGGTAATCAGGATGTGATGAATATGGGTGATTATTCCACACCTTACTTGAGAAGTTTAAATGAAGAAGATGATGAAATTAAAAGAAGAAGGAGGACCAAATAGTGGCTTCACAGTATAGTATTTTAAGGCAATATGCCCCGTATGTTAGTCCTTACAACATAGATCTTGTTAAGGACGTCATGATGTACAAACAGCAGAAGGTTGATGCTGCTCGTGAAAAGATCTATACCCAGGTAGATTATCTTATGGGTCAAGAGATAGATAAGCCTGAAGCCCGTGCTTATATGGAGGATAAGATGTCAGGTGTGATTGCTAACATCAATCAAAAATTCAAAGGCGTGGATCTTTCTTCTGATGGTGTTACGAGAGCTATACAAGGAGAGATCAGTTCAGTGTTGGATGATACGGTCATTAACGCGATTGCCGGCACAAAAGAAGGCAGGAGAATGCATAAAATGCTATCTGATTTACAAATAAATAATCCAGAACTTTATTCTGCTGCGAATGCTTATGCGGCTTTAAAGCCGTATAATGAATGGGTGAATGATGGAAAGGCTGGTTCCCGTCTTGCTCCTCTTCAATATACTCCTTATACTGATTATAATAAGGAATTAAAAGATAGGATAGATTTTATAAGTAAGCTTCATAAAGGAGCTAAAGTTCAGATTCCTATTCTTGACAAGGATGGTCATCCTACTGGGGCAGTACAAGAAGTAACTAAGGATATGCTTACTCCTGAACAGATAGCTTCTTTTGCATTGTCAGGGTTATCAGATAAAGCAAGGCAGCAGATGCAGGTGGAGGCTATTTACATGGTAGACTCTAATCCCTCTTTATATTCGTATGATTCTGTTCTTGGTTTTATGAATAAGCAGATAAGTGATAAGCAGAGGTATGTTGATGCTCTTACTGCCGATCTTTCCGGTTTGGGTTCTGATCCTGCAAAGAAAGAAATGGTTGAAAATGAAATAAAGAGAGCCAAATCTGAAATAGCTTCCATGAAATCTGAATTTAGCAGAATGGATGAAAGGGCTTACGATCCGTATCTTGGAGCGATGAAGGTTATTGAAAATAATTTTATTAATAATGCTGCTGCTTCATATGCTTATGATAATTCGTCTTTCATAATCAAAGCCGACGAGCTTTACTGGAAAACCAAAGAATATAATCAGAGGGAAAGATTAGCTAATTTGAATTTCGAAAAATGGAAGATAGAATTTGAATATGAAAGAAATAGGGATATTGCAGAGTTTGAATATGGTAAGAATAAGGATGAAGCCAGATTTGGATTAGACGAAGAACGTCTGAAGATGCAGAATAGGCTTAATGAAGCCAGAATAGCAAAACTTATGTCCTCTGGTGCAGGAGCGGCAGGCGGCAGAGCTGGAAGCCGAGCCATGCAGGTGGGCGTTGGCACAAACTCTGGTGGAACTATTTCAGCTAATCCTATCGAAACTAAAAATATTAGCATATCAGAAGAAACTCATAAGAAGTTTAATAAGGCATATACAGATCTTGTAACATCCGGAAGTAGACTATCTACAGCCCTTGGTGCTGAAAACATGAAAAATATTCAAGCTGCCATATCAAGAAATATGACGGATGAAACATCAGGATACAAGTATCTTATGGATGAAGAAAAACTTCTTAAGTATATAAAGGACAATGGAGGTCTCTCTAATGATATGTTTGACAAGCTACCTATGGCAGAGAGAAAAGCTGCCACAGATGCTTATATGCAGCTTAATAGCGCTGTAGACAAGATGGATATAGAGAATGATAGAATTAAGAAGGAGAATAAGATTTATGATAATATTGTATCTGAAATAGCAAATGCGATCGCGCAGAAGGAAGGAGGTAAACCCGAAGAATATATAGCCTATGCTACAGCGTTATCCCTTAATGATATTTTAAGAAAAAATAGAGGTACAGTCGGCGATGTAGAATCTGGAGTAAGATATTATGAAAAAGGATTCTCGCCTGCTGATATAGCTACTATAAGAAAGAGGGTGAAAAATGATGGCATTGATTTATCTAAAGTATTTGAGAGGGATAGCAAAAGTGGCAGGTATTTCTTAAAAAAATACGATGATGTAAAAAATAGTTTCTCGGATGGTGAAGAAAAGGTGTTTTTTAATACACTGTATTCTATTAGCGGAATGGAGAGCGTTGGAGGTGATGTAGTAAGCGATATTAATATAGCCAATCAAATAACTAAGGTTCAAGATGATGGTATAAATGAGATACGTAAAGAATATCTCGAACTGTATTCACCTAACACAGTAACGTATTCAACCAAATTAACCTCCAAGGAGGCTGGTTATAGAGAGATGGGTGTTCTCAGGGATCTATTTACTAAAAAAATGGCAGAGCATCCTGTTGGTAAATCTAAATCATCATCGGCAACTATTGAATCATTTTCTTTGACAGAATCGGGAATAGCCGACAATGGAGAGAAGACTTACAGTTTGGTTGCTAATCATACTGGTGAAAGAGAGGAAATAGATATTGTTGAGGTATCTGAAACAGAGTTGATAAATAATGGCATAGATCCTGGTATTAATACTCCTTCCGTCGATATAGGTGGATATGAAAGTGGTATTATAAGACCTACATTTGGAAGTGATACCAATATGTGGTATCCGAAGATGCTTGAAAATTCAGATATATCACCCGCTTATTCTTCTGTATCTTCAATGATGAAAGTGTTATCAGATATGATAAATGAATCTGGTAATAATTTAGATGATATGCCAGAACAAAAGGTTTGGCTTCTTAATGCAGCTAAAGATATATTGGATAACAGTGGAAAGCTTGGTGTAAAGGTTGAAGGTTATGATCCTAAGACAAGTTACGGTTATGGATATGAGACAAGGCTTTATCTTATGGAGAATGGTAAACCTGAGTTAATAGATTCGTTTGATACTCCTAATGTATGGTTTGCGGATAATGTGTCTAAAGAACTTGCTGTTGCGCCTCAGAAAAAAATAGTTGTTTTTGTGGTGCCAGCCATAACAGAGGAGATTAAGGATATGGTGGCGGCAAAAGAAGGAGGTAATTTACCTGCGTCTTTGAATAAAAACGGCAAGTTGATGAAGTTGTTGAATAGTGTAAATAGGGAATAATATATGGAAAATAAGGAACAGACATTGGTAGAGAAATCAGGTTTCTTACCATCTACTGGATTAAGAGGGTATAATGCCGTAGTTCCTACGCGATATGAAGAAGAATCTTCTCTTATTGAGGGAGCAAAAAGAGAGATGGAGAGGATGAAAGTAGGTTCATATACTCCCCCGGTATCAGCCATAAATCCTGATGATGATTCAGAAAAAGGGTCTGATATTAGCGGAATAGATACTTCTTTTGATGTAGACACATCTTTTTCTGGACTAAAATCGGCTCTGAATGGTGGAGATGATCCAAGAAAGAAGAAAGAGGAGTCTTATAATAAGTTAAATTCCATGATAAAATCTATTCAAGATAAATCAAGGAATACTTATTCTGGTAAACAAACGTCTTATGGTGAGGTTATAGCTGGTAATCAACAGTCATCTGCTGTTGATTTTGGTGTATTTGGTAAAGGAAGAACTATTAAGTTAGATGAAGCATATGACTTTTTATCCGATGGGAACATCGGTCTTGCAAAGTTTAAAAGTTATATGCCAGGAAGGGATAATGAAGATTATTACGGAAGAAGGCAAACTACTTGGAATAAGGCTGTTAATGGTATAGGGAAACTTGTCACAAAAACAGCATTATATGGTGTATCAGGAGTAGTAGGTATTATCCCGGCTGCGTATAATCTTATAAAGACTGGTACGTTATCTTCTGCATTTGACAATGATTTTACACGGACCATAAATGATATAGATGAAAGAATAAACCACTCTCTTCCTCATTATTATACAAGAGAAGAGCGTGATATGGGATTTTTGCAGAGTCTTGGAACTGCAAATTTTATTTTTAATGATGTTATTGGAAATGGTCTATCGTTTACGACAGGAGCTATTCTGTCTGCCTACCTTACAGGTGGGATGGGCGTGTCAAGTCTTGGAGCTGTTGGCGCTAAAGTAGGGATGAGAGTGGCCGGAAAGATGGCGGCGTCTAAGATTGCGGCAAGTGCTGTAAAATCAGCTTTTGGAGCGTATAGAGCAGGAGCGATGTACGGCAGGGCTATAGGTAATATGGCCAAGGTAGGAGTAAATACGTTCGTGGGCGCCGGCTGGGAGTCTGCCGTGGAGGCTCAGTCCTTCATGAAAGACTCTGAAAGTAAATACAAGGAATATTTTAAAAATATGTATGGTCGGAATCCTAATCAGTCTGAGATGGCTGAATTTAAGAGTTCTATTTCCGATACGGCAAATAGCATATTTTTAGCTAATATGGGTATAGTTGGATTATCCAATTATCTTCTTCTGGGAAAATATCTTGGAGTAGACACTGGTTTTGCTTCTAAATACATACCTGGATTAAAGGGTGTATCAAACACATATAGGGGATCAAAGAGTTTTGTAGATCGCTATTTGTTTGGATTAGGGACTAAGAAGGTAGCGGGTGATGCTGGAAGATTACAGACGGTAAAAGCAAATTTATTCCAGAAATCCTTAGCTACTGTTTGGAATGTATCTAAAAGACCCATATCTGAAGGTGTATGGGAGGAAGGCATGCAAGGTGTTGCTCAGCGCATGGGGGAAGATTTTATTAGATCAAGATATGATAAGACGTATCTTGATGCTACGTCTTCTATAGTTGATTCTTTTTCTAAGGCCATAGCTGAACAATTTACAACCAAAGAAGGATTGAAAGAGATTGGCATAGGAGCCCTGATTGGTGGTTTATTTGGAGCCAGAAATGGTGCTTTTGGTTTATATGAAAGGAGAAATAAAGAGCGTACTATTAATACTGATGTTGAGAAATTTAATAGTAATAATGCTTTTACTTCTCAATCTGTAAAAGACTCTATGCGAAATTTAGCCGAATTTAATGCTCAAATGAATGATCCTGAATCAGATTATTATTCTAAATTTGAATTATCTGACAGAATGGGAATGTTAGAGGATACGGCTAACAATTTCAGGTCAATGGTTAAAAGCCTTGACGAAAGTGAGTTGGCTTCTGAAATGAAAGTAGATGAAGAAACTGTTAAAAAATACAAGGAAGATATTATAAAAGATTTTGATAAGAAGTTAGCCAATTATAAAAAAGCTTCTTCTTTTGCTGAGGCTATTACTGCTGAGACTTCATCCGATCTTTATCGATCTAATGTTGCTAATGCTGTGTTTAAGGGGTTGGATGCAGAGGATATAGCAATGGAAGCATCAAATGATATTGCTGATTATGTAAATGACAATAATTTGTTTGATGATATAAATACGTTTTATTCATTATCAAGTCAAGCTTTTGATACAGCTAATCAGTTAAGGGAATTGCGTAATGAGATCAATGATCTGAATGCTGAAATAGAGAGGTTGGCTACAACTCCGAGAAGAGTAGAGGATGGCAATGATACCGAAGCAGAGGCTATAAAACAAAAAACTATTAAATACGATAATCTTAATAAGGAATATAGAAGGTTGTCAGAAGATCTTCTTAGTAGTTATAAAGAAGTATTTTATTCTTTTGATCCTGGAGTATCAGCTCTTGAGTTGTTTAAATCCGAAACAATAACTGCTGAAGATATATTGAAGGCTTATGACTCTGTTGCTTCTTTAAGCACTTATATCGAGAACAATAAGGGGAAGAAAGAAGCAGAGGATTTAAGAAAGATGGTGGTAAAATACCAGCAAGCTATTACCCAATATAAGGTTCTACGGTCATTCATGAACTCCATGCAGGATAAGAAATTTATGAGACACGATTTTTCTTTATTCTCTAAGTTCTTAAATGATATGGTGTCATCCGATACCAAGCCTATAGAAAGTGATCGTTTTTATCAGAACCAGGAAGGAAACAATATCAGTTTAGATGAAAAAATAAATGAACTCCTGAATAATGGTGAAATAGATTCAGATGAGGCATTTACAATGAAAGTATTTGGTCATTTAAATGATGGTATAATTCAGAAGCCGAAAGAGGATATATTGTCTGATTTTGATTATGAGTTGGCAATGAAAGATCTTTTGTCTGCACCTATAGAGGTTAGAGAACGTATCGTAGATAAGATATATACAGGTAATCAAGATCTTTTATCTCCAAGAGAGAAGGAGATATATGAAAAGTATAAACAGGATATTGATGATTATATATCAAATCTTGGTGATAGTCCGGCTAAGATGATAAAAGATTTATCAGATAAAGTTAGGAGACTTACTGAGCCTCGATCTGTGTATGAGGATAATAAAGCTATTATTGATATGGCTAAATCCAATTTGGAACCAGATCAAAGGCAGGAACTTGATGATGCTATTTCTTCGTATGTGGATATAATGAACAGACGGGACAAAGGGGAGAAAGTTGACGAAGATAAGCTTGCTGATTCGGTATTTACCATAGAAGATCTTGGCCAGGTTGGAAACATCACGGATCTCCTTCCTTATGTTGAACAAAACAGGATTATTGACAAAGGTCGTATTTCCGAATCTACGTTAAGTAATTTTGGGGAGGATGATGCTAATATAGATTCTCTTGTAAATGAATTAGACGAATCTGATAATACGCCGGGAGCCAATATAGATAGCGCCCAGAATCCAGAGACGTTGATGGTGAGAAGAATCTCCAATGACGGCAATGAAAGGTATGAAATTGCAGGTCTTAGAGCCGATAAATTTATATCTTCAATAAAATCATTGGTTCCTATTCAAATAAGCTCTGAAACGAACGCTAATGGTACTAAAAGGTATTCTCTTAACATAGGTGGAGAAACGGCTACTATAATTGAACTTCCTTATCATGCGAGATGGTCTATAGATAAAGAATCGGCTCGTGTTCTTAACCGTTACACAGATGTGTCTATTCAGGACGTGGGTAATTCCTATTCTTTGGTTTATAAGCGTCTTGATTCAGATGAGTTGGTTCCGTACAGAACGGGTGTCGGATTCGGAGAGAATGAAGTAGATAAAATAGATCAGGAAGCATTATCTTCTTTGAAAAAAGGAGATAAGGTTAATCTCGAAATAGATGTAAATGATACCTATAATCAGTCTCTTTTTGCCGAATACAATGATGCTGTTCAGTCCGGCGATAAAAAAAGAATAGAATCTGCTGAAAATAAACTGGTATCCAATATGGTTATTAAGGTTATGAGTGGGAATAGATTCGTTTCTGTTGTAAAAGCTGACACAGGGGGCATAGATGGTATAAGTAAGATAAGAAGAACGGCTTTCAACAAGTGGAAGAAGGACGCCGGCCGGTCGGCTACCATCAGCGTCGGCACGCATGTTGTTGCCCAGACCCTTCCCGGAAGACCGGTGTTTAACATGAAGGTGAACGGTCAAGGATATGGCCAGGTAGAAAATCTCCCTATTACCGAAAAAGGTGCTGAAAAAGTATCTGATGTCGGATATGTATTAAATGGCAAAGTCGTGCTTAAGAACGGCTCTAAATACACAGGCTTCCCATTTGCTTATTCTATATTAAATGACAAGGGGAATAATTACAAAAATGTAAGAGTTCCGGTAGTTGTTATCAAGGGTAAAAACGGCCTTAATTATCTTTTCCCTGTTAGTTTACGTTCTGTAGAATCAGAGGAAGGGCAGAAATGGATTTCTTTTATAGATATGCTGCTTGAATCCGGTGACTCTGAATTGTTACAGATGGGTCAAGATGACATACAAGATCTTAATGCGTATCTGACCAAGTTAGGTCTTGATCCGGCTTCGTATCAAGTATCGTATTTGAATCCTATTTCAGGGCTTAGAAAAGCTCGTGAGGCTATAGAAAAATTATCTACAGTTCCTGATGTTGTTAAGTGGGTAGAAGATGAAAGTAGGAGCGTGAAAGACATTGTGACGTCTGAAGTAGAATCTGGAATAGATTTCGAAGGTGAGATGTTTGTCGCTCCTAAGATCAGGATTCAGTTTGGTAAATCATCTTCCAGCCCTAAGTCGCTTATAGAGGATGATCTTCCTTTCTCTGATGAGGGTAAGACCGTTACTTCTAAAGAAGACGTGGATGTTTATGAAGAGGAAATGCCAGAGGAAGGGGCTGTCCGGGAGACTCAGCCGGCGCCATTAGCTCAGCCGACTCCTGCGGCACAAGCTGCGCGGTCTTTACCTGGCAAGAAGCGTACCTCCAGGAAAAACTTCTCTCTTATGTTAAACGAAATAGAATCTCATATAGAAAAAGAAGGATTGCCGCCTTATGCTAATATTTTTGATTTTATAGCAAGGAAGATTGTAGGAGGTGATTTGAGATTTCTTCGTGAGAGAGGTAATCCTAAAAGCCTTAAGGAAGAAATGGGATTAGAACCTAAAGGAACAGTAGGTGATAAAATATCCACTCCTTCCAGTAAAGGTGGTAAGACCTTAGAAGAATACGTTTCTTGGCTTCGTTCTCAAACAGATCAGGTGGTGGTTGATTATGTTGGGCCAAGATCTGACGAACAAATTATATCAGAGTTGAAAAACTTTTTGAAATATATTAATTTTGTTCCAAGCAAGGCTTTGAATTATTCTCTTAGAGTCAATGGCATGGATACCCTAAAAGAATATGGCACAAAAGAGGAAGTAGAAAAAATGGAATCTGATATCAATAGTTTGGTTTCTAAAGTTTTGCCTACGGTGGATAATAAAACTGTAGAAGATGTTTCTACTGCAATAAAATCAAACAACTTGCCTGCCATATGGGAGCCCGTGGAAAGCCTTGATATGACAAACGAGGAAAAAATAGAGTTTTTGAATAACGTAGCAGATTTCCTTAGCGGCATACCAGAGTATGATGCTGTCGTGGAGTCTATAGAGTCAGAATCAGATAATATTTTAAATGATGGAAAAGAAGGAAGTGCAGAAGGCGGTGCAGTACGCACTGAGGAAGATGGCGATAAAAAGGGAGATGGAGAAGGCAAAGGACAATCCAGAACAAATGTCGAAGTTGAAAGAAATGTCGAATTACCTGGATCTGAAGAAGGAAGAGTAGATAACTATAGGAAGAACGGAGATAAGTTCTCTGACATTGCTGAAGTTACTTTATGGCTACTTAGAAGGGCTGCCGGCATAACCTCTATCCCGGAAGGAGAAGAGGTTTATGTAGAGGGAGATGAGGTTAATAGTATTATGACCGATATGGAATCAAGGTATGGTATAGACACCATCAATCACTCGCATACGACTAAGGCTATAAGGGACCTTAACGGCGTATCAGGTTATAAAGTAGAATACGGCTTAACCTTTTTGACATACGATCCTTTTATTAGAATATCCAATCTAAGGAAAGGATCTAAGGCTGCGAAAGACGAACCTCGTATATCCGAAGAGTCGCTTACTCACATATCAAGGGTGACAACCCCTTATTTCCTGTACGGCGGCGATGAAGCATATACATCTGTTCCGGCTAAGGTAGAACCTATACCGGAGAAGATAATGGGTCGTAATGGCATTAAATTTGGTATGAGTGTAGTCGAGTTAACCAAATTAGGGTACAAAAAAGCTGGTGGAAACTGGATATATAAATTCTATATGAACTCAGGTGTGTATGATTTGTATAATATCAGTACCGGTGAAGCGTTTAGGGCAAAACCGGATCTTGGAGTTAAGATAAGTTCCAGCGCATTCATCCGTTCTTTATCTCAATCTGGTAGGAAAATACAAAATATGATTAGTAATATGAGCCAGGAAGAGATAGATAGGAATAAGAATCTTGTAGAAGGTTCTGATAATTCGGATTCGATAAATGAGTTAAATAAGGAGTGTTAAGTAAGAGAAGGAGATTTTTTAATGCTGCGGATAATTTTGTGGGAGGATGTTATAATAAGTTATCCAATGAAGATATAAAAAGGCTTGGAGGAAAAAGACCTTATGTATGTCAGTTTAATAAAATTCATATACATATAGGACCTGTATTAAAAGATCATGATTCTGATGTTAGTTACATAATGTTTAATAGTAATTGGAATCATGGTGGTTATGAATCTATGGTTTATAATCATAGCAATAATGGTATTTTTATATTAGGTGAAAACAAAATTGGTAACATAGAAGATCATATACAAGATCTAACATATTGGTACGAATATGATCCAAGCATTAATGAAAATTATTGTTATTTTTATTATGAGGCTAATAACAGCGGAAATGCTATCAAGTTGAATGGTGAGTTTGGTGATACCAGTACTGTTTTCAACATTCCCAGCTTGGAAGTCACCACTCTTCGTGATGGCAGTTTGAGTTTTCCGGAGATTTATATAGAAGGAATTTGGGATCCGTCATTGTATAAGTCGGTTTTATAATTAACTTTGCAAAAAAGTTAATTACAATGGGTGTCAAATGTCAGATAGAAAAAAAGGAAAATGAAATAAAACGGGTTAAGGCTCCTAACGGGGAGCCTTCCGTTCTTTACGAAAGTGCTTTAAAAGTATTAGGAAACAGCGAGCGGGCCCTTCAGGTATGGGCTAAGGCTTACACTCCTGGTTTTTTGTCGTATTACGGTCATTGGAACAACCCGGCTCCAGGGGAGATGTTTAATACCGATCCCAATGGCGAACCTCTTTTAGAAGACGTGCTGTCGTATATGAAGCGTCAGACTTATTTTGCTGATCCTTTAACGGCTCAGGACATTAAGGATGTAAGGGATTTCCTTTTGTCTACTCATTATTTTTTCAATGCGTCTTCATTGTCTAATGCTATCCTCTTCGATTTTTATGTAGATGGCAGTTTGATACTGAATGAGCAGAAATTAAGGAGATCCGGTTTGTATGATGAAACAGAAATAAGTCGTATTTTATCCGATCCTTCTGTTTTAAACGAGGTTTCGACTTCCATGAGAAAGTTAATAGATTCTTCTATTAACGAACATGATAGGGAAAAGGATAATTATTTTATGTCTGTTGACTATCAGTATGGTCCTATTGTTTACAAGGAGGGAGTGTTTAACCAATTTGGTAAAAAAGTACCATATAATCCTTCTGAGCTTTATTGGGCTATGGGCAAAACAGTAGCCGGCATAAAAAACTTTTCTGAATTTTCATCTGCTTTTGAATCGTTGAGAAACTCATACCCTGAACTGGTTGAGAAATTCGTTTCTGATAAAGAATTTGCCGAATCTATGTTTGATGAGTTCTCATCTACGAATAAGATTCCGGTAATAAACATAGAAGGGGATGATGTGGTAGAAGGCAAGAGAAGATCCTTGTCTAAGCTACAAGATCTGTCTTATTACAATCCTGGCAAAATAGAGTTCCTAAGAGCTCGTATATCAGCTTATTTACATAGGGCTAATGCCGACACCGAATCCGACTTAAGAAGCATGATATGGGATATAGAAGAGGCTTGTACGTGGTTTGGCATAGATATAATAGGGACATCGGAAACTTATGATGGCACAGAAGAATCTTTGAATAAGATAGATAATTTGATGCTGGATCTTGATATTTATGTGGCCAGGCATAATGATGTAAATTATGCTCCAACGCTGGCATCTTCTATAGATGATGTTCTTGGTGATAGCACAGATTATTATTTTGGATTATTACCGGAGTATATGGATAATTTGAATATCGTTTATTCTGAATCCGATATAGACCCAGTAGAGGCATTTGAGAAACATTCATTGCTTAAGGTAGGAGATAATCTATATCAAAGGATCAGCAAAGATGATATTAACGAGATGTATCAAATATCAACAGTGTTAGCCAAGCACAACCTAACTCATTTTTCTACTAAAATATATCCTGAATCTTGTTTTAAGAACGGCGTTTTGGATAAAGAGAAAGTACGGAACGTAGATAATAATACGCTCATGGATTCCATTAAAAAATACGTCAGATCGTTCATGGATTCTCAGAACACAGAGGACATGATAATGACCAGGATGGCGTTTGGACACCCGGCGGTACTTGACGTTCCTTACGTGGATGTGGATCGGGAGTATAGTCGATACATGAACAAAAAACAAGATAGCGAAAACCCATTATCCTTATTCGATTTATACCAATCTTACCTTGACAACAAACTCCATAAAACAAAATTATATGATAATGCCTATAAGTATCTTGACTTCAAACCTGGTCCATCTTTGGGTCTTATTTCTGATGATCCTGATATTTTGAAATCAATAGAATTATCTTTATCTGGAAAAGACAGGTTGATGTTGTTTGATTATAGCATGACCAGTACCGACCCTTCTTTATCAGAATTGTTTTATTTGGAGAGGTATGACCCTTCGTATGCTGGGAATGATTTTGAACACTATTTTTACACCAGGCACCCGTATTTGTTAAAAGAAAAATCGGGTTCTAATATCGTAGAGCAAGATGGTGTTATAACAGCAGAAGGTATTTATGATAATTTTATAAGAGTAGGTAATAAGATATGGTCTAAAGTAAGCGAGAGTAGTTCCGGCTCTATCTACCAAAATCTGACAGGAACCGAATCGGAGGTGAAATACGATTCTACTCAGAAGGCTAAGACGGTAGAAACTGATTACGCTCCATACCAAAACAGATCTGGCTTGACGCAAGACATGACCGTAAGCAAGTCTGAATTGGATGATCTTAACAAATTGGAATGCAGGTAATTTTTGTATATATATATAGTTTTTTCATAGTTATAATTTGGGAAGTGAGGCTTGTGAAAGTCTCACTTTTCTTGCATATGCACGTATATCAATAACATACAAAAAAAAGTTAGATTTTCATTGTTTATGAATTATTTTTGTTAAGTTTGCAATATTAGTTTCAGGAAGGGATTATGGAAATAAGGAAAAAGTAAGAACCGAACGTAACTAATAACAGTAGGAAATGAGAATCAGTACCATCAAACGTAACAACAGCATTCATCTTATGTATAAAAGCATTATGAATGATTTAGGTCAATTAAGAACTGTAGTTTCAAAATCCTATATTTATAATCTGATACAAAATCAAACCGGATTAAGTATCAGAACTATATCCCATGTACTTAACCATACCAAAGAACAGGATACGGATTCTTTGTGAAAAGCATACATTTTCATACATTTGTGTGTTCTTTAGTTTTTAGATTTAAGTTTTTCATGGTATTAGTTTAGAGATCAGGACTCGCAGTGATGCGGGCCCTGGTTTGTTTTAAAAAGTATTAAAATATTTGCTATTTAAGATCCTGTTCCTATCTTTGTTCCAGAAACAATGAACAACGAGATCCCACCTCTGGTTGTTTGATGTTGAAAGATATTTTTGGCTCATTAGGGTTTGTCATAGTGGGATCTGACATTCTCTTTTGGGCCTATTTTTTTTTATGGATAAAGTTTCTGTTTTTGAAAGTTCAGATTTTGGAGAAATTCGTGTCATGGTTATAAACGATCAGCCTTGGTTCGTGGGTAGTGATATAGCATCAGCCCTTGGTTATTCAAATGCTTCTAAAGCTGTTTCTGCTCATGTTGATGAAGAAGATATCGACAGGATATTACTCACTGATTTAGAGCGCTTTACCCAAAATGGGAAAAGCAGAATAAATAATTCTAAAGTAATGATAATCAACGAGTCAGGTGTTTATAGCTTGATATTATCATCTAAGCTTGATTCAGCAAAGAAATTTAAGAAATGGGTAACATCTGAGGTTCTTCCTTCTATTCGTAAAACAGGAGAATACAAAACAAGTTCAGGCGGCAAGGGGATTTTGGTTCCTGACTTTTCTAATCCGGCAGATGCAGCAAGAGCCTGGGCTGATCAGTACGAAGCTGCCCAAAGAGCTATAGCTGAAAAGTCGCAGGCAGAGGCAGAGAAACAACAAGCCTTGAAAACAATAGAAGAGCATAAGCCTGATGTGGAATTTGCCGAGTCTTTTAGAAAAGTAGACCATGATAACATGTGGTTGATTCGTGATATTGCTAAAAAGTTAGAACAGAATGGCGTTATCATCGCCGAAAAGAATCTTCGCTTATTTCTTGAAGAAGCCAAATTCATGTTTAGAAACGGTCTTGGAAAATGGGAACTATATAGTAATGTTGTAGCTAAAGGATATGGAGTATATAGGTCTTATTTTGTTGATAAGTATTCCGGTGAAAGAATTAATCAACAAACTATCTACATGACGGGATCTGGATATGAAGTGACCCTCAATGGCATAAAAGGAAAACTCAAAAATGTATTTTTAAAATATGGTAAATTTGCTTGAGTTTGTTTACAGGTAGTGTTTTAAAAGAACAAAAAACACTACCTATTTTTTTTGTTTCTGTCTTTTCTGAAAATACTTCTCTTCTATAGGAAATAAACACACCCATATTCCACCTTACATTCATGATCTTTGTTACGTGCTTCATGCACGTATGTTTAACAATTAAATACTATAAAATTATGGGTGGTGATAAAATCGTCCTTTTAGATGGAGCCGGGGCTAACGGCGGTGGTGCAGCAGCTACCAACGGTCTTCTTTCAATGATTCCCGGCATGTTTGCTAATTTGATAGGTGGTAATAAAATGGATCCTAATCTGGTGGCGGCTTTGATGAACGGTCGTAACAACCAGGACGGTTTCGGAGGGGCTAACGGTTGGTGGCTCTGGATAATTGTTTTGTTCTGGCTGTGGGGTGGACGCGGCTTCGGTAACGGTTTTGGAAATGGCGGTGATTGTTGCGCCAATGGTTTGCCGGCTCAGTTGAATAACGATTACGGTCGTGAACTTTTGATGCAAGCAATTCAAGGTAATCGTAGCGCCATAGATCAGATCGCTTCTGCTTTGAACTGTTCTACTACTCAACTTCAGAGCGCTATCTGCAACGTACAGGGTGCTATTGATAAAGTAGCCGGTCAGGTAGGTATGACTTCTCAGGCTGTTATCAACGCAGTTCAACAACAAGGTTGTGAAATAGGAAATCAAATCAGCTCTTGCTGCTGCAATTTGAGTTCGTTGATCAATCAAAGCACTTGCCAGACTCAGGGAATGATTACTCAGCAAGGTTTTGATAACCAACTTCGCACGTTGGAACAAACCAATATCTTGCAGAATGGTCTCAACCAAGGTCTGAATAACAATCGTGAGCAAGCTACAAGCCAATTCAATATCTTGTCTGCTAAACTTGATGCTCAAAACGTCATGATCAATGACAAATTCTGTCAGTTGGAAATGCGTGAAATGCAAAACACTATTGCTCAGCTTCGTGAAGAAAAAGCGGCTTTGACTGCTTCTGCGTTATCTCAGCAACAGACTCAGAATATTGTTGGCCAATTACGTCCTACAGCCGTCCCGGCCTACCCCTCTTGTTCTCCTTACCAGGCTTATACTTGGGGACAGGTATTCGGAGGAGGTTGCTGCAATAACGGATGCGGATGTAACAACGGATGTTGCAATAACAACGCTGCTGTCTGATTTTATTAAGAAAGGAGGCTAATATGGCTTGTGTTTCTAAAATAGGATCGTTGTATGAGATGGTTACGAAGAATGTTATTGTCAGTACGACAAATACAGTCTTCGGTATTAACCCACGGGCTTGGATCGCCCTTCCGTGTGAGGGTCTTATCCTTCTTAAGATAAGGCAAGTAGTCCCCACAGCCGGAAGTGCTCTACCGGTACAGATTGCGGTCCCGGCAAACAGCACAGTTTCAACAGTAGGAGCCGACACCTGTTGCTCGGTTACGGGAGTGAATGTCGTGAACCCTATTAACGTAGCTGTAACGGGTGCTGCTATGGTAAATGGCACAGAACGCCTTCTGTACTTCAATAAAGTTCGTGGCGTGTTAAGATTAATGGATTGCTGTGTTCCAGTAGCGGCAGCCCAGGCGTCTGAAGTTAAAGCAGGTAAATGATTTCAGTAGGGTGATGGAGATCATCACCCTATTTTCACCTAAATAATATTTTGATCATGTTTTCAGATTTGAAGAAAGGGTTTCAGGTACATACCCTTGATACTAATACAGTACCTAAATACGAATTGGGAAAGGTAGTAGCCGTATCCGAACCCAGGTATCTTCCTCCTCAGCCAGGTCAGTATCAGGCGATGCAGACCCGCGTGGTGGATCTGACGGTAGAGCTCACTGGCGAAACCAAGACCTATACGGTCCCGGAATCCCAGAATGTGGCTAAGGCTATGGGCATAACATTATCTACCAGCATAGATCCGATTATGAACGAACTGAATGCTATAAAAAACACCAGTCAAGACATAATAAACAGCGTAGATGCCCATCGTGCCAAGATAGAGGCTTGTGAATCTATATTAGAAGACATCAATCCGGCATTCAAACAAACGAGAGAGCAGGATCGTAAAATAGCTGGTATAGAAAATAAGGTGAATGACCTTACTGATTCATTCGAAGATTTAAAGAAGTTAATTGTAGAACGTTTGAAATAAGTATAATATGATAGTATATGATTTAAATTCAGGACACAGAGAATATCCTGGATATGACGAGATAGAAGACAGACGAGGTGGAGGCAGAGGCAGAAGCCGGCGTTCTGATGGGACGTACATGGAGTACGGACATGGATTCCTTCCTCCTTATGATCATTACGGTATGCATGAGAAGATGAAGGAAATGGAAGAACGCGAAAACGAGCTGGAAGAAAGGGAAAGAAGGCTCGAAGAGCGCGAACGTCGTCATGAAATGGAGGACCGGGAATACCGGAGGATGGGTTACGAATCCTACCCGACCGATTACTATGGAGACGACAGATACTACGGTGACGGACCTCAGATGCGTAGAGGTCGCGGACGTGGCAGAGGTCGTTCTTATTGAGGAGCAGACGCAGAGGATCCAGCTTATCAGAAATATGTAGATACTTACGGCTACCATTTTTCTAATGCTCTCGCTGATGAGGCGGTAAAGAAGATGGTCAACGTCGATGGATCCAAGAGGATCTGGAAGCAGCCGGAAATAAAAGATATTTTTGAAAAGTGCGGAGCGAAGAAGCCGGATAAAGCGACATGGGGCGATGTCCAATATGTCTTTGCAATGTACTATTCGGATGGTTTTCCGAAGGTCTTCAAATGTGAGAACGAGTTGGTGAAAGCTACGTTAATGTATTTGGATGATCCGGATGCTCCCGAAGGAGTAGCCTTTATAAGATGGCTTGCCGTGCAAGATTACCTCGGCGAAAAAATAAACTGGAAGGATCTGACCTGAGATCCAGATCCAGGTCCTTCCGGTGGTGCGGGAGCCATAGTAAAAAATATGATTCCCGCATTCCCGTTTTTCCCGTTTGGAAAAAAAGGAATAAAAATATTATACCGGTCGGCGGGCAATAGAATACCCGTGGCCGGTTTGTTTCACATAACTTTTTTTTGACATGAATATAGCACACGAATCTAAATCGAATAAAACCCCCTTGTATTTAATAGGAGAGTTGATTGGCGTACCGAATACGGTTATGGACTCAGCATTGCATGAACTGAAAGATAGAATAGACAAAGACCCTAAATATAAAGATGTTAAAAATTGGCTCGAATCTTTACCCAAGATCTGAACCTATTTTTCCCAATACCAGGCCCGATGCGATTTTAACGTATCGGGTTTTTATTTTAATTCATATTGTTTTATTTTAAATCTAATTAATTTATGAATGTCGTACTTTTGTTGAAAAAGTATTTTTTATGGAAAATAAGGAAGATTACGTTGGTTACGAAGATCAAGAACTGTGTAACCGGTATTACAAAGAGGCTGAAGCCATGAGGCAAAAGCAGGACTGGTCTCGGCTTAGGGCTGCCCCTGCTCCGGCTAAGGGAACGCCATCGCCCGGCTGGGGTCAGCTTGGACGTGGAAATGAAGTTCGTGTCAAGTACGTTAGCATCAATTCAGGATTGGGAGGGGATAGGTTATGACTGTAGAAGAATTAGCTAATAAAAGATACGGTGGCGAATTTGTTTTCATGCTTGGTCATTTGGAAGGTGTAACAAGATTCGTTTTTGAATGTTTCGATCCCAGACCTGATCACGAAGGTAAAAATACTTATATGGTTTCCTATTTTGATAAGGGACTTCGTAGAAGAGATGTGGTAGATGTGCCGTGTTATATGAATATTTTGCCAAAATAATGGAAACATTAATCTTAGATGTACCTGTATTTTCCGGTAAGATTATTTCTCCTATCTGGATTAAAGCCGTAAGAGATTTTCAATCCAAATCGAAGACAGAAAGAGACTCGTATTGTTTGATTTGTGGATGTACAGGAGGGTGTAACTTGTGCGATGATATAAGTAAATATAGGATTTCAGAACAATTAAAATATTACAAATAATGGAATTAAAAGATTCAGTCAGGGTAATGACTAAAGAAGAGTTCGAATCAGCAATCAACGAAGATATTAAATTCGTTGATTGAGACATTTGAGACTATGCAAGATATATACTCTGATAATTACGGAATTAAGGTTTATACCGGTAATTGCATAATTCAACTGAATGTAAATCCAAAGAACTTAAGTGAATCCTTTTTTGACGTATATGATAGAGATGGGATGAAATTGATATATAGCATACAAAATAGTATCTTGAAAGAAATGTTTGTCATATGATTACTAAACAAGATATACAAGCAGCAGCATCGTATATTTTCCGAAGCAGTTTTGTCTCGGAGGACCAGGCAAGGAAAGCAATGGTAAAAGCCGGCAATAACGCTACCAAGATCCTCGTCAAGACCTTTAGAGGCAAGTTGTTCAAGAAGGCTTTTGAAAGAGCCCGTAGAGGAAAGGATATCAGTTCTTTTGAAAGACAGGAAAAAGAAAGTGGTTTCAATTTTCTACATAATCCTAATAATGGTCGTATGCAAAGCGGTCATATTATAATAGATGGAATTGGTCTGTTTAAACAAATAATTCATGAAAGGTAAAAAAGTTGATATTCGTTTAGGCAGAGGTCTGGCGAATCAGATTAAGATAAACAAAACCATTCCAGTGTCTCATAAACCAAAAGAAGAACGTCGAATGATGTTTATTTGTGGTGATGATATTGCTTCTCTTATAAAGCGGTTTGAAAACGAATCAAAGTAATATAAAGTCGGACATGTGTCTTGTCCGACTTTTTTTATATATTTGTGGCATGGCAAGAGGTTATTATTGGATACCACAAACAGATGAAACGTTAAATGGCAGAAGCTATTACGTGGCTAAGATAGTAGGAGATATCACGTTTGATACTAAACGAAAAAGAATCGTATTTCAAGCTGATAGGTATTTCCCTGTAGGATCTGTTTTCCATTTTACGCACAATTGCTTCAATTATATCATAACTTGCCGACTTCGTAAGCCGGGGCTTTGGTTTGAAGCCAGGAGAGAGGATTCGGGCCCTATTTGCCCTGAAGATATTGAGCGCTTTGAATCGGGAAGGTTTATACATCGAGATGGGTACATGCATTACATATAAGCTGAACTTGACGATTTTTCGTCAGATTATAATTTTTTTTCATATTATTTTTAAGCCATCAGACTGAGAAGTTAGGTGGCTTTATTTTTTATGATATGCTTTATTTTTAACTACCTTTGTCTCATAACAAAAATGTTTTATCATGGTATCAACGTGTATTATTAAAAGAGATAATAAAAAGAAAGTTGTTTCTGTCTCTACCAGATCAGGGGACAGGTCTATGTTGTTTGATAAGATAGCATCTATTCCTCTTATGGAGAACAGGGAACGGGCTACTACTGTTTTTAAAACCGTATTTTCTAATAAGTTCTTAAAGGATTTTGGCGACTGGAGAAAGAGAGTGCCTATCAACAAACCGGCTTATAATAAGGTTAAATCCAACATTGATCTTATTCCGGAAGCTTATAGAGAAAGGGTACTGGATAAGGCTTCTAAGATGAGTAATCCTGTTCTTGTATCAAAATCAGATGCAACTTATGGGATTCAAGAATCAGGCTTCGGATTCTATAGCCAAGATCTGGGTGATAATATTATGTTGGTGGATGCTATGATCCCATCAAGTATTTCCGTACCGGAAGAACCAGGAATAGACGCCGGGCAGTATTTACAAGATGCTATATCTTCGGACTTCACTCCCGTATCTGTGGTACAGGATAAGGGTGTTAATTATATGGTTATAAAAGACGGTCTTAAGATATTTAGCCCAGAAGAGCTACCAGAAACAGATTCTAATCCTGTGGGTGTAACGTATCAGACTGGAGAGCCTCGTTTGTTTTTCATGAACGATCGTAGTCAATTATTTGAAGATTACGGAGAAGCTCTTCGCTCTGGCGGGAATGATATTAGAATAGGATTCTTATCAGGAACCGTTCAAGAATCTACCGTGGATGGCGTGGCAGACATTACTTACAAAGCTGGAAAGTATGTTCTTAATAATCCCAAGTCTTTTATACCGGTCATGACCGCTTCTGCTTCTACTTCTTTATCAACAAAAGGCGGGATAATTAACTACCTTATAAAGAAAGGTCTTTTGTCAGGATCTAAGATATTCGATTCTGAAACAAGAAGCTATTATCTTACAGGAGAAGGACATGCAGGACAAATTAGACTTTTCAATTCAGCCTTAGCTTATACCGATCTCCGTAATCATTTTGGTTCTGATGTTTCCATGAACGACCAAGGTATGATAACCATAAGCTCGTTGGATAACAGTAAGGTGACTATGAGGCTCGCCACCGGAGGAACGGAAAGGGTTAGCAGGGAGCAGATAAAGAACGATCTTAAGTCAGGAAGATACAATGAATTGGACGCCAAGTACGATCATTTTGATGCGCTTGTAGTTTCATTCATATTAGAAGACAACGATCTTTATGCTGATACTAAAGCTAAGATCGTATCAGATTATAGCAGGCAGGAACGTGACCAACGAAATTCTATTGTCGAGATACTGAAAACTCTTGGCGTTAGCGTCATAGGTATGACCGATTATATAGAGAAGTACCAAACCAAATACGGGCACGAGCCTTCTGCTAAGGCATTGGCGGATATTGCCAATAACGTAATAGCAGTTGGTGAAGATGCTACTTTATCTGATTTAGTAGAAGAAACAGCCCACTTCCTTGTAGAGGCATACATAGATCAGAATGCTGTTGAGGCTGTTCTGCAAGATGTAGAAGGTACGGAAGAGTGGAACCAGTATGCAGGTCAGTATTATAATACATACGGTAAAGTATATGAAGGAGCTGAGCTTGATAATGCCGTTAGGAGAGAAATTCTTGGAAAGATCCTTGCCAGGGAGATGCAGACCGGCACAGCACAGGCTCCGGTAGAGCCCACCTCCTTCCTGGGGCGCGTCCGGCAGCTTTTCTATGGAATCGTAAGCTGGCTTAAATCAGCTTTATCAACCCAAAGACAGGATTTGAATAACGTTATTAAAAACATTCGTGATCTTGCCATTACTGACATAGATAAAGGATTTGACACCTCTCTGTTAAAGGATAATGACTTTACATTATACTCTCTTTCTTCTATGAACAAGAACAAGTTTCTTGAGTCCAAGATCAGATCACTAAGAAAAACATTAAGAGACTTACGTCAGATAAGCTCTGATAGGGCTGTAACTACGTCTATGACCCTTGCTCAGCTTAAGATCATAGAAGATAAGATAAATAAGGTAGAGACCGAAATAGACAAGAATGAGATGGCGGCTGCCATGAACAGCATGATCTCCACAGCCGAAGCTCAGGTCAGATACTTAAGTAATGTGGTGAACACCATCCTTCATGGTGATACCAAAGACGGCAAGCTTCACTTCAATACCAATGATCGAAAGAACGTAGATATTATCAACAATCAGGTTCTTCCGATCATGAACGATCTTCGAGGATATATCCGTAACAGAAGTACCGAATTTGATGAACGTGAAAAGCAGGATTATACAAATAGGATCAATACCGTCATTGCCGACATCAATGGTATTCAGTCTGATATTAAATCAGTACAAGACCTTGATGAAAGTACGTTGCTTGATAAGTTAATGAACGAACTTCATGTGCCGGCAGATAAGGTAAAGAGAGTAAAAGAATTTTTTGACAAAGTTCAACATGATGTTTCTTGGATAAGTAGGTGGTTTGGTATATTAGAGCATTCTTCCAGTCCGTTCAATAACGCTCTTGGAGCTATGATTGCCAAAGACAATTACAATGCGATGGTGAATGCCCAGCCCGCCATATCCGACTTCCTGGCATATGCTAAAAAGCATGGTTTTAACAAATCTGAATTTGAAAAACTGCTTCAGAAAGTAGACGGCAAAACTTCTAATTACCTTCGTAGTGCTCTTGATATGGCTAAATACGATCGTAATAAGAAGCTGGCGCAGATGCGAGCGTTTGCGACTGCCATGAACATAGAGATATCAGAAGAAGAAATCAATGATGTGGTTGACAATAACCGTAATTACGTATTTAAAAGAGAAGTAGTTGACAAGGATGGAAATACGGTTACTGAAAACGCTAAATTCAAACCATCGTCTGATAGAGTTAATACCGATATTTTTACCATCGAGCAGGAAAAGATCTATACGGAACAGATGGAAAAGTGGGATGCTGAAAATTCGGAACTGGAATTTAGCGAAAGTTATGCCACAAGAATGGAATCCATATACAAAAAGGCTGAAGAAGAATTAGGGCATCCAGTTTCTCAAACAACCAAAGAATATCTTAATGCTCTATCCAGGCAAAAACGGATATTGAGGCAGCCTTTTATTGATAGCGGTGGTAATTTTGATGAGGCCTCCTATTTTAAAAGCAGCAATTACGAAGAAGAAGGACTGCTTCGTAAACAACGTAAAGAAGCAGCTTCAGAATACATATATGTAGGAACCAGGAGAGTGGAAAAAACCGGCGACCAACTTAAGATGGCCAAAGAAATACAAGCCATAAATGAAGTTTGGAGAAAGGAATCAAATAATGTCACTAATGCCGTATCAGAATCGTTTTTGCAAAAATTAAGAACGATTCAGAGCGAGTCTGGAGGAGAAGCTGCGCTGAAGACGCTTATGTTGGGGGGTCACCTGTCATTCAACGATCGGTTTTGGAATGACGTAGAATCAGAACAGTCGGCACGTACCGAATCAAATAACAAGGCTTCGTATCTTAAAATGGCGCATGATATCATTAGTTCTACGACAAGTGATAGAGATGCGACTGACGTGGATTCGATTGTAAAAGATATAGAAAAAAATAAGGCCATTATCAAGGAAATAATTGGAAACAATCGCGATGTGGCTGATATCGGAGAGATTAACGAAGCGACATTTACCTCATCTGAAAGAGATGCTTTTAGGGCCGCATCTGAAGCTATTGAAGCCGATTACGCTATTTTGATAGATTATGCTAAGATGGTGGGTCTTGAAGATATTGATAAGTACCTTACTAAAAGCAGTAAGGCTGAAAACGAAGTAAATCAGTCTTATTTAAATGCTCTTGCTGACTCCAAGGAAGTGGAATGGAAGTTCGTACAACGTCATACTACGGCGAAGAAAGCAAGAAGGATTCAGGCTTTAAGGGATAAGCTGTTTAAGGCTGCTGATAACCGATATTTGTTTACCGTATCTGAAACCAACTACCTGTCAGAAAAGCTTGGTATAAGCAAAGAATTAGACGGTAGAGATTTTAGGAATGCTGTTAATGCTAAGATGGCCAGCTTGTTTTTAAATAATACAAGAGAAGAGGGTATAGAAGCTGACATAAAAGCGGGCATAGAAGAGGTCAATGCTATTGTTAATGAATTTGCCAGGAGCCAGGTCTTTTCGTACTATAAACGCATGGCGCCTACTGGATATGCGGCTATGATCGACAAAATCGGTCGAGGTGAGATAGATGTGGCGCAGATGGTTAAGGACGTACAAAACGGTACATCCACCCAAGATTATGGCATGGACATATCGTACTTGTCTTTCGACCCTGCAAGGGCATGGGTGGCTGAATCTGAAGCCGAAAATAGCGGCCGTAATCCTGATTATGTAAAAGATCATGGGTATGGTCATCGCATGCCTAAGAAAAGCCTGTATCGTGATGAATCGTATTTCAATGACTTTGGTATCAAGTATGATGCTGGCGGTAATGAAGTTGCTACTAAAAACGTAGAGCAGTGGAATATGATTCAAAAACTCAAGGAAATAAAAAGACAATCCCTTGATCTATACAAAGAGCAGAGCCCGAACCTGTATGCTATTCCACAGATATCAAAACAAGATATAGAACGTATGGAAGGATTGGGTATTAACTTCAAAAATACGGTTCGTAATTTTGTATCAGATCTGTGCCTGGACAGAGTAGACGATTCTCTATATGGTAAGACCAGGCAAGGAGAAGTGTATGACCCGGAAGACAGACTTAGGTCTATACCTAAATACTACATATATGAATTGGAGAACCAAGATGATGTATCTCACGATTTTGGCTACTCTTATTCGATGCTTATGATGCAGTCATCGTTATACAACGAAAAGCAGAAGTCTATAGAGCTCGCTCAAGGACTGGAGCAGATGTTACTGAATAAACAATTTGAAGGTGGTAAAAAGGCTGAAGCAACCCAAGCATATCAGATGTTCAGGGACTTCTTCAACGATCATTATTATGGCATTAGGATGAACACCAAAAAACTTACGGTGAACATCGGAGGATATACGGTAGACCTTACAAGAATTATGATGGCTGTTGAAAGATTTATGTCGGTCATGAACTTGGCACTGTCTCCATTTGTGGCAGCTACCGGCGCCTTAACAGGTCATATCAACCTCATCATGGAATCTGCCGTAGGACAGTATATAAGCAAAGACTCCCTTAAATACGCATCGGCTGAATTTTCACGCCTTGCTCCATCTTGTATAGCAGAAACCGGAGACATAGATAGGAAAAGCAAATTATATGTCATAGGTGAGAGAATGGGGATATTCAATATCCGAAATCGTATGTATGGTGCCGGATACAATAGAGCGGCCAGGACCTTAATGCGTTCGCCTATGTATGCTTTTATGGAAATCCTGAACTACCCTCTTGATCCGCAGGTTATGATTGCTACTATGGACAATGTTCGTTATTACAAAGGTCGGTTCTACACGTTCCAAGATTTCAAGATGGAAAAAGAACGTAATAAAGAACAGAGTACCATAAAAAGAGAATGGAACGCATTAAAAGATCGTACTTTATGGAGTATGGTAGACGTCGTGGATGGGAAGGTGGTTGTAAAGCCCGGATCAGGTGTTACTGTTGAGGAAGTTGAAACCCAGATGGCTATAACCAGGAATCAAGTCCGTAGCTTGTCGCAGATATGTAACGGATCTTTGAATGAAGAAAACCGAACTGCCGCATCGCGCAACTGGATAGCCAGGTTCATGACCGCCCACCGAGGATGGTTGGTGCTGGCGGCTCAACGTCTGTGGAAAAGACGTGGCTTCAATTTCCAGACAATGCAAGAAGAGGAAGGGTTGTCAATTACGTTAAAGAATATGATAGCCAAAACATTTAGCCTGGCTTCCGAGTCTGGTATGAAAAACATCATAGATGTCTGGAATGAAAATAAAGACAATATGAATGAGGTAGAAAAAACCAATCTCAAACGTCTCAGTGTCTATGCCGGCACGTTCCTTATCATGCAGGCCGTATCTATGCTTCTTGCCGGATGGCGTGATGATGATGAAAACGAAGAAAGTTGGCTTACTCAATTTGGATCCTATGTCGGATTCAGAACCATAAACGAAATAGCTTCACAGATGCCGTTTATTATGGAGCTTAACGTGGTAGATATCATTAACGATCCGTTTGTTATGGGGCGAAAACTGAAGGATCTTACCGATCTTAGGAATTATTCACTTGATAAAGTAACATCCGGTACATACAAGGGAGAGTCTAAGTTATTTAGGCAACTCGCCAAACAGACGTTTATCAAACAATGGTATAATATCAAGACGCCGGAAGACGTAGCGCGCGCCTATAATTGGTGGCAGCAGACGAACAACAAGTCAATGATGTTCTTCATCGGCGCCACTCCTGATTCGGAAGGTGATGAGGATACAAGCTACAAATAGACGAAGAATATCGAGCTTACATTACTTTGATGTGAGCCAGATATGTTATCTTAGCATTGTCAAAGAGTAGACTATACGTTTTTTTGTTCTTACTTTAAGGTTATGTAGGTTTAATTTTTTCTGAAATTGTTTTCTTACCGGTTCTCAGTCAGAGATGATAGGGAACCGGTTTCTTTTATGTTGATTTTGCCAAAAAGAGCATTCGTAGCACCACCCCCTGTCTTCCATGACAGTTCTTATCTCACACCTTTCAAATCCATCTGCATCCATCGTGTGCGGAGAATGAGGCTGGTGAGGGGTGCCACATTTTGGGCATACGAGTTTTAAATTATTTTCCATATTATTTTACTTTCACGATCTTAATAGAATCTCCGATATTGTATTCCCCTTGGTATCTAACGAATTTTATGATTCTATTATGTTTAAATATTGAAATTCTTTCGTCTTCAGCATAATACATCACACGTCCACCCTGTAAAGGACGTAAATCATATATAACCCATCCGTTATTAACCTGACTATCATCATGCGAACATGATGATAACACAAGTGCCATCAATAAAACAAAATACCTCATATTATTTTCAACATAAAAATTTATAACCTATTTTTACTGCCTCTGCTTCTTCTCTCGTATCAAACATTAAGGTAGTGACAGCTCCTATGCCTTCGCAAATGTAAGACACTTTCACCCACCACCTAAAAATACCAGAACCGTAATCATCATAGTACGGCTCGGAAAGAATCTCTTCTACATACCCATCTAAATAATTCACGATCGCTCCTCCTTATTTTTAGATTCAGCCTCTTCAAGTATGCTGATCACCTTATCAACAATATCCGAATCAGACATTTTCTCAATAAAAATATCCATTGCCTTAGTTATGTCATTGGCTTCTTTTTCCTCAAGAGCTATTTCCCCACCGGTAATAGCATCAGATAATGATGTAGATAAGTGTCTTATCTTATCAATGCTCATAAACGTAAATGGATTACCACCTTGACCCCCACCCATTTCTTTCATGATCTGATATCCACCTGAGATAAGTCTGCCTGATGTCGTGGCCAAGGAGGATACGATTAGGGACAGTACCGCCGCTTCCGTCCGCTCCTCGGACACACCCCTCGACCACACGGCTGCCCTTATAGCGCCGGCCAGATCGTCTATGTATGGCATGAGGCAATCTTCCATCGCTTGTGTTATATCAGCTATAACCTCACTACGCTCTTTATTTATGTAGTAGATAGAAGCATTGTACCTCTTTATCTCTTTGTCCATGTCATTTAAAAGACGCTTGATATTGTGCTTATACATAGGACTGGTTTTAATTACTTCCTTTAGCTTAAGAATGTAATTATAAGCCTGGTCGTTTACGAACAACGTCATGGTCTCAACCGTTGAATGAAGCGTGTTAAGACTGTTAAGAATCTTATCGAAATTGTTTATCAAATAAGCTTTTCTGGCTTTTGCCGCGTAATTAATCATCGCATTCAAATTTTAGATTTTCAAGTTCGAGTATTTGTAACCTAAGAGACTTAATTAAATCCGTTCTCTGTTCCTCTGCATGTTTTAAAGCCTCTTCCTTGCTTTCAAAAGCACAATCCCCTATCTGATAAGGGGTGTAACGACCAGGAGTGTCGGCTAATAAAAGACCACCACAATCTTCTATTCTGGCTTTTACCTTTCTTATTTTCCCATCTTTTAGACACATGTCCGTAACCCATACGAATTTACCATATAATTTATCATACTCTTCTAATCTCTCTTCTTGCAATTCATACCATTTAGGCTTAGGAAATCTTAATGTGAATTTAACCTCAGTATCTTTTTCTAAGACATTAATATCGTATGCTTCCGGCCACAGCTCTTTTATGCTGTCTTCGTCTTCGGCATACACTACAAGTATGAATGAATCATCGGATTCACCACTACACCAATATGGATATTTTATAGGCCATTTGACTGGACGGTAGTCGTTACCGCAATCGGATTTTTTAATGTAAAATCTTGCTTTAATCATGATTCTTTTATTCTTTTAAGTATATGTTCAATCACTTTAATAGTCCACCCGTTTCCCAACATCTTGTACTGTTGGGTTTCGCTGCATTCCCATTTATACCAATCTGGTACAGTCTGTAACCTGGAGCACTCTGTAGGGGTTAATCTTCTTATTTTGAAATCGCCATGTAATGCTCTCTGTATGATAAAATTGTTTCTATCATATGAATTACAAGATAATGTTGGAGCCTTATCTTCATGAAATCCACCTTTGTTAAATCCTCTTGGTATTTGGGAAATAAGATTATCTTTCTGAACTGTTTTAAGACCATATTCTCTACATGTAGGTTTTTCTGGATTCCTACCTCTCGTTGCTACACAAATAAGATCGTACATGTATTTACCCTTTGCGGTAACAGTATTGGATTTCTCATCTTTTGTTTTAATATTAGCTCCATAATAATTTCCCTTGTCGTGATTTCTTTTTAAGTGAAAAGCTAAATTGTTTAAAACTTTTTCAGATAAGTAATATTTTTCATCTACTTCATATTCCGCTATATCACTTATAGTCAAACCTTCGTCTTTAGGTTGAGGGATAATGCCGCCTTGAATATTAGTCCAATAAATACGTTTCCTGGTTTGAGCGGAACCTTCTACGGTAGACAACCCTTTTCTTTTTCCAGAAAAGGACATATCCGTACATGGGCTGCCGGCTAAAATAAGATCTATGTGTCCAAGATTTTCTACATTCAAATCCCTTACATCTCCTACTTGTATCGTATTAGGGAAATTTAATTGCGTTTGTTTAATAGCAAACTTATCTATTTCTGATGCATAATATACTTCAGGTGTGATCCCTATTTCTTTTAGCGCTATTTGACCACATGACATTCCGTCAAATAAACTTAACACTCTCATGGTATTATACACATTTTTCAATTTTAATTAATTTTGATGATAGATACATATTCCATTTTCCTCTGCCTCTGTCACCTTTTTCGTTTTGTTTTTGTATTGTCAAGTACAGATCTCCGTCTTCACATACTTCAACTTTTTTCAAGAAGCCTATCATTTCATCTCCTGCTTCGTGTAAAATACGGATCTTATCTCCTTCTTTTAACCCATAATTGGAATCAAAATATTCTTTTTTGATTCTATCAATATTGTCTTTATGGTTTTTTATAGCATAAAGCTCTTTTCTTAATAAATAATTTAGTTGTTCTATTGTCATTTCTTTTCCTCCTTATTTAATGGTATCAACCCTTTTCCATGCTTGTCATACCACAGCATAGCTATGCAGTTCCATGCACATTGTGCAAGATGAAAACATCCTGTATCGGAATCCACTCTTTCCCCTTTCATGTATTCCATCAGGTGTCGAAACATCGCAGCACGGTACCGTTCAAATCCGTTGTCAAGGTTCTGCCAAGTATTAGGATCGTACTTTTTGGCTCCGGCATGATAGACTTTTACAATGTCCTCAATCTCTTCCATTGGAAGCAAATCCCATCGTAGTTTATCATCAATGATGTCATTTTTCACCGATTTGTTTTCTATGGGGTCTTTGGTAAGAATAATATCCATAATATCCGTTTCTATGACGAACGTCTCCCCATTGCAACAAACCTCAGCATATTTATCATTTACTTCTATGTCTGATACTGCCTCCGCTATAGCTCCTTTGACGATTTTAAATTCGGCACTGATTATATCATCTTTTAATATGCGAAAAATAGATCCTTTTGGATAAAGGATATTTTTAGTATTATCATCCATCTTTTCCATTGCTTTATCGTTGTTTTACCTCATTTCGATAGTAATATAATCCATCTTCGTCTTATACCCTATCATTTCTGTTTTTCTCAAAATACTGTCTTACGGCTTCAATCGCCTTATCGTCATCAAAAGCCTCTACAAACCCCTCATAGAATCTATTTCGCTCCATAGAGAACGTATTGCTTCCATCCGGAATGGTTCTGAACACAACTACCTTCTCTCCATCTACGTTCGTTCCTATGATGTTGTTATGGAGAATAATAGAATACCGCCCAGAGTTTTTGTTCTGGACGACACTATGTTCGAGATTGTAGAGTCTAAGTAGTTCTCTTATTTCTTTTACTCCCATATTATTTTACGTTTTTAGAAGTTACAGCCTCTTCTCCCCATTTCTTTACATATATAGATCTCATCATGTTCATTAAATTAGAGAAAGAAGAGATGGTTCCCATCTCTATGCAGAATGCAAGATTAGACTGTAGGGTTTCAAGTTCTTTCAACTGCTCCTGTGTAGCCCTATTTCTTATCATGCTTTCATGCTCATTAAATACAATCCAATTTAAGCCTTTAGCCATCTTGGAGTAATCGGCATCCGGAAATCTTGATATAGCTCTTGACAAGACATTGTATTTATCACCTGCCTCTATTCGGTTTAAGATAAGCTTATCTGTTAACCACGTAACAACCTCAGCATACAACATAGGGTTTAGTTCCATAGCTACAAGCACCCATATATATGGATTACACATAGTTCTCCTATTCTCTCCTCTACCCATTGTCTTATAAGCTCCCATTTTTTTCATCACTTTTATAAGTGACTCTTTTTCAACAGATTGTATAAAACCAGGAAATCCTGATTCTATCTTATATCCCTGTTTTTCAAGGATATAGTAAACACGTTCCGCACTCTCCTTATTAGATAGGATATTCTCTATTCTCTTTTCATTCCACCCCATCTCAACCCTCTTCTTCGTATAGGCTTCCTGAAGGTCTGTTAAGGACATAAACGAAGTTTTAGTGTCCTGCTTAATTATTACGCCAAATAATTCTCGGTCTTTTGATACCATTGTAACATTTGTTTTCATAAAATATAACACATAAAAAATAATACGATACAAAAATATGTATCGTATTATATCTATATAAATATATTGTGTTAAATTTTATGATTATATTTTTACGTTATGCGCCTATGGCTGCCTCTAAATTCCCTATAATACCAGTTTCTATGTCATTGATTTTATCATCAATGGTTGAAACCGCATTCTCTAAATCCCCTACAATACTTTCTATATCATCAACAACCGCCTCCATATTAGCTACAGCCTCATCTGATTGATAATATCTTTCTGTATCTTGTAACGACTCCGGCATATTATCTCTTGCTTCCGTCTCTTCGTCTAAAATCATATCAACATCATCCTTGGCTGAATCCAGATTATGCCTAACCTCTGACAGCTTTGATTTGATAAACTCAAGATCTGTTTTATGCTTTTCCAAATTGGAAATAATATCCTCTATTTTCTTACGTCTTTTGCTGTTCATGCTTTTATTCTATTATAATATTCGATAATCTTTTCTTTCCTGTCTCCTGGTTTTACTGCCATATTCTCAGCCAAGAACCTAAAATACGACACTGGTATGTCCTTGAATCTAATTCCTTCATATTTTCCAAACCACATTATTATGCTGTCAAGATCGTCTTCTCTCCTACCATCTCCATTCACAGATTTAAGCGAGGCTGCCCGACGAAGGATCTCGTCTTTGGTAATAATATCACCCATCCTTATATTAGACAGAAGTTGATCGCCGGCAAACATACACCAGCCCTTAGAAGGGAATTGCTCGATTGTCAGGTCTTCTATCCGACCAAAGCGTCTCATGTTGTCGCAGCAATCAACTATCAGCGCCTCTTTCTTGTCAGGATGGATGCGGACGGCGCGGCCTAATATTTGGTAATAAGTTGAATATGAGAAAGTTGGTCGACCAAACATCACACAATCAAGTTCAGGAAAATCAAATCCGGTAGCAAGCGTTGAATAATTAAAAACCACCTTCAACTTACCTTCTTTGAAATCGGATATGATTTGCTCTCTTTTCTTTTTGGTTGTTAGCGATGTTACGACACCGGTTATGGCTCCCATCCTGGCATTCATGAACTCTGATATTCTATTACATGATTCGATAGAATCCATGCAAACCAAAATGGCTTTACGCTCGTTCATAAGTTGAAGAAGGCGCTTGTAGATGGAGTTGTTTAAGCCGTTTCGTACAATACTTTCTTTAATAGATTCGTTGGTGTATTCGGCTCCGGTACTGTTTAACATCAGAGCCGATTCATCAAAAGACCATCGTTCGTATTTAAGAGGGCACCAAAATCCCTGAGAAGTTAGCTCTTGTATTTGTGTTACGTGAACTATCTTCTTAAAGAAGTTATGCTCGTCTTTCGTCAGCATATTAAGTTTGCTGTAGTTCCCTTCCAACATAGAACTGTAGGTTCGGAGGCGGCAGGGCGTGGCGGTGAAGCCCAGCACCTTCGCCTCTGGAAACCTGCTCATAAACTCCATAAATTCAGAACCTTCTTCTGGGGAATATCCTGAATGACATTCGTCTATCAATAAGGTATCTATCCCTATATCCTTCAACTTCGCTACATCTTTCTTTATGCTCTTTAATGTTGCATAAGTCATAGCCGACAGTTCCTTTATACCACATGAAGCAGAATATATAGTAGGTTTAGAACCGAATGATACGGCTTTTGCATAATTCTGCTCCAGAATCTCTTTTGAGGGCTGTAATACTAATGTCGGTCTATTTATTTCATGTGCTATCTTGGATATCAGAAGGCTCTTTCCACATCCGCATGGAGCTACGATTATGCCAGGCTTCTTAGATCTTCCTGTAAGAAACTTAAGCCCGGCATCTACTGCCTCTTTCTGGTAAGGTCTAAGTTCAAAGCCCATCACAATCTATTATATTATTTTTTGAAAGTTCTATTATCGCCTCTTTCAACATCTCCCTTGCTTTATTCTCATTATCTTCAAACAGGCATACACTGCATGTAGCACCTTTGGATGGGTAGTCTCTGTAGGCTTCTGCTCTTTCTACAACGTACTCACAACAATAGTCGTGACTCATGTCTTTTGCTATACTTATAAAATGATCTTCTCCATCCATCAACACGCAATATTCAGCATCGTTTTCACATGCAATAACACCTTTGTTTTTTAAAATGGATAGCACTTTATTTCCAAAAAGTCCAATATAGACCCATATATCTTTCCCTGCATTTTTGTAAAAAATATCCATCCCTTCTTTGATTGTGACTTTCTTTTCCATAACCCCTTATTTTATATCAGTAATTAAAATATATTTTTTAACAATATCTTCAAGACTCTCAGAAGAACGTATATATAGTTTTTCTTCGTACTCATATAGAGCGTACCCTTCTTTTATGTCTAATATCTTAATCACATGCTTGCCTCTTTCAAATGGATCCTCAAAGTAGCTCTTATGTTCGTATCTTTGACCTACTTTGATTTTGTCAGTTTTCTTCTTCATCTTATAACGACCTACTGCTTCACCTGTTTTTATGAAAATTGTCGTGAGTAAGTATAATAAAACTAAATACAAAAGGATCGCTACTCCACATATTAGATCTTCTTTCATTACACTCCTTTTAAATAGTTGAACCATATATCCTCCAGCTTCTCCTGAAGCTCAAACGCTTTCTTGAAATTCCCGCATCTTACAGCAACGTCTCTCATGTATTCTACGTTTATAACTTCCGGATCTTGCCGGTATTTCGTTCTTAACTTTTGAACATCCTCGTATTTCATCGTTTTATCTTTTTAGACGGATCCCAATCTGAAGAGAAAGGGCATTCGTTTTTGTTATGTAATCCAAAGTCACAATAATAACACAGCGCCGACGGGCAGGGTAGCTTGTTTTGCGAAACAGGCTGGCTTAGGGTGGCACGCCGCTTGCTATATCTGGCTCCTTCTGCCCCCTGGATGTATGCCTGAAATGTTTTTACACTATTATCTTCAAAATCATACATTTTAGATAAAGTGTCATTTAGCATCTCTATAGATTTTGTTTTACGTTCTTCATCCACCTTAACCTTTTGGTACTGCCTGGTTCTGGTAAAGAAATAGATGTTCATATCTGGTAGAACCCCACCATATTTTCTATAGATGTAAAACGAATATATAGGATGCTGTAAATTCGTTTCCAACTTCTTAGAATCAAAAACCTTATTCCCTGATTTCCAATCTATGACATAATGGTGAATTACGTTCTTGCTCTTTATAGCCAGATGAAGGTCTACTGATCCTACTATGTACACATGGGTATGAATTACCCCATTTATGTCAACTGGCTTAGGAAGACGGTACGGCAGCACAAAATCTTCTTCGACTCCAACTATAGCGCCGTGTCTGATAAGTTTCTCACAAGGATTAAGATCACTATCAGCTATCATAAATCTATTCCCATCTTTTTTAAACAGATCCACAATCCAAGCAAGAAGCTCCCCGGATTGTTTCATGGCTATCATCATATTTTCCGGTGATTGCCAAGGTATGTCTTCTTGATAGGAATAGTAACTTA